GAGAAAAAAAAGGGAATTATAATGTAATTGTATTAGGTGCAGATGAATGGTTTGGATATAATAACAAAAAAATTGATAATTATGAATATTGCAAAACAAATATGAATGAAAAAATTTGCAAATAATTAATTTATACACACAATACTAAATGGTAAAAGATAAAAAATATTTGTAAATAATGATAATGGTGTTATATTACTTATATTTAACATAGAAGGTTCGCTCATTAAATAATGAGATAAATCTGGTAAAAAGTAAAACATCAAAAATAATAAAAATATAGTTACTTTTTTTAATTTATATTTCTTTACGAAATATACCATAACAAATAAAATAATAAAAATAATAAATGTAATAAGTAAGTTATTAATTGTAAATAATATTAATAATGAGTATAGAATTAATAATACAATACTATAATTGTTTGATAATAAAAATAAAAATGTCATAAAAATAAATCCACAAACTATGTGAAAATATATGTTATAAATATTTTTATGATATTTTTCAAATTCAATAAATTCTTTTTTTATAATTGTATTCATATATAATATAATACATATTTTTATTTTATAACATAATTATATTATAATGCCTAGACAAAAGAGTATTAACTACAAAGAAACTGATGTAAATTATAATTTGGTTGAAGATAAAACACAAGAAGAAGTTTGTCAAATTTTAAATTGTTCCAGAAGAAGTTTAATGCGTTGGGTTCAAAAATATCAAAATGAAGGTAAAATTACTGGATATGAAAGAACATGTTTCTTTTTTATTGAAACAAATAAAGAAGAACAAAACAATTACTATAGAAGATTTACTTTATTTATTGGAAAATAAATTTCCTAATTTACATTTGAATAAATCTCATCTTCATAGAATTATCCGTGTTAATAATATTACTTTGAAACTAACCAGAATACGACATGAACCGGTAAAGAGATTTGAAAAAGATATTGATATCAATAACAATTTGAAAGATTTTTGTAATGAAATAAAACAACATAATATTGAGGATACTATTTGTATTGACGAAACCAGTATAAAATCATTACAGAAAAGAAATCACTGCTATAGTCAAAAAGGAAAAAGATGTGTCATAAAAACACAATCTCAAGAAGTATTCAAAAAGTATACTGGTGTATTTGAGATTTCTGTTGATGGAATGGTTGGTTGGGATTTATATGAAAAAAGTGGTATAAATGCTGATAGAATGGTAGAATTTATACAGACCCATATTTCAGGAAAATATAAGAATAAATTAATTATTTCGGATAATGCGAGTAGTCACAGAAATCCAAAAGTGAAAGAAATTATAAATAAAGAAAATCATTTATTGTATGCTGTTCCCTATCAACATTTTACAAATTCTATAGAAAATTACTTTAGTATGTTGAAATCCAGATTACAAAAATTAGATGGATTAACTCATACTGCTTTAAAGGAAAATATAACAAAAGTTATAAGAGAAATACCAAAAGAAAAATATAGAAATATAGTTAAAGGAACATACGAAAGACCAGAAAAATATGTATCCAAGAAAAACAATACACAAAAAATCAAGAAGAATTATTTATGAATTTTAATATGAAATGGGCGTTTAAATAAGAAAAGGTGTAAAAATAATAATCACAAAAGTTACTTAATAATTGTCTCGCTGGCAAATTCTTCTCCGTTCATGAAAAAAATTTGCAAGACTTAGAAATAATTTTTCTGTCACAAAGTAATGTCGACCTCGAGGGGGGGGGGGTCTGCGTTTAGATCACAATCTGTTGTAGGTAGTATGTCTAATAAGTTACAATTATTAATTGTAAATTCTGAAAATGTAGTCATATATACACAATCGATAAATTAAATTCTTAGTAATTTACTATTTGCTAAACTAGTTTTACTATCATTTCATTCCTGAATTCTTCTCTATCCATGAAAGGGTCCATGTCCTCAAATGGTCTGTTAGTGAAAGTTCCGTCATCATTTTTAATCGCATTTAATCTTGGATATCTTCCTTGTATAGAGCAAAAAATTTCTAAAATAATGGGGCCTCCCGTAAATTCTATAAATCTATCGATAATATTTTCAATGTCCTCATTATTTCTAAGACCTAAATATTTTATTCCATATGCATTGGCTATTTTTTCTGAATCAGGAAAAGATATTCCACTGCTTAGATCAACACCAAATTTTGCTTTAAAAAAATTACTTTGGGTTATTTCAATTGCTCCGTATGCGCCATTGTTAAAGAGCAATATTTTAAGTGGAAGTTTATATTGGATAATTGTTTGCAACTCTTGAATATTCAATTGAAAAGAACCCTCGCCAAAAACAGGAAATACCATTTTTTCCTTCTCTGCAATAATTGAACCGATTCCTGCGGGTAGTTCAAATCCCATATCTCCTTGACTACTAATGATGAATTTATCTCCTTTCTTTATTTTACACATGTGCCATAAAATCGTAACAATTGAACCAGAAGAACCAATCATAATTTTATTTTCAGGAGCTTTTTCAAAAAATATCTTTAAAAAAGTGTATGGGTTGATGAGAGAATTATCTGTTTTTGGAATTTCAAACAGCCACTTATTTTTCCAATAAACGCATTTTTCAATCCAAGGCGAATAATCTTTTTTTTCAAATGAATAATGATCAAAAAACAAGTTTAAGTCCATGTTTACTTTTAAATCGTATTTAATATTCATTTTTTGTAGTTCATTTTGATCATTATCAATATATATTATTTTGGCTTCTCTTGCGAACCAGTCTTCTCTATATCCGACAATTCCCTGCGCCATTCTGCACCCCAAAGAAATAAGCAAGTCACAATTTTGCATACAAAAATTTCCAGCTCTATCACCGAGCAAACCTATTTTTCCACAATACAAATCATCATCGTTTTCAATCAAATCTGTTCCATGAAATGTAACCACAACTGGTATTTGGTATTTTTTCAAAAAATTCATGAATTTTTCCCCGCAATTTCCAAGTTTAATACCATTTCCCGCGATAATTACAGGACGCTCTGCACTCGCCAAAAGTTCAAATATATTGGCAAGATCTGTTTCTCTTGGAAATTCGTTTTTTATATCTTTTTCAATGATTGGAATTTCTATTTCTTCTATTAACATTCCTTGAATATCGGCAGGTATTGAAAGCCAAACAGGCCCAGGTCTGCCATTAATCAAATTTTTGTACGCTTCTATCAAGGTGTCTTCTATCTCAGAAACATCCAATATTTCTTTTGCATACTTTGTAATTGGCGTTACCATGGAAATAATATCGCTATCTGCACCAGCATAGTGTCTCAACTTCATCTTATCGTTATTCAATTTGCGAATAGATTCCGTGCTTTTAACCTGACCCGTTATAAATAAAACGGGCAAACTATCCTGGTGAGCAACTAAACATGGAGAAATCACATTTGTTGCGGCGCAACCAGCAGTTGTACAAACAAGCGATGGTTTTGAATTTGTTTTACTATAACCTACAGCAGAATATCCGCAGGCTTGTTCGTGATGTTGATAATAAATTTCATAACTTCCATGTTTTCCAAACGAATCATTCAAGTGCATTGCAAAGCCCCCGGTAATTGTAAATAATGTATCTATTCCGTTTTTATTAAAAAAATTAACTATATAATCACTGACCTTTATCTTCATGATAGTATTATACATATTTATAATATTATTATTTTTATCAAGACTATTTTTATTTATTCAAGCTTATCCTATCTTCAATCATTTTAATTCTTTCGACGTCCTTATTGAATAATTTTTCATATCTTTCACTAATAAATTTCATCCACTCTACCTCAAAGATATTTGCCCAATAAAGTAATTCAGACAACTCTTGACCCTTTATCTTTTTCACGTCAAATATAATATATCTAGTTTCAAACTTATCTAGCAAGTCGTCATGAATTAACTTTTCAATGAAATCTTTTGACGCTATACTTATAGCACCACCTAAATAACATTTTTTATTTTGTTCGCGCGCTTTCTTAAAAACATTAGAAACCATTTCATACATCTTATCATCATTCACGTAATTTCTATCTTTTTTCAACGAACTCACAAAATCTACACGACCAAAGGTGACATAATCTATAAGTGAAAATTCGTTTGCTAACTCTTCTAAGTTATTATAAGCTCCAATCGTCTCCAAATTGAATCCTTTTACACCTTTATACTTGTACTGGTCAAGAGACTTGGCAAATTTATTCAGAGCAAATCCACTTTCAACCATGGGTGCAACAATTGAGTCACAATTAATGTTCATGCAATCGACAATGTCGCGCTTCGCCTCACATCCGCCAATTTTAATCGCCAAATCAACTCCAGCTCCGGCTGTGAGATAGCGCATGGAAATAACCTCATTTAATAGCGCACCTTCGTCCTCATAAGAAATTTTTATTCCTGAGCACCCTAACACCTTAAGTTTCACCAAAGTTTCTTTCAGACTTTCCATATATAATACGCACTTATTTTTTTATAAATAAACTCATAATTATTTTTTTTAAATCGAAATTAATTTCTTCTAAATTTTTGAATAAAAATTTTGTTTGTCCTATTTCTTCCAATAAAATAAAACACACGCTATCTCCATTATTTTTTTTATCTGAAAGCAAGTGTGTTTTAAACACTTCATAATCAAACGCAAAGTTAAAGAACTTTTCAGGTATCATTTCTAAAATCAATTCATCAATATTTTGGTGCTTATCACCATAAAAAAGTTTATTTTTAATGTACATTCCTATCAACACTGCAATTCCGTGCGGAATGTAATAATTTGTTGTACATTCAATAGCATGTCCGACCGAGTGCCCATAATTTAAGACTCTTCTCTCATTTTCATCAAATTCATCATATTCGATGAGCTGCTTTTTAATAAGAGATGACACCTTTATAATATTAATGTAGTTTTTCTCTGCGTATTGTTCAAGAAAATACGCGTACGCCTTTTCTCCTCCAATAAGGGATAATTTTAGCGCTTCTCCCACACCAGAAATAATATCATCCGCCGACAAACTTTTCAAAAAATAATCCGAGACAAATATTTTTGTTGGTGCAACAAACATTCCTAGCATATTTTTGCTTCCATGATTAATAGAAACCTTGCTACCAATACAGCTGTCCGTCATAGAGAGGATAGTGGTTGGAATAAAAGTCCAATTTATTCCTCTTTTATAGATTGCGGCTGCAAATCCACCAACATCTTGCGTTATTCCACCACCAATGACGATCAACTTATTTTTTTTGTTGAATTTTAAATTATATAGAACATCGATTAATTTTAGCGCGCTCTCTATATTTTTATTATCCTCAACAGCATTGAATATCATTATATTTTTAACATCTTTGAAAGTTTCCTCGCTTAAATTGTAGACATTTTGATCTATAAAAATAAAGTCACCATCAACTAAAATGTTATTGACTAGTTCATGCAAAGTTTTATTTCCATACGAAACATCATAAACCTTTCTATATGACTTTACTTGAATGTTATCTTCCAAATTTATCTCCGAAAAAAAATCTTTTCCATTCACGTTAAAATTCATTATAGTATAAAATAATAAAACTTTTTATGTGAGTTATATGATTATTTATATTTTTGTAGCTTAGCTGTATTTTCTTATGTTTGTAAACCCCAAATCTACCTTAATAGATTGCCCGGTTATCCCAGTATTTTCTGTTACTAGAAATTTTATCGTTTTATATACGTCGTCTAACGTTACAAGCCTAGCAAAATGAGAATAATTTTTTATATACTCAAGTTGATCAGGATGCAATGTTTTTCTAGTCATTTCGTTATCAATTACACCGGGTAAAACATTATTTATCAAAATATTTTTTGATGATAGATCATAGGATGCGCTTTTTACCAAGCCACTCAGTGCAGCTTTCGATATAGAATATGAAAGTTTATTGTCTCGAGTTAGTTCTTCCCATATTGAACTAACAATAACCATTTTACAACCTATTTTTACTTTATTATTCAAAGTTAAAAAATTCAAGGTATTTAAAATAAAAGCCACATTTGCTTCTATAAGTCTATGAAAAATTGGTTCACTATACGTATTTATATTATCGTTACAATTATCTCCATTTGCCCACACTACAATATCAATGTCATCGATAAGACATAAACCTTCCATATTATCCTTCGTAACAACAATAATGTTTTCGGAACTATTTTTGCTATTTGTTGTCGTTCCATACACGTCGATCCCCTCGTTCATAAACTCACTAAATATATAACTTCCTATTGATCCTTTGGCGCCAAAAATGAGAGCTTTCATATATTATGACATAATCATTTTCTTTTTAAATGAAAACATCAAATTATAAAAATTATTTAAAAAAAACTTTTATTATCAATCATGATAATATCTTCAGGTATAAATAATGAAAAATATATAGCATGCTGGAATCATACTAGATGGCTAGTTTTATCATCATTTTTTTTTATAATTCCGGCAACTTATGCTTATATTAATAAAATGCATTCATATTGCATTTTATTGTGTTTTACTTCGTTAATATCTGCAAACTATTGGAGAAAAGCAACTTATTCTTGGAGAAGAAATATGGATTTAATATTTGCAAAATTTTCATTTGTAGTATTTGCTTCGAATGGTATTTGGCATGTTAGAATATTACATCATCTAGTTCCAGGATACATTGGTTTTGTAGTTTTATTGTATTGTTATTATTTATCAGGAAAACTACTAGAGTTAAAAAAAGATGACTGGTATAAATATCATTTTACATTCCATTTTATCATGACATATGAACAAATTATTATTATCGATAGTATTTTAAGAAATCGACGCTTGCAATAAAAAATTCATTATTAAATATATTTTTATTTACTAGTTTAAAAAATAAAAATATAATTTAAACATTATACAATGGAAGAAGATTATTCTGTAGTAAAAAAAATTTTAGATAAAGATGGAATAAAAATGGAAAGAATTGATAAAAATAAGTACATATTAAGTTTTTCAATTTATTCTGATAAGCTATATTTAAAAAACTTGTTAACTTTTAACATTATGAAAATTTTATATGAAATGAATAAAGATATATTTGACGATTTTTCTATGACTCAATATGGAGAACGCGCAGAAGTTTATTTTTTGATAAAACATTTTTTTTCCGATTTTGGATTGCCGCAAAAATATATGCATTTAAACGTCGAAAAAATAGAAAATAATGAGGCTAATGCATTTCTTTTTGTTTGTCAAAATCAAAACCCAGATTTGTATACAAGTGTTTTAAAAATTCCAAGCAAAGGAGATCAAATGAAAATTGAGTTGGTTCATTTAACATGCAAACTTACATCAGACCATTCCGTTGAAATGAAGCAAGTTATGTTTTTTAATAAAGATCTTGAGATACCATTATTTGTTGAAAAAATGGCAGGAACTTTAATTTCCAAAACAATTATGAGAGTAAAACAATTTATAGAAAACTTTGAAACTTAACCATATAAAAATGTTAAAGTTTGCCACATTCCTTGCACAAACTTTCTGGATTATTTCACGAGAGTTCGTGTATTATCTTATATTTAAAAATTATAAAGTATTTGTTCACAACATTGTAAACGATTTATCCAAAAAAAATATTCTATATATTAAAATGTTTCAGTCTATTTCTTTGAACCATTTTTTTTTAGACGAAGAAATTAACAACGAGCTTTTAAAATTTACCGATCATTCTCCATTTGATTCGAACGACATAAATTTGAAGTTATTGCAAAATATTATACACGAAAATGATTTAACTGGTGACATTTATAATCCAATAAATTCTGGTATGATATCACTTGTTTACAAAATGAAAAATAATATAAACAATAAAGACGTAATATTAAAAATTAAAAGAAATAATATCAATGCAAGATTGTGCGATTCAATAGATAATGTTTTATGGTTTTTCAGAATTTTGTCATTCTTTCCATTTCCTATTTTGAATACATTTGAAATTCACAAAACTATTCAGAAAACTATAGACTTTATTCATCAACAGTTAGACTTTTTTGATGAGATTAAAAATATGAAACGTATGAAAAATAATTGCAGGCATATGAATTATGTAGTTATACCCGAAGTTTATGAAGAGATTACAAATAAATACAACGATGTCATCATGATGGAGTACATTTCGGGGGACTCTATATCAAATGTTTCTCCTGAAGACTATGATATTTATTCAAAATTAGTAACTAAATTTGGTTTTGCGTGTGTATTAAATCATGGATTCACTCATGGAGATTTACACGCAGGAAATCTAATATTTATAAAAGAAGGTCAATGTGATCATCCTGTTTATAAACTAGGAATACTGGATTTTGGAATTATGACAGAAATTGACAAAGATTTTAAACTGAATTGCATTATTTTATTTATGAACTTGTTTGATGACTCTCCAAGAAGTAGCGCGATTCGATTCTTCTATTTGATTATAGAACCAAAAGATGCGATAAAATATTTAAAAGACGAAGACTATGAAAGAGTCATCTCAATTTTTGAAAAATATATAGATGTTTTTATTTTGAGTAGAAAAAGTGTTACACAAACACGACTTTATGAACTTATGATAGATCTTAACATATGTTTGAAGAAAAATAATCTTGCCAAATATGGATTATATTTGAACGACAACTTTGTGAAGATGCAAGTCGCAGTATCCATGTCTCAAGGAGTAACGTTACATCTTTCAAAGAACAGATACCTAGAAGTCGTAAATGAAGCGCTTAACGAAATGTTTCACGTAGATATTTTTTTATGAGACTAATTTTTCTCAATTTTAACTTCTGTTGAGATATTTTTAATAATTTTATTTATTTCCTCATCTTCACCGCTGTTTGCTTGCGAAACAATTTTTAAATACATATCACTCTTTTTATTAGACGAGTCGTTATAGCCCTTGTTTTGCTTTGTCCATTCACCAACTTGCTTTGCATTTTTATATGAAATATGCTTGATTGCCGTTTTTAATTTTTTCTTTTCATCATCATCTTTTTCCCAAGCATTATTGTCTTTTATATACATAGTTTCTCTTTTCACATCACTGCAATGAATTGGGCGTTTATACACATCCAATTCTTTGAGACCTCGAATAATTATTCTAGAAATACCCTCTACATAACCAAGACGTCCGGTATTTTCAAGATCGGTTAGTTCTAGCTTCAATGAGTTTACAAAATCTGCAATGTTAAGCGCATCCTTGCATTTTTCATTTAGAAACATATTCAAGTTGAAATTGTTTGTCGTATTATTTGTTGTATTATGAATAATACGCCCCTCTTTTGCCAGCTCAAAAAGCTTATTATTTTGATCCAAAATCAGTTCTTTGAATTCTTGATTCTGCTTCAATAATTCTTTGATGTCATCTTTTGATAAATTTGCATTCAACTCTTCACACGTTTCGTCATTTGAAAACGTACATTTTTTTTGATGTGACCATAGTCCCTTTCTAGATTTATATATTTTATTGCATTTTTTACAGCAAAAATCACATGGCTCTGCGACTTTTGGGCTTTTTATGTCACTATTTGTTACCAAAGTGTTACTTGTCGCAAGTTTTTCGTGTTTGCGTGTGGATAAGTGTTTATTGAAGTCAAATTTGTTGCTGCATTTGTAGTCACAATGCTCGCATATAAATTTATTTGCGACTTTTTGCGACATTTCGGTTACCATCTGTTACTTTATTTGTACACAGAAAAAATCGTCTAAATAGTTTTTAAATTAATTTTAATTTCAGAAAAAAAGTTCAGTCACATTTTTTCTTGTAAGAAAAAGAAAGCCTCACCTTTTCACGTATAGTTCCTTTTTTTCAGTAGAATTCCAAGAAAAAGACAAAAGTATTTTGGATTTTGAAAAATGGACAAAAATAAATGTCCAAAATCGAAAAGTCAAAAAAAGTTTTGGAAAAAGAAAAACGTTTTTTAAGTTGTTTTAATATAAAGATGGGTAAATACTTTGGAAAAAATAATTTACAAACAAATTCGTAATTATAATCAATGGATGATCTTACTATAGTAAATCCAATTTACCATAAAAATACAATTCATATAAGCGATGCGAAGGCCATAACTGAGCCGCAGCATTTTGCGTGTGCGATTGAAGAAGGCGAAATAGAGTTAATATCAAGCGACGTTAAAAATAGTAAGTTAACGGATTGTCTTAGGTCTTTACTTTGCATTTTTTGTTTATTAATAGCGTGTTTCTCTTTTTTTATATTACTTGGTGGAGCAATTTTATTTTTTTGACGAATGCCCTCATTTATTATTTTGTTAAGAAACAAAAATTGAAGTTATCAAAAAAGTTTTGAAAAATGAAATGAAATGAAAATTAAAATAAAAAATATTACTCTTATTTAGAATGATTTCAATTGGAATGCATACTATAACTATTCGCCGCGTGAGATTATGAATCTTTTCAAAAGTTATATTTTTGATATTAAATAAAATTGAATGCTTAAAAACGTTGCTAAAATCTAGTAAATAATGTCCTGCATTTTTGATACCAAAGAAGAAAAGCCAACCTTCGTCTTTATTGATGGGAGCTATTACACGTTTTATCGATACTTCTCTTTATTGACGTGGTGGAAAAATGCGTTTCCAGAGATCCCACTTATAGATCCATTCCAAAATAAAGTATTTGTCGATAAGTTTCGCAAGACCTTTGTAGAAAATCTTGAAAATATTCCCAAAAAACTAGGTATTGAAAAAGATAATCTCATGATGTTTATCGGAAAAGATTGTCCAAGAGAAAGTATTTGGAGAATGCAAGTATTTAAAGACTACAAGGCAAATCGCGCAAACGGCCAAGAAGATGGATTTATGGGCGGACCATTTTTCAAATTGGCTTATGAAGAAAAGCTTTTTCAAGCGGCTGGAGCGAAGGCTATTTTAAAATATCCAACTCTTGAAGCTGATGACTGCATAGCAATTTCAGTTAAGCATGTTCTCGCAATGCATCCTGAATGCAAAGTTTATATTATTACAAGTGATAAAGACTATTTGCAACTTGTTGAACCTCGAGTGAAAATATTTGATTTAAAATATAAAAATATTGCCGAACAAAAAAGTTCAAGTGGTAATTCAAAATGTGATTTATTTTGTAAAATTGTTATGGGAGATTCAAGCGATAATATTCCTTCGTGTATCAAAAAATGCGGCATAAAAACTGCAATAAAGTGTTTTGAAAATCCTGAATATTTTGAAGATCGTTTGAATAAAGAAAATGCGCATGACTTTTATGAGAGAAATAAAATTTTGGTGGACTTTAATAATATCCCTGAAAATTTAGTAAAAGAATTTATTGAAGGAAATATTAAAATAGTCTAATACTATAATGAGTTTATTATCGTATAATAATGAAAACTATTGTTATGTTTGTTATATGAACAAAGATAATAATTTTATTTACAAACAAGTAGAAAAAAATAAAAATGATTTTTTATTAGAGGAATTTCTACCAGATAACGCAGAATACTTTTCAATAAATAAATACACCCCAGAATACTTTCATAAAATTATATTGAAAATAATGTACGATAAAGAGAAGTATTTTTTACGAAAGAAGGGAGAAGAAAAATAATATATTTTTTATCGTCTTCTCGTATTATTATTTTTTTTATGAGAACCGCCAATTTCTTTTTTTGTTTTGCTTTTTGACGCTATGTATTTTTTATTCATATCCTCAGATAGTTTTAATTCTTTAGGTTGATATACCAGACCAAATAAATCTGCATAAGATTTTCTAATTTTTTCATAACGTGCTTGACAGGCAATTGAAGCTCTCGCACTCAATGGTATATGGTCTCCAGGATAAAGTTCTAAGTTGATAACAATATAATAAGTTAAATTTGAGTCATAATTAGCTCTATATCTAGTAAAGTTTTGTTCGCGATTGTTACCGATGTATGGACTCAAGGCTTTTTTCATCTTTTCTGATTTTGTGGATTGAATTTCCCAGTCTCCAGTTTCCCATTCATAACTATGAATAGTAAAATGTTTTCCATTCAAATAAAAAGGATTTCCTGTATGAAATAATGTATCTAATGTAACTCTAATATTATTATTTATAGTTCCGTCTTCTGTGGCTTTTACTAAATCTCTTTTTACTTGCGAACCACTTCCAAGAGTCCTCTGTATTAAACTATTGAATTCACCTTTACTAAAAAATTGTGTGAACTTTTCACTTTCTGGAAGACCCTTAGGTACATAATTTACAGAATAGTAATTTAGCTTTATAAGAGGATCGAAATACACTTGCGTATTTTTGTTATTTTCTACAGACATATCGGGGGAATATTTTATCTTTGAGTTACCTCTGATTCTTGTATTTATAAAAATAGATAATGTATTAGGAATAGACATTCTTATAATACATTAAGATTATTACTTCGATTTTTTACTGATTTATATTAAATTTCATCATAGCATCTTTTTGCTCTTGTAGTTGTTTTTCTTTTTTCGCTTTTTCTAATACAGATAATGCGTTTTTATACTCCTCGTCGGATATTTTTCCATCATTATTACTATCTACTAACTTATGCATTACACGATACTGCTGAGGAACGACGCACAACGAACTTTCTTCGTTAAATAGATGATCAGATAAAATGACAAATGCAGCAGTCAGCATTATGGCTGTATAAATATCGCGAGTACCCATCCACGCCATAGCGAAAACCAAGAGTTGCTTTGTAACAGAATATTTTAGATACTCTTCTGTTGATTTGCTAAATTGAATAGATATAAACTTAGAACCAACGTTTAACATAATCATGACGATTCCCGCAAAAAATTTGCTGTTATTCAAAAACATTACGTGATCGTGAATGAAACCAAAAAAATTAGTAAACGGGTTATTATGTAAGGGCTCCTTATGTTTTATTTTTTGCATATAATTAGTTAATATACCTGAATATAAAAAATTATACAATAAATAATTAAAATTGTTTTATGTTGTTTATACTTTCCAGAAAATAACGAACAAACATTCCTTCATGAATGTTTTGAAACATACCAAAAAATAATGAAAAAATTATAATTAGAGTCAAAAAAATATAGTCGTAACATTTGTAAGACTTCATTAACTTAGGTAAAGAAAAAATTAAATTCTTGTGTAGCCGGATCCAAACATATTTGCGAAACCTTGCATTGTGGATGGAGATGTAGTAGTTGTCGAATCGCTTGGTAAAACATTTGTACTCGAGGTTTGTGATATGGGCAATGATTTTGAATTATTACCTTTTTGTACCTGTCTTTCTTTTTCTAATTTAGTTGCTTGATCCATAGCTTGATTTAGAGCTTGTTCAAGGACTTTATTTGGCTCTGGTTTAATCTGTTGAATGAGGGCACCCGATATAATTTCTGGAGTGGAGCTAACACCAGAAGTATCTGGTTTTGGATTTGGACTCATACTTGCACTAGCTATATCTATATTAAGCATTGGATTCATACCCGTAGTAAGCATCGGACTCATATCTGTGCTAAGCATATTTGTATCTGTGGCAAGCATACTTGTATCTGTGGCAAGCATACTTGTATCTGTGGAAAGCATACTTGCATCTGTGGCAAGCATACTTGCATCTGTAGCCGGCATATCTGTATCTGTATTTATAACTGGAATGTTTAATGCAAGAATATCTTTAACCGAAATTGTATCCGGTGCGGAAGTACTGCTCATAACAGATGATTCCATATTTTCAAGTCCCTCAAAATGACCATAGTTCTCGTAAAAATAAATAATTAAAATACACCACATCAGCCCAAGTATAATATTATGACTTGTAATAAGTATTAAAATAAATAACATAGCAAGTCTTCCTAAAAATGTATGAATCATATTTTTGTAAATAGAAGGTTTAAATACGAAAATAGTTAAGAGCAATACGACTAAAACAAAGAGTGCAAGATTGGTTGTAATTTCGATTTGTTTCATTATTATATATATAGTTTAAAAAAAAGTATGCAGGCACACTTTCAAAAAAAGTATATTTAGTAATTTTGAATAATGCTTAATTTCAGTTTGTTCTATAAATTATTATCTTAATTTTTATTAAGAATGACAATAGCAAATTTAAATCCAGCACCATTTGATTTCGATGAAAATGAAAATGAAAATTTAATTAAAAGAAAAAGAATGATATCTCATAATAGAACACAAAAAAGGAATTTAATGCAGCCTTCTTTAACGGATAAGGTAAGTAAAGTGCTAGATAGTATTCACAAGAATGAAGAAGACGATGAATCAAATTTAGCAGATTTTTCACCACCGCCTCCACCAACTTCTATCGGATCAGAAAGACGTGCAAATACGGACTCTCAAAAAGAAGGAATGCAAAATTTAGGGCCTTTTTCAGGTGTAGATCAAAATGATCATAATTCTAGTTTAGGAAAGCAACCTATGTCAATAGAAGAGACTAAGGATCACGATGTTAAAAACTATGAAAAAATTTATGGTGATAGTCAAAGCATAGAAGAATTTTATAGAAAATATGTTCCAAATTACTCAAATGCAAATGCTACAATGAACTTTGGATCAAAGCCTTACAATAATTCAAAAATGAATCAAGCGCAAAAACCCGGTCAGATTATTGGAAACGATGCACTAATCTCTAAATTGAATTATATGATTCATCTTTTAGAAGAAAAACAAGACGAGAGAACAAATAATGTAACAGAGGAAGTCGTATTATATAGTTTTTTAGGAATATTCATCATTTTTATTGTCGATAGTTTTTCACGAATCGGTAAATATGTGCGCTAATGCTAATACAATTAATATTATTCAGCAAATAACAATTACGTTATTTGCTGCAAAAGTCGGATAAGCAAAATTATAGAAAAAATATGCAGTCGGAGATATAATAAATGGTCTTATTTTGTAAAGAAGGGTTTCAACAAATATATTGTTGTGAGATATATTTTCGATTGCACAGCAATTGAAGTTTTTATTTTTATCAATAATTTTATACAAGGCATTCATGTAGCCCTGTACAAAAATATCATCTGAATTAATATTATTTATGCTTCCAAAGCAAGAAATTGCTTCGTTATTATTTTCAATAAATATGCACGTTTTCCTAAAAAAATAAACACATCGAATTGCATCATCCTTCAAAACAAAATATACAAAAATATTTCCGGTTTTTATTAGTTCCAGTATATTAGAATATTTTGCAAATACATGAATTTTAAATAGTATATGATTTTCTCTCCAGAATTGAAGAAATATGTGAAAGTTTTGCGCATTACACTCAATAAGTGAATATTGGGGTGGAAGTGGAGTTGGAATGTTCAGATTTTTCATGTGAAATCCGTAAGTAGAAAAGACACACATAGGAACAATACCAGTTAAATCTCCTTCTTTTTTGAAAAGGGATACAGAAATTTCTTTATTTAAGTGTCTTTGATTATAATTATGTGTTTGAATCATTTCAGGGGCGATCCCTTTTTTTCTATACTCTTTGTCTACACACAAATAGTCTACATAATAAACGTCAAAATTTGCGCCACTAGAACCATTATTGATGACAATATGAAGAGGTCTACTTGTCATAACACTAATTATTTTTTTGTCCTGAATTGTTTTATTTGTTTTTATATCCTGCAGGATGATTTCTTCTCGGTAGAAAGAGAAAAAACACTTATCACCAATATTTAAAAAATAAGGTAGAATATTATTTTTTTCAGGTAAGAATTGATTGAACTTATTTTGAAAATAATGAACCTGAATAAAATTTATAAACCTATTCATCGATACTTCAGAAACTTTATTAAATTCTAAGGTTTCAATAGATTTAAAATTAGTATATTTATTTGCTTCGGGCAAGTTATGCTGAATTATTCCTGGAGGGAATAAATAATATCGTAAATCATAATAATGAAAAACTGGCTGATAAAACCAGAATCCATATTTGATACGTAAAAAAATATAAGAGATAAAAAATATCACAACAAGTAATAATATTATATATGGATAACTATTTATGAGAATTGATCTCCACATATAATACAATATTTTTTTTAAAGAATGCGCAAAACGAGATATAATCTAATTCGGTTTGACTAGAACATATAGGTACTGATACTCGTAGGCAACTGACATGAGATCAATTTTACCTTTTAAAATAAACCCATTACTTTGTGCCATGGTTAAAATATCTTCATCGCTTTCCATATAGAAAATATGTTCATTTTTTCTCACTTTTCCAGTTTCCCCATTTTTGAATTTTTCTTCAAATACTGCAATATTTTTACTTTCATCCAATAAAAAATTGCTTTCATAGACCATATTATTGTTGAAGTTTATTTTTGTTTGTGTATTTCTTTCTTTTTCATTTTTTTGAGGCAAAACTACCAGAAGTGGATTACCGGAAGGTAAAATTGGGTCAAATTTTTTTCTTTCAACCAAGTGAATAATAAGATATCCACCGGGTTTAAGCCAATTCATACAATTTTGAAAAAATAAATTCTTATCTTTCATGTAATAAATTGTAAAGTAAAGACACAATATGTGTGTGAACGTATTATTATTGAATAATGCCGGGCTCATAACATCTCCCTTTAAAAACTTATAATTTGGAAAGTTTTCTTTTGCTTTCTCAACCATGTCTTTTGACTTATCAACTCCTAATGCATTAAATCCTTTTTCTTTCATTTTTGCTACATGATGACCAGTTCCCGATCCTATATCAAGAATGATGCTTTGTGATGTTACATTTGTTTTATTAATGATTTCTCCAACTTCATAGTCATCTTTTAGGCTGTTAAAAACAAGTTCATCATAGACAGAAGCATAAAAATTATCATACAACTCGTCGTTTGATTTTAGTATAAAACTTTCATTCTGCTCAAATCCTTCAGTTTTTTTAAATTGTATAGGTTTGAAGAGTGCAACTACTAGAAGCAAGAGCAAAATAAAAAAAAGAATTTTCCCCCAATTTGATGTTTTAACATAAAAATTTTTAATAGATGTTAATGGATTATTTATTTTCATTCTATATGTATTGTTGTGATTTTTTTTGTATAATTTTTAAATATATATGACAGATTCTGAAATAAATGATATTCGATTGGACAAAGAATTTAAAGGGAAAACATTTTCGGAATTCAAAAAATCAGATGCTAAAAAAGAGCTACTAAATTGTTTGATAAACTCAAAAATTGAACCCGCGTGTTATTGGAGCGCAGAGCTCATCTGTGCTGGACATTTTAAAGACATATGGGAAACAATAATATATTTTTATAGCAAACATATTCATTTAGGGAATCCTAAACTCGCTATTTATTTAGAACTACGTTTGCAAAACTTCAAAGATATATTAAGCAACGGATATATTTCTCAAGAGATTCGCATGAGGAATAGTGACAAAATTAGAAAATTATTTTGTGAAATGATATGTATTTTTTGCGAGACAAATAGAAAACATAGTTTTGATGAAATAAAAATAAAGAAAACTGACTTTGATATGACACAAATAACTGATCGTTTAAAGGCACCGAATGTTAGTTTTGCCGAGCCCATATTCAAATCAGAAGATCCGAAAGAATTATTTATTGCGTTGAATGAATTTGCTTATAATTTATCTGGTGAAGTTAAAAATACACTTCAATCGTGCTACTGGATAGAATGGATAATGGAATTTGACAGCATATGCAAAGCCAAAAAAGAGAAATGTGTATGTGAAAGAAGGTCTAAAATCCCGGTAGACTCTAAATTTCAAAAAGAAATAATATGGATTATATGGGATGCTTTTCTTACATTTTCTGAAAACAATTCAAATCCGTTGATAAAGAAAATTATGAAAAGTTTGCTAAGTTTATTTACACTGCGCTACAATAGTGGATGCGCTAGAAAAAGAAAATATTTGATGTATTTTGCAGTTTCATTATTGACGGAACACATAAATTTGAATGAAGATATTTTAAAAATTGAAACGAAGGAAAAAATATCAACTATTATTTCAAAAATAGATTTAATATATAAACAGATAAAGAAAAATGAAAAGGCTCCGAACACGGAATATTTATTTACAAATGTGACAAAGTCTAATTTAGAAAAAACTATAGAAAAATTAGATAAAATGAATACCTTTGGAGAAAATTATATTCCTCGCGTATAGTTTATTATGTCTCTATAATATATAAATTATGGTTATGAGAAAATCTGTAAAATACAATTCAAAAATAAGAAGAACACGAAAAAACCGAATTGAAGGTTCAGAAGTATTGAAAAGCTTTGAAAAAGAAATAACTACAAAATTTTTAGAAATGTTAAATACGATAAAATTGTATCATTGGAAAACGTATAGTTATCCAACCCATAAAGCAACAGACGACTTATATTCTAAGATTGGTGAATCTACAGATAAATTTATTGAAATTTTGCTAGGAAAAGCTCAAAATAGAATCAATTTATTAGGGTGCAAAACTTTGCGACTTCGAGACATGAAGTCTTCCGATGAATTTAGGAAAGTAATAAATGAATATAAAAGCTATTTAGTGGGTTTAAATTCTAAAAAAGCGATGAACTTAATGTCAAATACTGATCTTTTCAATATCCGGGATGAGATTTTAGGTGACTTGAATCAATTTCTGTATTTATCCACATTCAAATAAATTATGTGCAATAATAATAAATTTTTTAAATATTTATTGTTATTATAATGGATTCCGTAGGGGAAAAGACGCCATCTATTTTTGATTCTCTAAAAACGAGCAATTTTGAAACCGATATCAAAAGTGCCGAAGCGTCAAACACTTTTTCATCTGAGGAGAGTGGAAGTTTTTTTTCGAATATTCCTTGGTATGCTTGGTTAATTATAATTTTAGTGGTTTCTTTTCTTGGAGTTAATATTTTTTTGTATTTAGTAAAAGGTGATAATGATTCAACCGATTTTTTTGACCAGTGTAAAAAAAGTATCTATAATTTATTTGGAACTAGTGCAGTCAATGATATAAAAAAAACTTCTTCCGCAGCTAAAAAAAGCGCAAATATTATTGCTGGAGCAGAAGTTACACAAGGTGAAAGTCTAAATTCAGCGACCCCGGCAAAAGATTTGTCACAGAGTACGAAAATGTACAGCTTATTGAACGAAATTACTCCAGAAGAAAGTAAAAAAAAACCACCTGTTACGCCAAATTCGGAGTATGCGGCAGACGATTCTTATAGTCCAATACAGAAAAGTAAATCTGCAAATAAATCTGGATGGTGTTATATAGGTGAAGATAGAGGATTTCGAAGTTGCATCAAGGTTAGTGAAGATGATACCTGTATGTCTGGAAATATTTTTCCTTCGAAAGATATATGCATAAATCCTAGTTTAAGAGTTTAAAATAAAAGTTAGAAATATTACCCATATTTTCATTAGGTATTTTATTTGCAGAAACAAATCTTTTATATCCTTCGGGAAACTTGTTTTCGCTATTTGTCATAATATAACGAGTTTTTGGATACCAAGTTTGCACGTTGTTATTGTAACATAAGTTAATTATTTTTCCTGGAACATTTGAATCTGATGTTGGAAAGCAATTTTGTGGAGGAAATCTTTGAATAACCTGACCAGTACACTGATTAACGACAAGACGACCATTTAAAATTCCTCCGTCGGGTATTACATTATTTTGGCAAAACTGCAAAGCTTGCTCTTTTGTGTTTGGATTAACTTTAATTTTGTAAGGATAGTTTACTCTTTTAAAACTATTTATGTTAGGATTTGTATATGTCTGAGTTTGTGTTGCCCAAGCCTTTTTTCTAGTCCAGGCACCATTTGCTATTAAAGAGTATTTTTGTGATTTTGTGATACTAGCACTATTGGCTTTGTATTGAAGAATATTACCTTTATTAATCATGGCAATTTCTCGCGCAACATCTTCTAAAGGTACGCTTTTTCCAAGAACTGGAATGTATGCGGTTGTTTGGTTCAATGTGTTGGGAGTTATGTATGTGCATTGATTTTGAACTCTGGACCACGCCCTAGCTGGTTGTGGATTATAACCAGGACCCAAACAAGACATATATATATACTTCATTATTGAATTATTTATTAACTATTAAATAAATAATTCCTCGCTTTCTTAAGTGTTATTATTTTCATACATTTTTCCTTCGTTTCCACACATATGATAAAATTGTCTTGCTGTAGAACAATAACTATAGTCAACTATTTTTTCTTCTTCAATGCCAGTTACCAAAAAATTAGAATTATCTATTTCTTTTGGAAATAAAGAACATTTACTAAGTTCATTGTTATTGTTATTTATCAAAAAATATTTACAATTAATGCACAATTTTGGTTTGATTATATTTAAGCCAAAAAGCGGCAAGACAAAAAAGCAAACTATTATAGAAATATGCTTCATTCTATTAGTATAATTTTTATGTTTATATGGTTTTCCACTTTCATAAAAGTTTATTTTTTGTCTTTTCTTTTGCTAATAAAATCTTAATCTTTCATGTAAATAAAATAAGGTGCTAAGTAAACACTTATAATTAACAATACAATATTAGCGTCATAACTTGATTGGTTCAATAAAGCACTAATTATAACAGCCATGATTACTAAAAAACTATCTCCTAGTAAAGCGCTAGCGCCGGCTTCTTTTGAATAACCTTTGAAAAAATCTAACATATCATTTGAGCCTCTGGGAATAGTGGTAAAGAAAATATAAAAGAGAAAGTCAAAGATTATTTGAATGAATACGCATATACCAGCAAATGCTGTGAGACCAATCTTTATACCACTCTTATAAACTAGGTATCTTCCTAATAACATATATAAAACACCAATCAATATATCTGCAATCATAGCAGATAATCTATATTTTTTATACCATCCTTCTAAAGATTTGATTTTAACATAAATTTTTGCAAAAGCAACAAAAATAATAAATAAATCAGCATAAATATTAGCCGTTATTATAGGTATGTATTCAAATTTATTATTATAATTGATAGTCGGTTTCAAATTTGTAGTTTTTTCAATAAAAAAAGTAATTAAAAAAAGTAATCCAACAATTAATAATCCAGTCATATAAACAAACGCAAGATAAATTATATTTATTCAGGGGTATAAAAAAGTTTATTTTTTTGCTCCACTTTCTCAAAAGTTTATTTTTTGCTCCACTTTTCTCAAAAGTTTATTTTTTGCTCCACTTTTCTCAAAAGTGGATTAGGGGTTGAATTGGTCTTGAGATCCGTAAAAAAACCACCTCAAAGACAGGTAATTAGGGTTCTTGAGATTCATAGAATTTGTTCCGGTCATTTTAGTATTTGGTCCATTTCGTGAAATATCTTGAATTGCAGAAAGTCCTAAAGCATGATTAAAATACCACAAGTTAGAAACATATCCTGAAAATCCACCATTCATTCCAACATAAACATTTCCATAATTTTGTTTAGGAACACCGGTAAGCTCTTGACTTCTTGCAATAGTCCCGTTAATATAAACATCCATAGTTCTATTTCGACATTGAATTATAACACTAATCCATTTATTTAATGGAATGTCCGGGATTGTTATTTCTTCGGTGAAACTATCATATGTATTCATCATAATTACGAAAGAATTTGTATTTGGCGCTATGTAAAGTCCGGGGGCATTATTCGGAAAATTTAATCCTGTATTGGATATATTATCACTTCCTTTGTGAAAAATATGTTTATAAACTCCATCGTTGTATTGAAGATCGTCTATAAAAACCCACAAAGACCAGGAAAACTCAAGACCATTATTAGCATTAACTGATCTCGGAATTGTTTTTGAACCAGAAATGCTTGGGTCTTGTGGGAAAACAATAAGCTGTTTTCCGTCCACCATCCCATTAATCAGATGGGGAGATTCACTGGTTGTGAAAAAATAAGGCAAAAATCCGATTCCTAAACGTAAGGCTACTATAAATCCAAATAAAACTAATAATAAAAATGCGATTTTTGCTACTAAACTATTTGACTCAATAAATTCCTTGAATCCAGACCCCGCGCTAGATGCAATAGAAAATGGATTATATAAAGAGCTCTGAGAACCAGCATCTGAACTATTCATCTTATATATAATAATATAAGAAAAACTGATTTATATTTTAAGTGAAATTTTCATCTACGTTTGCTCTAAATAGATATGCTTCCAGTTTCCTTATTTCCATTATAAATTGTTAATTTCGCATTGTATTGAGAGATATTTCCAAAAGCTCCACCGCCATAACCCTGTGAATAAATATTCCAAGCTGTTTGTGGATCTGTTGCGTTGGGAAAATATTTTATATTTGAGGTCCAACCCGAAAATCCTCCATTTGGTGTTACATAAATAGGTGCAGAGTAATTTATTTTTGCGATTCCGGGTAATAAACACGTTTTTACTAGTTTTCCATCGATATAGACGTCCATAGACCTTCCATAAGCACTAATCAATAGATTAACCCATTTTTGAACAGGAATATTTGCAACTTGACAAATATTAACAACAGAAGTTTGTTTACTAACAGAACTTGTTCCACTGACAGGTGCTGCGGTACTTACAGAACTTGTACCACTTACGGAACTTACACCGCTTACAGAACTTGGACTATTAAGTGATTGTATATCTGTAATATTGTCTGTGCCTGGATAACATGCGACAGCAATCGATAAATCATTTTGAACGGCTCCTAAAATAATTGCCGGGCATGGATCCGTTCCACTTATTCCGGGCACGGATCCTGAATTAGAGCCGCTTGATGATCCCATTCTTCCAAGTATCACCTTTGGCTCTCCGTATCGATAGTTCCAGTCATTTACATAGAACCACACGGAATACGTAAAATTTCCAGAACTAGCTCCACTAGTTCCTCCGGAAAGAGACGATGGTGTTATTGTAGACATTGTAGTTCCGTCTTGAAGAGTAGATATCGGCGTATTTCCTCTAAAATATATTATTCCAACTATAATATATAAAAGGATGAGTATAAAAATTATCAATAATATTCCTTTTATGTCCATGTATAATATACATTTAGAAATTTTCTTAAAGGTATATTAATTATTAAAATCGTTTTACTAAAGAATTGCTTAATCTTAACAGAAGATTTTTATTGCGAATATAAAATTTATTTTATTAAAAATTTTCATTAATAGTTACATCGAATATCCTATTGATAGTGAGATGGAACTTGTGATCGATAATCAGATGGAACTTGTGATTGATAATCAGATGGAACTTGCGATTGATAATCAGATGGAACTTGTGATTGATAATCAGATGGAACTTGCGATTGATAATCAGATGGAGTTTTCGACTGATACTGAGATGGAATTTTTGACTGATACTGAGATGGAACAGACGATGGCGCGGATGGCACGGATGGAATTGATGGAATTGATGGAATTGATGGAATTGATGGAATTGATGGCACGGATGGAATTGATGGAATTGATGGAACGCCAATATTTGACAATTCTATTGGTTTACTTTGAAAGTTATTTGACATGTAGTTGGACAAATTTTCAAAGTTTATAGCCGAATTTATTTCAGATTTTGTAATTTTGTCGCCTTCTCCTGCGAGATCAAATTGATTTTTTAAAATATTAAAATTTGAATTATATAATGTTGGAGGGGTCTTATTTTTAACTGAGTTATAAATGTAGTAAATTTGTTTTGAGTTCAGAGGAGTATTGAAATAGATAACATTGCAAATTCCTCCATTCAATCCATTTTTTGTTCCAACGACTAATGTATCTAGTTTCATATAAGGAATGACATCAATAGCAGATTTTACTAAACTTCCGTTATAAAAAACATCTAAAGTTCCTCCGGTATAATTGATAATAATATTATTCCATTTTTGTAATAGAATGTTTTCTTTTTTGTAAAGTATTCGCATACCATTTTCATCATAAGTATTTGTGTTATTTTTTAAATCTGAGTACTTTGAAGGTGGACCTCCAGTTTCATCTTCAACGATCATTAATGTGTTTTCTTTTGCATTATACTTTATGCTTGGTTTATTGCCGTAACTTAAAAGTGAGGTATATTTTGTGTAGGACGCATTTGAACTTGGAGAAGAAGAATCTATATAAAACCAAAAGGATAATCCGTATTGATAATTAAATTTATTTGATCCGTTTAATTTAGCATATGTTGATAAAGTTCTTTCTTTGTTCAGATAGTCTGGTTCATTAAGTAATTGATTTCCTCCCTGCAAAACGTTCTTATTTTTGAAATATGTAATTCCAAAATAAATACAAAATAATAATATAGCAAAAATTAACATGTAAATAGAGCCTCTATTTGTATTTTGATATTCGTCTTTCAAAGAAAAGGACGGAAAAATTGATGAATTATATCCTCCGAATGGTCTCGCTATTAGTTCGAAAATATTAACTACGATGCAAGGTATATACAATAAAATATTAATGAAAAGATTTATTATTGGAAAAGATCTGAGTATTTTTCCAGCGTCCAACGCTTTATATACTAATCCTAGTATTGTTATTACTATCAAAGCATTTAATATAAAAGATACAATACTTGAATTACTATTTAAATTGCCAATTGACGAAATAATCCAGTAAATAAAAAGAGAAGATATACCAAAACCAAAGAAAAACATTATACTTCTTAAAAAATAATCGTTAATGACTTGTTCATTTTTTGTTAAAATTTTAAAATCTTTGGAACTATTAAACATAAACAGAAAAACAATACCAATTAAGCAATAAAAAGATAATATTGATGCTTTTATATAATTACTTCCGTTCGAATTTGTCAAGTAAAAAACAACTGCCAAAAATAAGAATAACAAAAATAAAAATCCCAATACCATTGTGGAAAATTTGTTTGTTAAAAATACATTTGATACAGAAAATAGAAAAGTTATTAATAATATTGAAATATTGAATCCAATTGCAACTCTATCACCATATGTGTTATTTTTTATATCTGCAAATGTCTTTGACTTAAATGATGCAGAAATCCAATATGTAAAACCTACTAGAGTACCCAGCTGCAAGAAAATCATAAAACATTTTAAAAACCAATTATTCTCATCTAAGTTTATAATTGTTAAATCTGTAAAGCGTTTTGTATACAATAAAAGCATCGAAATTATAAAAGCTAGAAAAAATAAAACTATTGGTAAAGTCGCGTACAAGTAATTTGAAAATATTTTAAATGGATTCACAATTGCTAGAACTACTATAAGAATAAAAAACATTACTAGGAGAAGTATATATTTTCTTCTTTTTGAGAATAGTTCGCTATATGAATTATTTATGGTATTTATTGTCATAATATAGAGCAATACAAAAATAATTTACATATTTTCCATCGCCGTTTTTTTTCCATGGCAGTCTCTACACAATGCAACCAAATTATCAACCTCATTTGTTCCACCACTATCAAGACGATTTATATGATCGACCTCGAACCATGCATTGAGCTGACTTTTACAATGGCCACATTTCCAGTCTTGTTGCGATGCAACATATTTTTTTTTAGTTTCACTCACAGAACGTTTGGTTCCCTTTCCAGAGTGCAGCAGTCTTTTCTCTCCAGGAGCTATACCGGCTCCTCCTAAAAAATTGTCCCAGCCAGAAGGCGCTTTTGTTCGCAAATTATCATCATCTTCTCCCGTAAAAGATTCCATAAATCCTGGCGCTGAAGCTCCCGCTGTAAAATCTAAAATAGGATTTAACATACTCAAACTAGATCTGTCTATTGGCATATATTTTACAACATTATTGGCGTGCATCAACATATTTTTGCACTGAGCCGGATTTCTCTTCATCAATAAATAAATGCTTACACCTACAAGTGCAAAAAAACCCATTTGAAAATATTTTTTCCAAGACATTATAACTTTTGTATATTTACCATCGTGATATGTATTATAAATTAAAAATGCGGTAATTCCAAATATAAATAACTCGATCCTCATATTTATATTTGTATATATATTTTTTTTGAAAGACTTGCCAGTTTAATTCTTAATTCTATAACTATTATATATTGCGATAGCCTTTTCTTTATCTTCAAACCCGTAAACCTTAGACCACTTATTTAAAGTATTAGATTTATAGTTTGAAAAAAACCAATGGATTGACTCTTTTGTTTTACTTTCCAATTTATCCAAATCATCAACAATATCGTAGTCTTCTTCTAGAACACAGAGAACTTTTTCGTCTATACCTTTTTCATCTTGCATATTCAATATTCCAATAATATAAGCATCATAAAAATTGCCTTTTTTAATTTTTTCGTTTGTAATAATGAGAGCATCGAGATCATCCTGATCTGGAGCTAATGTATTTTCAATAAACCCATAACTATAAGGATAATAGTAAGAATCAGGCAAAATGCGATCAACTTCCAGTTGATTTGTCTCTTTATTCAACTCGTATTTGATATTGCTGTCTTTTTCAATTTCTATATATACTCTTACTTTTTCGTCCATAATTCTACTTATATATTTAATATCCTTTTATATAAATATTTCATACTAATAATTTATTTTTTTTTCAGATTTTGTGATTGAATAAAAAAAATAGTTCTAGAGTGCTTCTTTTTTGTAGTACTTTTTTTAGAAGTAAGTTTGCTCTTGATAGTTTTTATGAGAGACGTTACACTCTTGTCTCTAGTAGAGCTTCGAGCAGCCTGTTCAAAAAATATATTCAAATCTTTCAGTTCTTCTACAAGAGAAGAAATATTTATTGGCTCGGTCGATGTTTCGAAAAGATAAACAATAAAAATATTTTTCAGTTTGTTAAAAATTTTTAATTCTAGTTTATCGAGTTTATTAAAGTTATCGTGAAAAATTCTGATAATTGGATAATAAGTCATAACAAACCCCCATACATCAATATTTTTTAAAAATACATTATTGAAATAATCCATTTGCATAAATTCACCATTTTTTGTGAATTTTATAAGTATATTAGTTAAGTATTCAATTATATAGTAATAAAGAAATTCCATTTCAATAATCTCTCTTTTGTTTTCAGGGTTTAAATGGACTAAATCAGAATAAAATACGCTTTCCATAAGATTAATCATATATTTAATATGTCCGGCACCTCTTTTCGCATTCCATATGAATATATAGTCTATAACAAATGCACGAATAATACTTCGACTAGGATTTTTATTTTTATGCAATAATTCTTCATACATCTTTTTAAAAGTTTCATTAAATAGAATACTAGAGTATGGTAAGTTATATTGAAACGGCCTTTCAAATATTGTATCAGGAATTTTTGATGCGACATCATGTTTTGTGGAAAGTCCCCAGTCAATTAATGTCGTATGAAGTCCGTTTGCCGTGTTGACCAAAATATTTGATTCTTTTACATCGCAATGATAAATGTTAAACTTATTCATTTGAAGAATTCCATTCAGCAAAAGATCAATAAGAGAGTTATTCAAGGCAATAAGTTGTGCATTTTTAGTTATTGTTTCAATGAAATCGCCGACATCTAGTCCGCCATCGGGCATATTTATTAACCCCAATTTATCCAGTGAATTGTTTATATTGTCAGGCTTAAATCCGTCTTTTTTCAAAGCTTTGCATTTTTTTTCGTAGTCTATCAAATCATTGTTTGTTAATTTTTCTGGCTTACATTTATAAACGCCATCAATAAAAAAATAGTTCTTATAATTTGGAATTTTTTCAAGAATAGGTCTGAACTTGACGATATCGCCATATTCTTCATTTACATGTTTTATAGTCATTAACTTAGAGACCTGATTTTTTGGTCTAGATTTTCCAACGCATTTCAATGCGGGTCTAAATACGCATCCATATCCACCTGATGCAATTACTTTACCCCCCTTTTTTGTTTTATTCATTAGCTATTATAGAATGATATTAAAAGTTTACTTGTTATATAAAAAATAAGTAAATCCAATAATCAATAAAATAATTCCAAGATATATCAACTTTGATCTCATTTTATAAAACTCTCTGTATTTAATGTCTTTTGGTTTATAATTTTCGTAATACTGCACATAAAAATCTTCCATAGAAATTTTTGGCTTTTCTAATTTTTCATTAATTTTGTTATGAATAAACCACATCCAACGAACAAAAGACTCGCGATTATCTAAATATGGTGTAATTGGATATTGTTCCAATAATTGACTAAACTCGTTTGCTATTTTTTCAACAGGTAAAAATATATGTAAATTTTGAATCAGGTCATAGTATATTTTTTTTGTAACCGCATTTGGGTGGTGTGGATATGTTATAGAAATTGTGTGTAAGAAAAACCAATAATGCGGTCCCCAAACTTTAGGGTCTAGATAAGTCATTTATAATTAAAATATATAAAAGGATCTCTTTTTAAACATATAATCCAAATCTAGGAAATGAGTAAAAATAACAATTTATGTAATAACTGCGGTAAGCATGGCCATTTATTTCATCAATGTAAATTACCGATAACAAGTTATGGAATTATATTATCAAGATCTAGCGAAAAAGGTTTACAATTTTTAATGATACGGAGAAAGGATAGTTTTGGCTATATTGATTTTATCCGAGGAAAATATTCACCCTACAATATTGACCAAGTTCAAAACTGCATAAATGAAATGTCTTTTCAAGAAAAGGAAAGGATTTTAGACGAACCATTTGAAATTCTGTGGAAAATGATGTGGGGTGAAAATTCGAATGTGCAATATAGAAATGAAGAAATTATCTCATCAAAAAAATTTGATACAATAAAAGCCGGTATTTCTGTAAATAACGAGAATATAAATCTTGTTGATTTGATAAAAAATAGCAACTCAACATGGAATGAGACAGAATGGGAATTTCCAAAGGGGCGACGAAATTACCAGGAAAAAGATTTAGACTGCGCAATTCGAGAATTTGAAGAAGAAACTGGGTATTCTAAAAAGGACATAACAATTGTAGAGAATATACTCCCATTCGAAGAAATTTTTATTGGATCGAATCACAAGTCTTATAAGCACAAATATTTTTTGGCATATATGAATGACACTATAGACAATTTGCAAAATTTTCAAAAAACAGAGGTAAGCAAGCTAGAATGGAAAACGACGGAAGAGTGTCTTCATTCGATAAGACCATATAATTTAGAGAAAAAAAAATTAATCAGAAATGTTAGTAAAATATTAGAAGACTATCGATTGTATTTATAGTTTGTAAATAATGAAAATATTTAGCTATAGTATAAATGCCTATCAACGGACAAGGAAGCAGAACGTTCAACTTTAGAAATCCGAGCATAAGTGCGTATTCCTATAGATTTCCTACAGGAGTTACAACGCCTCAACAAACAAATAACTATCACTACGCAGCTTTTGCGGCTGGAAATTTAACATCTTCTAGAACGATCCGCGGTTTAGGGAATGGTCCTAATGGAAGTAATACATTTTTAATGAATCTTTATGGAGGGCGATAATATTTTATAAATTACAAATAATTTATAAAACGAGTAGTAATTAAAATAGAATTACTATACATTATATATAGTAGGATGAATAGAGGAAAAACTATGAAAATTAATCAAAGAACAAGAAAGAACAAACCGAAAGTAGAAAAAGGGGATGACTCGCAAGAATTGGAAAATATGTTTAAGATGAATGAATGCGGCACTTCAGAAAAATACTACGATAAAAAGTGCAACGAGTTCTTACTTAAAAAAGAACTTGTCGAATATGATGAATTGAAAGAAAATCCTGAAGAAAATGTTTATTTATATCCAAATCTAAACGACCCTAATTTTAATATTAAAATAGCGGAAAAAAAAGAGTTTAATGATACAAAATACGATGGAAGATTAATTGATATAAAAGAGCGAGCTGAGGTGTTGAGCAGAGCAGAGTTTGAAATGGCTCCTCATCAGTCATTTGTCAGAAATTTTCTCTCGTTTCAAACGCCTTATAATAGTTTATTGCTTTATCATGGTCTTGGGAGTGGGAAGACGTTAAGTTCTATTGGTGTTTGTGAAGAGATGCGAGAATATTTAAAACAAATGGGAATCAATAAACGTATTATTATCGTTGCTTCACCAAATGTGCAGGATAACTTTAAAATGCAACTTTTTGATGAGAGAAAATTAAAAAAAGTAGATGGCGTATGGACAATAAATAATTTTATTGGAAATAAGATGATAAAAGAAGTTAATCCAATGAATACAAAAAATATCCCCCTTGAAAAAATAGTTAGTCAAATAAAGTCAATAATAAATACATCTTATCTTTTTCTAGGTTACGGAGAATTCGCAAATTATATACGTAAAATAGAGGATGTAAAAGAGGACTATGCGAATGATAAGGACAAGGAAAATAGAAGATTAAGAAATTTGCGCAATGAATTTAATAGTCGTCTAATTGTTATTGATGAGGTACATAATATCCGTATTACAGAAGATAATGAAAATAAAAAAGTGGCAATGTACCTGATGAGTCTAGTCAAAGCTGCCGAAAATATGCGTTTATTACTTTTATCGGCAACACCAATGTATAACAGCTATAAAGAAATTATATGGCTTTTAAATTTAATGAATATTAACGATAGACGTGGAACAATAGAGATAAAAGATGTATTTGATAAAGACGGAAATTTTAAAGAAGGTGGCGAAGAATTGTTGGCGAGAAAGTCTACAGGATATATTTCATTTGTTAGAGGAGATAACCCATATACTTTTCCGTTCCGAGTTTTTCCAAACGATTTTGATAAAAGTAGTACCTTTAGCGATAATAAAAATGAGTATCCGGAATACCAGATGAATGGTAAAGAAATAAAGAAAGAAGATAAACTTTCAATATTAGATTCCAAAATATTCTTAACAAGAATTGGAAGTTATCAATCAAAAGGATATAAGTACATAATAGATAATTTGAGAAAAAAACAAATTTCTATCACAACAAAGCAAGGAGTTGTAAGAGATATGCCATCGTTTGAAAATATGGAGTCTTTTGGATATACACTTTTACAGATGCCATTAGAGGCACTGAATATTGTGTATCCTTTAGATGCGTTAGACGAGGCTCTTCAATATATCAAACCGGTAGAAGAATTTTCTGATCAATCTTTGTCATCTTCAGTAGGTGGTCAGTCAACCTCATCTTCTAGTTCAAAAAAGATTCTTATTAATCCGCATGATTTAACTGGAATAAAGGGTCTAGAGAGAATAATGAATTTTACAAATAAAAAAACCCCTCCAGAATTTGGGTCTTTTGACTATAAAAAAGGAGTCGAAACCAAATATAAAAGAATTTTTTCCCCAAGTGAAATTGGGAATTATAGTAGTAAAATAAAAAATATATGCAGCAAAATAGTTACCAATAGTGGACCTGCCGAAGGAATTATTTTGATTTATTCACAATATATCGCCGGTGGATTGATTCCGATTGCTCTTGCTCTAGAAGAAATGGGATTTACTAGATTTGGTGAAAATGCAAAACCTTTCTTTAAATCTCCTCCGGTTCCTATTGTTGATTCTAGAACGATGAAGCCAAGATCAGATAAAAATACAAATTTTATGCCAGCACGTTATGCGATGATTACCGGAGATCCAAGAATTTCTCCAAATAATGATTATGATGTAAAAGCTCTAACCGGTGAGGATAATAAAGATGGAAATAAAATTAAAATTGTTCTTATATCAAGAGCTGGTTCTGAGGGATTGGACTTTAAATTTATAAGACAAGTACATATTTTAGAGCCTTGGTATAATATGAATCGAATAGAGCAAATCATAGGACGCGCAGTACGTAACTTTAGTCATAAAGACCTTCCTTTTGAAAAAAGGAATGTAGAAATTTTTATGTATGGAACCTTGTTAGAAGACAAAAAAGAAGAATCTGCTGACATATATGTATATAGAGTTGCCGAGTTTAAAGCAGTTCAAATTGGAAAAGTAAGTAGACTTTTGAAAGAAACATCCGTTGATTGTATTATAAATTATGAACAGAGCAATTTCTCTCAAGAAATTATTGCAGAAACTCTCAAAGAACCACTAGAACAGGTTCTATCAAGCGGAAAAGTTTTAAAAGACTTTAAAGCGGGAGACGCTCCTTACTCGGCTGCATGTGACTATATGGCAGACTGCCAATATAAATGCAGACCTTTCAAAGAAATAAACGAGTCAGATTTAAAAGAAGATACGTATAATGAAAGCTTTATTGTTATGAATTCAGAAAAAATAATTCAGAAAATTCGAGCATTAATGAAGGAACGTTTTTTTTACAAAAAAAAAGATTTACTCGAGAGAATTAATACCCCGAAAAAATATCCACTAGTCCAAATATATGCTGCACTCACACAACTGATAGGAGATAATAACGAATTTATAATTGATAAGTTCGGAAGAAGTGGGAGTCTAATAAATATCGACGAATATTATTTGTTTCAGCCTAGTGAATTAAGTTATGAAAATATTTCAGTTTTTGATAGATCCGTTCCTATAGACTACAAACATAGTATGATAAAATTTGATGTGAATAAGAAAATAGAAAAAATAAGTCTTGAAAACAAAGAAGTAGAAGTAAAACCTCATGAAAAACGCAAAGAATCTGTTAAAGTTTCCAACATCATAAAAAAATTAAATGAAAAATTTGACTTGGTAAAAGAATATATACAACAAAATAAGAGTGTTTCTACAGGAGAAGAAGATACCGATAATAATTGGTATAGATACTGCGGTCTTGCTATACGAAAAATGGCAAATCAAGGCATAACATTTGATAAATTTTCAAATTTTTTAGTTGAACATATTGTTGATATGATGTTATTTGATGAAAAATTGGAATTATTAAACTATTTATATTCTTTAGAAGTTGTTGATGAAAATAGTTTTGAAGGTATCATAAAAGAGTATTTAGACGGAAAAATTTTGAAAACCTCTAGACTTAATGCAATTATTCTTTATGACATGGACAAACGTAAAATAATGAAACTTGATGAGAGAAAAAACAAATGGGTTGATGCAGAACCTGAGGACATAAAAGATTTAACTGGATCTATAAAACAAAACTTTTCGGTTAACGCAAATGACTTTAATAATATGGTTGGATTTATTGGTCACGACGATAAAAAAAAATTTATGGTTTTTAAGTTTAAAAACATGAAAGAAAAGCGTCATACGGGAGCAAGATGTGACCAAAAAACAAAAGCAAAAATATTAGAAATTATGAACGATATTGAAGGAAGTGAAAAATATACAAAAGAAAATACAAAAGGTATTACCCAGGCAGAGTTATGTCCTTTACAAGAATTGATAATGCGAAACTATAACAATATGAAAAAAAATGGAAAAATATGGTTTTTAGATCCTGAGACGGCAAAAATTTATGGATTTTAATAAAATTGAATCATATTAAAAAGATATTATGTATTATAAATATATTAATGGAAAAACCTCAACCAAAGCAATTTCAACAAAAATATAAAAAAAGAGAAACCAAGATTAATACAATTTATTCAAGATGTTTGATTACACGTAATATTCTTTTACCAATAACCTGTATAGGAAAAAATATTAAAGAAACAATAGAGAAATATTCAACAATAAATTTTGAAGGCAAGTGTGTGGTAGAAGGTTTTATTAAACCGGGTTCAATAAAGATTATAACGTATTCGAGCGGTCTTGTTCAAGGAACAAACATTTCTTTTGAAGTGGTTTTTGAGTGCGAGATTTGCTGTCCCGTTGAGGGAATGCTTATTTCTTGCGTGGCGAAAAATTTAACTAAGGCTGGCATTCGTGCTGAGAGCGCCGATGAGGTTCCGACTCCAGTTGTTGTATTTATTGCCAGAGACCATCACTATTCTGTTTCACAATTTTCAAACATTCAAGAAGGAGATAAATTTATGGCTAGAATCATAGGGCAGCGTTTTGAACTCAATGATAAATATGTATCTATTATTGCCGAGCTAGTTGTCGAAAAAGTGCAAAAAAAAGGTGAACCAGCAAAACCAAAACTTGTATTTGAAGAGGAATAATTTTGCTTTTATAAACCTATTTTTTTTGCAAAATGTTATACTTCAATTAAGAATATAAAAACAAATGCAAGTATTTCAATATGGAGGCAGTTTCTGAAGAAATAGACGAGATTAATGTTGTGGAACTAAATGGAATTCGCGATGCACTCGAAAATATGTCAAAATTTAACCAAGTTGAAGTTCTTCGTATTCTAACAAAATATAAAGAGGTTTCTCTCAACGAAAATAAATATGGAATTCATATCAACCTTTCAGAGTTGAAAAGAGAGCTTATTGAAGAATTAAAAAAATATATTAATTATGTTAACGCGCAGGAGATTGAACTGAATCATCTTGAAAAGCAAAAGGAGACGTTTAAGAATATATACTTTACAAAAGATAATAAAGATATTCCAGGAAAAATAGTTAGTAATAAATGAATATTGAAAAATTAGAAGATTTTATGCTTACAGGTAAAAGAGTGGCTCGTTCCATTCTTTTGGAAAACAAAAATACTGGCATAAAATATTCTCCGGAAAAAAAGAGTCAAAATCAAAAACAATCGTCAAATCAAACACAAAATATTAGCAAGACACATGTATTTACTTTTCCGAATCAGAAAGATTCTTTATTTTGGTGTCTTTATATTATGAAAAATGGCCAAGAAGCATATAATGCACTTGAGAATATAAATATTGTCATTGAAAAGAAAATGAAAATAGAGTATATTGAGGAATTGCGAAAAAATAAACACATTATAAAAAGTTCTAAAATTGCTCCGCTAGTTTATATTGAAAATTTCTTAGCAAATGAAGAAAAAATTGATATTAAAACATTTTTTACCTTGTGTATTTTGGAAAAGATAAGTCTATTGTATCTTTATAAAAAAACATTTTTTCTTTTAAACAAAAGTGAAGAAAATATTAATGATTTGACGTGTATTCATGTAGTGAAAAGAAATGATATTCCGTTGAAATTTGGCGTCGTCGAAAACGAAAAATTAGAAAAAATAAAAGAGTATATGGAAACACTATACAAAATAGAAAATATCAGCAAGCCTATAAAAGGTTTATCAAGTTATAAGGTTTCAGAATTAGTAGATATATGTAAAAAGCTAGGAGTTGAAATAATAAATAACACGACAAATAAACAGAAAACAAAAAATGAACTTTACCAATTATTAGTTCAACAATTTTAGTTAAAAATTGATAAAGAATATAAAAAATATAGCATGTAGTATATAACAAACGATGCCAATTAAAAAAGAAACAAAAGAAAATATTTTGGAGGAAGATTCTAAAAGAAAAAATTATCGAAAAGAAATAGATAAGAGACCGCCACAAGCGCAACTTGAAACCTTGATAGCCGTATATTACTCTGAAAATCCTTTTACAAAAGATGTCAAAAAAAATTTTGAGCTTGAAGTAAAGTTCGGCACAAAGGGAATTAAATATCTCACAAAAATAGACTATGATAATGTGATACGAAAAGTTAAGTCGTTTGGATTTATTTCAGTAAATGAACAGGGGGCATACATGTTGCGAATTCAAAACGAGTTTCTAGATCCAGCTAGCGGCTCTTTCCGTGAGTCAAATATTAGAACAGAAATTGTTGGTTTGAATGCTATACAAGATTTTTGCAAAACGAACGACATAAAAAAAACATTAACAAATGTGCAATGTTCTAAGTGTATAAGTTTTATTAAAAAAGCCCCTCTTTATTTGAAAGATGAGAAGGTAAAGGACGTAAATTTTGACGATTTTAATTTTCGTGTTTCGTTGAAATTGGAAGAAAATTTAGGGGTTACAGAAAGAAATGTAAGAGGAATGATCGATAACTGGGAAAAAACAAAGAAGACACTATTTCGCTACATAAACCGAGTTGCTTTTGAACACCCCGACTACCCTGTTAAGGTAGATATTAGTATCGTTAAAAGTTCAAGAAAAGAAGGAAGAGAATACGTAAAAGCATATAGGACAGACGAGTCTGGCGTTTTTACTGAGCCAGAAGCTTATGAAATAGAACTTGAGGTAAATAATGAAAAAATAGGTCCTGGAACGGAGTTTAATACTCCAAATAAAATTTTGCAAGCTGTTCGCAAAGTAATAAAGTTTGTTTTGATGGGTTTACAGGGAACAAATTATCCTATTTCTTATGTTGAACAAAAAAGCGTAATTCAGTCTTACATGAAAATGTTACATGGCGATGAATTTGATCCGAATGATTATAAAAAATCAAGAATTTTTAATAGTAATTTTATCGGACCTTCTTCGCAAACTTTGCAGATACAAAATATTATTCCTTTAGATGAAAATATGAACGTTCCGAACATCCGAAACAATTTTGTTGTGACAGATAAAGCGGACGGAGATAGACACTTACTCTATATTTCTGGAAACGGAAAAATATATTTGATAAATACGAACATGAACGTAATATTTACGGGAGCAATCACAAAAGAAAAGGCGACTTTCAATACTCTTATAGACGGAGAACTAGTGCCGCATAATAAAATGGGAGACTTTATTAATTTATTCGCCGCTTTTGACATTTATTATATACAAAATAATGATATTCGTGCATACACTTTTATTCCCACGAACGAAGAAGCAAATAAAGCAAAATCTAGATATCCTTTGTTGAAAAATATATTTCGTTCATTGAAAGCGACCTCTATAGTTGAAGGTGAAATGAGTCCGATGCGATTTGAATGTAAGAGCTTTTATCCTAGGAATCTAGGTGATAGTATATTTTCAGCATGTAATTATATTTTGACAAGAGAAAAAGAAGGGGCTTTTGAATATAATACAGATGGTTTAATATTTAGTCCTGCGTTTTTTGGAGTAGGATCTGAAAGTATCGGAAAAGCCGGAAAACTGAAAAAAATAACCTGGGAATATTCTTTTAAATGGAAGCCTGCAAAGTATAATACGATCGACTTTCTTATTACAACAAAGAAAACAGCAAATGACGAAGACTCTATTACTCCAATTTTTGAAGATGGTCTCGATATGTCAGAGACTTCTCAGCTGAAACAATATAAAACAATCGTTTTGCGGTGCGGATTTAGTCAAAGAGATCATATTTACTTGAATCCTTGTCAAGATGTTTTGGATGACAAGCTTCCAGAGTTTAGCAATGTAGAAGAGGAAAATTTATACGAGCCTAAGCGATTCTATCCAACGGATCCTTATGATGAGAGCGCTGGAATATGTAATATAATATTGAGAAAAGATGATTCTGGAACAAATCAAATGTTTACAGAAGAAAATCAAGTATTTCAAGATAATACTATTGTTGAATTCAGCTATGATATTGACGCTGAACCTGGATGGAGATGGATACCTCTACGTGTAAGATATGATAAAACCGCGGAACTTAGAAATGGCGGAAAAAATTATGGAAATGCATATAATGTAGCAAATAGTAACTGGAAGTCAATTCACAACCCTGTTACAGAAGAAATGATAACTACCGGAGTAAAAATACCCGATACTATCGGAGACGAAAGCGTTTATTATAATAGAACTACAGCTTCTACTAAAACAAGAGGGTTGCGAGACTTCCACAATTTATATGTGAAGACTCTTTTAATTACAAGCGTGGCAAAAAAGGGTGATACATTAATTGATTATGCGTGCGGAAAAGGAGGAGATTTTTCAAAATGGATCAAAGCAAATTTATCATTTGTTTTTGGAATTGATGTTCACTCAGATAATCTGGAAAATAGAATAGATGGGGCATGTGCTAGATTTCTCAATTTTAGAAAAGAATTTCAGAGTGTTCCATATGCTTTGTTTGTAAATGGTGATAGTACGGCAAATATTCGAAATGGGTCGGCAATGTTAAATGATAAAGCTAAGGAAATAACGCGCGCAGTGTTTGGTGAGGGAACCAAAGACGTAGAAAAATTGGGAAAAGCAGTTGTAAGACAATATGGAAAGGGAGTGGAAGGATTCAATATATCATCGTGTCAATTTGCAATTCACTACTTTTTTGAAAATCAAACTACATTTCAAAACTATATGAGAAATATATCAGAGTGCACCAAGGTTGGCGGATATTTTATCGGAACAAGCTACGATGGAAAACTACTTTTCAATCTTTTGAGGGGTAAATCTATGGGAGATGGAGTAGAAATAATTCAGGACGGAGTAAAGGTTTGGGATATAAAGAAACAATATTCAAGTGACTCATTTGAAGACGATATAACTTGTTTAGGATACAAAATAGATGTTTTCCAAGAATCAATTAATAAATCATTTTCTGAATTTTTGGTAAACTACGATTATTTGAATCGGGTAATGGAAGATTACGGATTTAAAATAATTACTAGAGAAGAAGCACGAGCAATCGGAATGCCTGAAGGAAGTGGTTTATTTAGTGAACTATTTATGAATATGCAAGAAGAAGTAAAACGTGTAAAATCAAAAGAAAAGGACTATGGTAAGGCCCTTTTTATGAACGCTTTCGAGAAAAAGATTTCTTTCTTGAATAGATATTTCATCTACAAAAAAATTAGAAATGTAAATGCTGCAAAAGTTGAATTAGAATCTACCGAAGAATCAGAAATAGTTGTACCTCTTCAAACAAAAAAAAATGTAAAAGAAACAAAAAAAGTGGTTAAAACAAAAATACGTAAACTGGATAAGAAAATAACACTAGAAGAGGGGAATGATAATAAAAAACAACCCGCAAAAAAAATACTTCTAATTGAAGAAGAAGATTAAACCCGTTCGGAAAAGACTTAAAAAATAAATAGTATTATAGGATAACTAATGAGTTATTATATATTACCAAAAATTCAAAATAATATATCAGTTAGAATTGAAATTCAAAGAGAAGAACTATACCCGTATGTTTCTCATAGTATTATTCATTATTACAGCGACGCATTGAAACTTATAAAGAGGTTATGTCAAAATGAAACAGATGAAATATTTTGCAACATCGAAGAACTTACAAAAATAGTAAATCCATATGAATATATTTTTTCTAAGGTGACTGGGTCAAAATTCTCTGTTAGTAAAATAAAACCATTCTCAAATGTATTCTATGACTTTCTAGAAATATCTCAAACGTTGAATATGTTCGATACTTATGGAGATACAGACATTTCATCTCTTCATTTTGGTTTAAATCGAAACTCAACAATTGAATGTATGAACATCATGAGAGAAGAAAATAACGACTTAAATTTGGGATTTGACAGCTTAGACAAATATGATAGTGAAAATATTTTAGGAATGAATAATATTCATTTTCTCTATTATGAAAATAGTTCGGATAAAAACGTAATACTTAATCTACTCAAATTTATAATTTTGCTTTTAGAAAAGCAAAAGAGCGGTGGATTTTGTGTGATCAAAATTGAGAATCTATTTTATAAACCGATAGTTGATATTTTATATATTTTAAGTAGCCTTTACGAAAAAATTTATATTATAAAGCCTAATACATCTCTCATAACAAACTTTGAGAAATATGTCGTTTGTAAATATTTTACATCTGATTTCGAGAGAATGAAATCATACTACGAAAATTTAAGTTCTTTTTTAGAAAAATTTTGTGACGAGTCTTTGAAAATATCAAATATTACAAAAGACGAAATTCCATATTATTTTATCAATAAAATAGAAGAGGCAAACATAATCGTTGGACAACAGCAGCTCGAGTCCCTTGATCAAATTGTGAATATTCTTAAAAATAGGAACAGAGAGGATAAAATTGAATCTTTAAAAAAAAATAATCTGCAGAAATGTATTCATTGGTGTGAAAAATATAAAATTCCGTATAATAAATTTACTGAAAAGGTTAATATTTTCTTACCATTTTTCAAACCAGATGACGAAAGAGCGCTCTTTGAAAGTGTAGAAGAAGATTTAGATAATAATGTTGTGATAGAAATATTTGATCAAAATGAAAAATTCGACTAAAGATTTGCATATGAAGATTGAAAATGATTTGTAGGAAAGGGAGATTGCACGTTAGCCCCTCGTATAGAAAATTCGGTAGGATTGGTTATTACAGAAGTATTTTTAGCGGAACAAGTTCTGTGATTTTGAAACCTGGGCCAAAAGTTAGTAAAATAATCTTGTGTGCAATAAGAAGCTTTATTTTTATATAAGAATGGTATCACAGGATTTCCTCCGGGGTTTATTGCTGGCCCAATTCCAAGTTTCGATTCAACTTTTTGTTCTCTGTTGTATCCTGCCAAATTCTTTTCGATTGTTGTAACATTCAATTTTAAAATTCTTGTACTGCTAGAAACAGCACCTTGTTGAGCAAATTGAGAGTTGTTCGGTTTGTAAACTACTAACTTGCAGCCAACTGGGTTATTGGGACCTTCGAATGGGATTCCGACATACGGGTTACTTGTGAAATCAGTAAATACTTTCAAGGCAGATGTTTTCGTTGGATCGGTAAGTCTTCCAAGATAATTTGCAAAAGCATTCAGAGTTTGTATATTCAAACTATAAAAGGCTGAAATTTGAGCATTTGTTAATATTTTTTGATTTTGCATAATTTGTATCATTGCCGCAATTAAATTAATCTCAGAGGCTTGGTAAATCTCGGCATTCGGTTGACAATTTGCGACATACGTATTGAGCGTTGCTAACGGGCTTCCCGGTTTAGCATTCTGAATTGCCTTTTCCGTAATAAATGGATGATTATATACAGCAGCAGGAACATTTGCTGGTCTCACAAAATTGAAAGCTCGCTGTTCGTAAGTTTGACATCTATTTTGCATATATTGTGCGTGAGTTGTATAATAATTTTTTTTTAAATTTGTGCTTGCGGGAATAACTCTGCGAAGAGCTTTTCTCTCTGCATTACAGCAAAATTTTGGTATTTGAGTTTCTGGTTCAGGATTTTCTGTAAGGTATTCAGGATTAGGTTTGTAGTTAGCAACAATTCCGGTACCTTCGCAAGTTTTGCAATCAATATCTGACTGCAGTTGTCCATTTTTTTCATTTACTGGATTTTCTTTTACGATGAAAGATCCGGGAGAATCAATCATTTGTGAAATAACTCCGAATCCGCCGGCACCTCCACCTAAAGAAGTCCCTTTTGAAGACTTAACCTCGCGATCATAATTTCTTGTAACTTGAATAATATTATTTGGATTTTCTGGATTAAGAAGAATAATCGGAATAGGAATTGTAGTACCTTTTCTGTAATGTTTGATAGGTCTAGCTTTTCCAAAAGCTGCCGGAAAATTATTTCCAACATCTTTATTAGTAAGAGGTCGAATGTGTCCAGCGGCTACACCAACCGGCCAACTGCCGACGCCGTTTGCTTTCCAGGTAATATAAGGAACGGCACCCTGATATTGGCCTACATTATTATATGTTTTCATTCCTTGTGGATAAAATGCTGATGACATAATATATAGTTATTAAAGAAAATAAAAAAATACATATATGTATATAGCAATGTTGGTGAACTTTTTAATTATAGTTTTTATACTACTAATTATTTATCAAATATTTTTATCAAATTTATCTTGTATTGAAGGACTTCAATCTTCTAAAAAAGAATCTTCTGTTATTTTTGAACCGAAGAAAAATAATATGATAGATGATATAAAAAAAAATGTAGAAAAAGTTACCGAAAGATTCAAAAATGCTGGAAAAAAAACCTAGTCTTTTACTATTAGATAATTTTTATATTTACATAGATTAAATGGCGAATTTATTTCAGGAAATTGTTTCTTATCCAAGTAAATGGCAGTCTAATACGATATTATCATCAAATAAAGATAAAAAAACTTCAGATTCATCGAATTTGATGCAAAATATAAATGGTTTGACTGACTATATAAATAATTTAATTTCTAGAGAAGATTTAGTAAAGAAACATTTATTCAAAAAACCTTCTTCTCAGGATGATGAGTTAGTTACATTCAAAGCAATGGGATCAAAAAATAATGTTTATCAATATGTACCATTGATAGAAAATACAAATCTACCACTAGAAAAAGTAGAATCCGATCCTATCCCTTTTCCAAAAGATCCGATGGTGCAAATTTATTTTGCCGGACTCGCTGCATTAGGCATTTATGTTCTTACAAAATTACTCAAAAATAAATAATATATAAACAAGAAATTTTATATATCATTTTTATCTTCTTCTCCTCCTTCTGGTTTTTCCTCCAACCCAATTATGTGGCATAGCGGTTGGGTATCCTGAAACGCGACCCGCGTTCATTGTGAGTCGGTCGTTATAGTTATTAAAAGCGCGTACATTTTGCCCGCCCCCTCTCTTAGATCCTCGTCTCTTAAATGTTCTTGCCATTTCTATATAAATAATGCAAGAAATTAATATTTATTATTTTTTCTTGTTTTTCTTCTGCGGCGACGCTTTCCTCCACTTTGACTTTGTCCTGGGTTGAAAGATTGTTCCGAACTGCTATAGGAGTTTGCTGGTGCGGCCGCTGTAGACGATCCCAAACCAATTTTATTTTTAAAATCACTGAAAAGATTTCCGATACTGCTCATAAATTTGTTTGCACTTTCTTTTGCACTTTCCCCCCAACCCTCTCCACCTCTTCTTCTTTTATTTGTTCTCCTTTTTGCCATATATTATAATACAAGAAATTATAATATAACTTTATTTATTTAAAAATCATGTGAGCCAATTTAAAACCCGCAATTCCACCTAAAACTTCTGCGATGATATAAGGAATAATATCTCGACTACTTACTTTTCCTGCGGCCAATAGAGAGATGGCTACTGCTGGATTAAACGCGCCGCCAGAAATACTTCCACCCAATAAGACTGCAATCGCTAAAGCGGCACCAATCGCTAAATAATTTCCAGTAGCAAAAATTATAAAACAAAGTAGGGCTGTTCCTAAAAACTCAACCAAATACTTTTGAAGCATTAATATATAGATTGTAGATAAAATAATTGAATTTTAAATTAATATGTTGGCCTACCTCCTCCGAGAGCCCCCCACGCACATACTTGTCCGTTTGTTAAACTAGTATTATAAATAGAACCCTTCTTTTTTGGCGCAACGCATCCACCCGATCTTGCCCGACGCAAACTCGATCTAGTTCCACTAGGATAATAATTTTTTGTTGTAATTGGCTCGACTAAAGGAAGTCCAACCTTGTAGGCGCTTTTTCCAACAGCGTTACTTTTCCTTATATTTACGTACATTGATGATTGAATCGGAGCAATATAATTCATATGCGTACTCGTTGGATGCTGCACATTTGTTGAATAGTCTTGAAATGACGAAGGGGTTGATATTTTTCCTAGAGCCCTTTGTAACGCAAGTTGATGTTGCGTGAATGCTTGTGCTCTTAGATATTGATGCCTAGCATTTGTATTATCCGCGGCGTAAGGAGGAGATTGATAAGGGTAAAACTGCTGGGGCGTTGGTCTTCTGCCGTTCAATGTTCCAAGATTATGCACTCCTGAAACTGGCGGATACTGATTCGTGCTTAATGGCCCGTAAACCGGAGTTATAACAATATCATCAAATTGTGTCATTTATACTTGTACTATATAAATATAAAAGAAAATACACTTATAAAGTTGATTATTTCACATATCATGCAAGTCAATTAGAACTAGTTTTGGTTTTGATATTTTATTTATTCTAGTATCCGATTCCCACTCTTTTATTACCTGATAATATCTATCAAGTGCATCTTTATAGTTATACCAAATAATAGCAAATGGCTTACTTCCCACAACAAATGTAACTTCGTTTTCTGGAAATTCTTGAATTATTAAATATGCCTTTGTTTTAACCATCTTAATTATATTATTTTTTCCTTTAAATTTGTTTATTTTAATATCTGCGAATAGCGCGAATAGCACTTTGAGATCCGCTTCCAGAGTTTCCGCCGTTTGTTACTGCGTTGTAATTTTTTCCAACCGCTTTCTGTTTTAAATATGTAACGTAATCAGAGCTATCGTATACATACTTTGTATTGCAAGTTCCTGCAGGAACGCCAGAATTGTCACAATTATTTTGAATAGCGCCAAAATGTCCTCTTAAACCTTTTAAGTTGGGTCTGCTCTGAAAACTTTGACAAGGACCTCCACAGGAATAGTAAATCCATTCACGGGCTAATAAGTCGCCGGAGTTTGTTACTGCGCGAAAAGGAGTGCATACGCGTTTCAAATTTTTAACGGCTAATTGTTTTGGATAAACATTATTCCACGCATTTCGTAGAGTAAAACGTGTTTGAGCAAACTCTTCGTTATTATCTGTGTCATTTAAAGCTTGAGGGATAAAACCGGGTATACCGCCACCTAAAACAGGACGCCCTCTTGCTGTATTTTGGAGAATATTCGCCTTGTTGATTATATTCGAATAGCTACCATTAATTGCGCTTGTATATCCAATCGATGTTGACATTTATATACTATAGTCCGATAAAATAAAACTCTAGCTAAATAAATATACTTTAAAAAGTATGATAAAACATTTTAATACTTTCATATATTATAATGCAGCTTCTCCTTATTTCTTCAATTTTGTTTGTATGCATCGACGCAATATATTTAAATTTAATGAAAGGCTATTTCAATAATCAAATCAAAAAAGTGCAAGGTTCTATTATTCAAATAAATATGGTAGGCGCGTTTATAACATATATATTTTTAATCTTTGGTCTTAACCACTTTATTATTAGTAAAAATAAAAGTGTAAAAGAAGCATTCTTACTAGGTATAGTTATTTATGCTGTGTATGAATTTACAAATTTATCTCTATTAAAGGATTGGTCTGTTCTTACGACTATCCTAGATACTACGTGGGGAGGTGTTTTGTTTGCTTTAACGACGTATTTAGTATACGAGATTAAAAAATTATTTTAATTTCCACTTAGTACTGCATATAAAGTAGAGAGATATATCTCCAAATAATGCGCTCATATTTTGTATATGTGCACATTATTTAAAAAGTGATTGGGGGTATGTTTCCAAAATCACTAATAAAAGTATTTGAAATATTTTTAAATGTATCATTCATTTTATCTACTTCACTACTTACGTCGAAGCCCACACATCCATCCATCCATTTAGTTATTCCCGTCCAGTCAAAAATAACTTTTATTGTGTATTTATAAACAAGTTCCATATAATCAACTATCCACCCGGGTATGAAATAGCGTAAAAAACCATCAACTCCCGATAATGTTCCTTGTATTCCATATGCTGGAACACAACTTGGTAAGTTAGTTATTTTATCTCCGATTAATCTAAATATATTGAAAATCTCAACAAATACATCTCCGAGTCCCGTAAAAAGAGTTGTAAAAGGGTCAACAATTGCTTTATTAAGAATGCCCGGTATTTGATCAAAAAATTTAAGCAATTTATCTATTACCACAGTTTTTACTGTCTCTTCAACCAATTTTATGAATTCCATAAATTTTTCGTCTATTTCTTTAGTTACACGTTTACCTGTTTCTTCTATAGTTTTAACTCCTGACAAAACACCGGTTTCTACTGTAGTTGCTGCATCCGTAACACCGGTAGTTATAGTTTTACCTATTCCGTCTATTTGTTTTCCTATTCCTTTTACTTCTTTAGTTATTAGCGAGCCAGCAGATTCTATATTACTTATTACTGGAGTTATTCCATCACTTAACGAAGATAATGCACCTTTAAACTCATCACCTATAATTTTTTCAACGCCAGCTATTTTATCTCCCACTCCAGATAGTTCACTTCCTATAGTTCCACCTATAGATTGTACACTACTTATTGAAGATGTAACACCCTGTGATGCAGAACTAACCGCTTCATCCAACTTGCCTTTTATAGTAGGTCCGACATTTTTTACTTCATCTCCTAGTACAGAAACTTTATCAAGTATATCACTTACTCCTCCAGTAATTGTTGGACCGATTGAAGTTAATTGCGATCCTATAGTATTAAATTGATTGTCTATAGTATTGATAGCACTAGTCACGCCTTTAAATACGGGGTTGCCTGTAATCTGAGTATCTATTGCATCTGCAGCAAGTTTATATTGATCGGAAATAACACTTGGTAATTCAGTTATTTTAGTTGTTAAACCACCTGCTTTATCTGCGAGAGATGAAGCGCTTTGATAAGTTTGTTCTACTTTCGCTGGTAAATTAACAATACCATCTTTTATTTTTGTCATAATATTTCCAATATCTTCTACATTAAACCCTTCACTGACCTTATTTTTTTTTAGTAAAATAAAATGGGTTACTATGACAATCAATATGAGTATTAATATGAAAGTAATATTTTCATTTAAATATCTATTAAAGTTTTTAAATTCATTGTTTGTATAAATTAGTGCTGTGTTAAATAGTAAATTTATACTACCTAAATAGTTATTGATGGTTTTATTTATTGTTTTTAAACTATTATTCATTGCAGATATATAATATAACTATATATTTAGTTTAAATTTAGATAAACTATTTTCAAAAGTTTTTGGAATTTCTTCAAAAATACCTCCAAGTTTTTTTATTTCATCGGTAAAATCTTCCATAGGTTTTGCTATATTATCAAAAAAGGACGCGGCATCATTTTCAATATCTTGAATTGTACTTCCGAACTCTTTTATTGACGAAGGAATAGATTCAAATAACGATCCAAATTCAGTAAAAGATTTTTTAATGTCAGAGACTATGTTATTTATTTTATCCATATTTTGTGATATCTGTAAGTTTATATCATTTATCATTTGTGTAATAGGTTTGAATATTTCGGATACTGTTTTTAAAGTATTTCCTAACTCGCTTAATGCGCCATAGAAACTAGATAAAAGAGTTTTCAGATCTGTTATACCTGACTCCATTCCGGAATTTATTACTTCGTCGAGTTTGGGAAATAAATTTTTTATTTGCTCCATTTGTAAATTTAAGTTACCAATTACGTCTTTTAGATCATTTACGCCTCTTTCTAATACACTTTGTGACGATATCAAAGAATTAATATAACTAGTAATAACACCTATTAATTTATCGATCAAAGATTGCATACCTAATAATTTTGGAGCCGCAGTATTAACGTCGATTATTTTTAAATCTTGAGAAACCTTGCCGATTGCATCTACCATATTTTTAACTTTTGGTATTAAACTATCAAAACTATTATTAATATTATTAACATCGGAATCAATATTTGGAAAGATTTTCACAATATCGTTTGCAAATTGGGTAATAGCGGCCTTGGCGGCTTCCGCTATACGACGTAATTCTGCAGCAGCAGCTTCTGCAGCGGCCTGTATACGAAGTCTTTCTGTCTCAGCAGCAGCAACAGCAGCAGCAGCAGCATCAGTAACAGCATTAACGGCTTTATTAGCAGTATTAACTACAGTATTAACGGCTTTATTAGCAACAGGAGCAACAACGGCCCTGAAATCGTTCCACCCCCACCCTTCCCTTATTATTTTTTTTTTTTTAATAAAATGAAAAGATATTAAAATCAATAAAATTATTATTATAAAATTTATATTTTTATTCAAATAAACATAGATATTTTTTAATATATCATTCATTGCAGATATATAATATAACTATATATTTAGTTTAAATTTAGATAAACTATTTTCAAAAGTTTTTGGAATTTCTTCAAAAATACTTCCAAATTTTTTTATTTCATCGGTAAAATCTTCCATAGGTTTTGCTATATTATCAAAAAAGGACGCGGCATCATTTTCAATGTCTTGAATTGTACTTCCGAACTCTTTTATCGATGAAGGAATAGATTCAAATGACGATACAAATTCAGTAAAAGATTTTTTAATGTCAGAGACTATGTTATTTATTTTATCCATATTTTGTGATATCTGTAAATTTATAGCATTTATAATTTGTGTAATATATTTGAATATTTCAGACATCGACTTCAAAGTAGTCTCTAAATTAGTCAATGCTCCATAAAAACTAGATAAAAGCATTTTTATATCTGTTATACCCGACTTCATTCCGGAATTTATCTTTAGCCTCTTGTGCTGTGGCGACAAAGCCTGTGTAGCCCTTACTAAATGCAGTAGCAACCTGATTAAAAAAATCCATTATAACTATTTAGTAAAAATAAATATATTATTTTTTAAAATAAACTTTATTTTTCTAAACTAGAAATTTTATATGTGTAACATTTTTGAGTTGTGCGAGACTCAACTATACGACTTTAAGTTTTTATTTATTATCGCACTTTTTTATTTCAAACGAATCAGTGGTCTGTTATCATTCTTGGCGAAATATTCATCGTTGTCAGTTCTTGAAATAATAATTTGCATGCATAAGGAATTTCTACATATGCAAAGTCGGTTCTATTTTCGCATGTTCTGCAATGATGAATATTCATTTCGTCATTATATGAAGCAATTAAGCCACACTTTTTGCAAACATGCACTTGATACTTATCAGACGAATCATACATGCGACCTCTCGTAAATCGAGACGCTCCATGTGAAATCATACAATCGCGCTCCATCTCACCGAATCGTAAACCACCATCTCTGCTTCTACCTTCAGCAGGCTGACGGGTCAAGTTTACCATTGGACCAATTGAGCGGCTGTGAGCTTTGTCGCTCACCATGTGCTTCAGGCGCTGATAAAATACCGGACCCATAAATATACTCGACTCCAGTTGCTCTCCAGTTAGACCATTGTACATGAGCTCGTTACCATGAGCCTCATAGCCAACCTTCAATAATTCTTTGCAAATATCGCCAACTTCAAAATTTCCAAACGATGTTCCATCTCCGAAAAGACCAAGAGAAACAAGGGTTTTGCCCAATATGGTTTCTTTCAATTGCCCAATTGTCATTCGAGAAGGAATCGCATGAGGATTAATAATAATATCTGGCTTTACCCCGCACCTTGTGTATGGCATATCTTCTTCAGGAATAATATTTCCAATTGTTCCTTTCTGCCCGTGTCTCGATGAAAATTTGTCACCAATCACAGGTTTGCGAATTGTTCTCAATCTTACCTTTGCAAAATTATAGCCATCGCCGTTTCTATCGATGTAATTTTTATCAATATATGTTTCTTCCGTTGTTCGATAAATTTTGCTCTGATCCTCATATTTAATAATTTTTGTATGATCATTCTTATTCTCCTTAATAGGCGTCATTTTTGCAATAATAATATCGCGATTTTCTACTAGAGTATTTTCAGGAACAACGCCCTTATTATTTACCTTGTTGTAGTTTCCAAATTTCATACCTTTTGTTTTTGTAGCATCAGGCTTGCAACGAATTTCTTCGTCTCCATTTATCTTTTGTTTATCTTCATCTTTTTCTGTGTGATAAATTGTCGCAACAAACAAACCTCGGTCAATAGAACCTTTGTTAAATAATAGCGAATCCTCTTGATTGTATCCAGTATGCGTCATAATTGCAACAATTACATTTGTTCCAGAGGGAATTTCATTTAACTTGATCAAATTCATGGTTCTCGTATCTACCAGAGGTCTTGTAGGATAGTTAAGAACGTACGCGGTCTTGTCCATTCGATTTTCATAATTGGTCACATAAACCCCCATAGCCTGTTTCGACTGAGCACATTGATAAGTATTTCTTGGAGACTGGTTGTGTTCAGGAAAAGGAATACAAGACGCCAAAATCCCAAAGATTGTACTTGAATGAATCTCGCAATGTGTATACTTGTATATTTCATCCGTTTTTCGAGAAAGATCAGATGGGTGCGCAGCAATAAGTGACCAGCTCTGTTCTTCCGGATCAATATATTCAAGAACAGACTCGTCGATTGTACAATCTGTAAAAAGCTGGTCCCAATTTAATTTATCTTCTTTCAAGTTTTTGAGAATAGAATTTGTTATCAAGGCTTGATTATTTTTTACTTTTAGAAGAGGTCTAGAAAGTCTTCCAGCATCACTGCAAACGCGAATTTCTTTCATTTTATAGTCGAATATAATTGAGGTATAGATATTTATGATTCCTTTATGTTTTTTTTCCTTGAGACTAGTATATAGTTCAACAGGATTATCCGAAATTCCTACCCAGGCTCCATTAATGAATACTTTCACCTTATCGAACATTTCTTCTGCGGCTAAGTTTCTAATATCCGTAACATATGGCATTACATATTCGTGCAATGGAGTTGAATTAGAATGAATTGTAACGTGAGTCATGTAACTCAAATTTTTAACAATACCAACTGATTGGCCTTCTGGAGTTTCAGCAGGACACAAAAACCCCCAACACGTATTATGAAGCTTACGAGGTGGAATCAATTTTCCGCTTTTATCTGTTGGAGTTGAAATTCTTCGCGCATGACTCAAACTAGAAACGTATGTTAGTCGATTCAATACTTGAGCAACGCCTACTTTATTACTATTTGTATGCTTAATTCCAAAGTCGCCTGTAGCTAGTGCACGCTTCAGACCATTTTCAATTGTCGTAGATTTAATAATTTTATAAATATTTGTCAAATTAATGATATTTTCGTAGGAGTCCGTAGACTTCCACGATCCTCCATTAATCTCACGAATCACTTGTTTTTCCATATCTTTTACTAACTTATTAAAGTAATTGCGAAAGAGATTATTTAGCAGGGTTCCCGTTAAATCCACGCGTTTATTGATATATGCATCACGATCGTCTCCCTTTATCCATTCAAAATAAGCTTGAAATAGCTTGTTTGCCATGTATCCCAAGAAATAAATCTTTTGTGTTTCATTATGACAATGTGGGAATAAATCATTATTCAAAATTTCTAATGTAAATTCATACTTCTTTTTTGCTCCAGTTTCCTTGTCCATGTTAATAGGAGTATACATAGCATAAGTAGTAATAAACTTTACTGCATCTTGTTGCGTCATTATTTTGTTTGCATCAATGATGCAACCTTGAAGAGCCTCTAACATAACTTTATATTTTTCATTGTCAATATTTAATAATATTTTTTCACAAATTTCTTTATCAGAAATCACGCCAAGAGCTCTGAAAACAACAAATAATGGAACGGGTTGTTTTACGCGCGGTATTTGTATGAGAACAGGATAGCCAAATCCGTTATTTTTTGAAGATAGCATCATATTTATTTGTTTGGGAGAAATACACTTGAAATCAGGTACAGATTTTATCTCGGCGCTCCATGTGTACTTTGGCTGATTCTTCGAAATATTGTAGCAATATACTTTATTTTCGGCGGCTCTTTCTTGACCCAGAACAGTTTTCTCTGACCCATTTATAATAAAGTATCCGCCGGCGTCATATTTGCACTCTCCGGTATAAACATTTTCGACGTGCTTATATTGATTTAAAACACAAATATTAGACTTTAACATAATCGGAAGCTTTCCGATATGCACCTTCGGAATAGTCTTATATATTGTTTGAGCATTTTCCAAATTTTCACCATTTCGAATGACATACTTTATATTTATATCAATAGTCATAGCTGACGCATAAGTAAAATTACGAAGTCTTGCTTCCTGCGGAAACATTAATTTGATTGCTCCATTATTCTCATGAATTTGCGGTCTATAGATATGAAAATTATCAAAGGTGATAAATATTTCCAAAGCATATTTACCAGATTTTGCATCAAAGTCTTGTTCTGACGCTATATGGAGAGGATTGAACATTTCAATAGTTTTTATTATCTGATGACCAACAAAATTATTATAAGACTCTAATTGATGGCGCACCAGTCGATCTAAGTGCTGTCCCTTGAAATAAGATTCTATGACATCCCAAGGTTGCTCAATGTATCTTTCACTATCAATAGAATCGTTTTTATTTTTAGAAGACTCCATTTTGGGTATTTCAGTTTGTGTTGGTTTCATTTTGGAGTTATTTTATATTTCAATTTGTTTTTAAATTGTTTTAATAGCAGTCTCATTATCATTTTAAAAATAATATTTAAAATAATATAAATGAATTATCGCATGAATATATATTATGAAATCAAATAGAGGGATGCGTACATTTAGTCCAACCCACATAAATAACTTTAATAATATGTTGAAATACTTAGATAAAAGAGAAAAAAATGAAGAATCATCTGAAAAAAAGGTTTCAGCCGTCTTCAATGATCCTCTAGTTAAAAGTTACCTTGAAAAAGAAAAACAATTTGAGAAGGTTCTTGAAATTTTAGAGGAAACTTTCAATTCTAATTGGGCATCTGGAAACAGAGAAACTAAGATATGTAATTTTATAAACCCAAACCTTTATAAAGAAGTCCCGGTTCGACGTTCGAGTTTAAGTTTTGTCAAGGCTGATGAAAAAAAATCAATAGAACCAAAAGTGAAAAAGGATATTTTTGTAGAGATTCACTCTATTTCCGATTTATTGCGACTTATAGAGGATTATAAACTTGATGAAAAGATTGAATATAATATTAACTTAGAATCGCTTCACAATATAAAAGAACCTCTGCTAGAACTTGACAACATGATTGGAATGAATGAACTAAAAGAAAATATTGTAGACCAAATTTTATATTTTTCTCAAAATCTTCATAAAGTGTTAGATAACGGAAATAACTCGGGGGATTATATGCATACAGTTATTTATGGTCCACCAGGAACTGGCAAAACCGAAATTGCTAGAATTATGGGAAAAATATATAGTAAAATGGGAATATTAAAAAAGGGCATTTTCAAAAAAGTTACAAGAAGTGATTTAATTGCCGGATACTTGGGACAAACCGCAATCAAAACAAAAGACGTCATTAACGAATGTTTAGGAGGGGTTCTTTTTATTGACGAAGCTTATGCTTTAGGGAATAATGAAAAAAAAGATAGTTTCTCAAAAGAGTGTATAGATACTCTTTGCGAAGCTCTAAGTGCTAATAAAGATAACCTTATGGTTATTATTGCTGGTTATGAAAATGAACTTAAAGAATGTTTTTTTGATTACAACCAGGGTCTTGATTCTAGATTTACCTGGCGTTTTAAAACAGAAGAATACAAAGCAAAAGAATTGTTTGATATCTTTTTGAAAAAAGTAAAAGACATAGGATGGTCTATTGAATCAGATACGACAAAGATAAACGAAGCGTGGTTTGAAAAAAATTGCATATATTTCAAATACTTTGGTAGAGACATGGAAGTTTTATTATCAAAAATAAAAATTGCACACAGCAAAAGAGTATTTTGTAAAGGTGCAGAAGAGAAAAAAATAATTACATTTTTAGATTTAGAGAAAGGGCTCGCACTTTATCTTAGAAACGATAATATTAAAAAACGAAAAGAAGAATCGAGCAGAAATTTTTTGCTGTCAGGAATGTATCTTTAGATAAATTGTTTGTTCGTTAACATTCAATAAATGTTTTTTGCCATTTAATATAATAATGTCAAAAACAATACAAATAAATCCTGCTCTATTTAATGTTGGTAGTAGTTTGTCTAAAACAAAAAAAACTAGAGAAAAAAAACAGAAACCGGTTATATCTCCTCTTATAACGCCGAATGCGCTAAAAAATAAATTATTAAAAAGGATAAAAGAGCATAAGAAAACAGAAATTTCAAATTTAAACGGCGATAATAAAAAGAATACTATTTCAGATATCGGTATTTATACAGATGAGTTCAATGATTCAATAGAGTATTTAAAACACTTGTCAAATTTTAAAAAAACCGAAAAAGATCAAACCAATAATAAAACGATGAAAAATTATTCAAGTACTAGTATACCTGTTAAATTGGATTTTCCTGATATTTTAAAAGAAGTTCCCGCACCATCTCTACCTGAGACTTTGAGTAAAATAGAAGAACCGATATTGTTAAAGTCGCATCCTAACGCAGATCCTCCGTACGGATGTTTAAAAGGAGGAAGCAAACCAACTTACAGACACTGGAATTCGACGCAAAAACTGAGAGATAATGTTCAACCAAATTTGGCTTTTTCTATACCGCAAAAACAAGATGATGAATCTTCTTCTAGAGAAAATCGGCTGAATATTCTTAAAGAAAAAATTAAAATGAAACAGCAAGAAAAAAGTGAAGACAACGCTATTATGAATTCAAATTTAATAAAAATAAAAGAAAAGGATAATGAAATCAACAATGTTCCAGATCCTGTAAAAGAAGAACTAATTCAAAAATATAAAGAAGAAGATGGTAAAAAATCTTCTAGGCGTTTAATAAAAAAAACTATCCATAGAAAATATACAATTGGAAAGTCAAAAATACATGGAAAAGTTGGAATTCTTATTAAAGATCGTGACACAAGAAAAAATATTATTAGTGCTCAGAGAGATTTGCGAAAAAAACCTATAAATGATGTAAAGCATTATTTGAGGGATCATGCACTATTGAAAGCAGGAAGTAATGCGCCAAACGATGTTGTAAGAAAAATCTATGAATCTTCTATTTTAGCAGGAGAAGTTACAAATAATAACAAAGAAACACTTCTACATAATTTTTTAAAAGAAAAAGACTCTGATTGATTAAATAATGTTTTGCTATATTAGTTATGGAATCTACAAAACAAAAATTACCGGAAAACGTCACTATATTTTTTAAAAATTTAAGTAAATTACTTGAAACAAAACTGCTTTTTTTTGGGAGTGTGCAAAGACAAGATTATTTTCCTGGTAATAGTGACATTGACGTAGATATTTTTACAGAAAATATTTCGAGCACGTTAGCAAAAATGCAACATTTTTTACATATTAATAAGAAAAAATTTAAAAAGATTATTTGGAGACTTAATGATGAGAAGAAAACTTTTGTGCGCGGTTATAAAGTGATGTATAATAGTCCGGATGGACTATTTTCTGCGGAATTTTCTATTTATGACGAAAAATTTAAACAAGATGTTCTGCGTGAACATCTTATGAAAACAAAGCTTCCTTTTTATGCCTATTGGATGCTTATTGCTATAAAATTTCTTTACTACAAGTTAAAATTATTGAGTAGAGAAACTTTTACATATCTTAAAAAAAAAATAATGAGTCTTATGATAGGATTGCCTGATGATCAGTTTATAGTGCTTGATAGCAATATAGAAACAATAAAATATTACGACTACGATGTTTTATAAAATATATTTAAAAGCAAATCACCTTTAATATTTAAGTATGGCACTTATTAAAGAATATTTTGATTTGACAAAAAAATATGTTCACGATTATGGGGAAAATACTATTCTATTAATGCAATGCGGAGCATTTTTTGAAGTTTACGGAAAACGCGGAAAAGATAATGACGAATATAATGGCAGTAGAATCTTGAGTTTTTCAAAAATTTGCGATTTAGTTATTACAGAAAAAAATGTTTCCATTGAAAAGGAAAATGTCTATATGTCAGGATTTAAGGATATCGGAATCGATAAATATTTAAAAAAACTTCAAGATGCGGGATTTACTGCAGTTGTATATACACAGGATGAACAGGCAAAAAATACGACACGAAGTTTGGCGGGAATCTATTCTCCAGGAACTTATTTTTCTCTAGACTCTGATCAAATCACAAATAATACTTCTTGTATATGGGTCGACTATATTGAAAATAAAAGTGGAATTTTTAAAGGAAAATATGTTGTCGTAGGAATTTCAAACATTGATATTTACACTGGAAAAACTTCAATTTTTCAGTTTAAAGAAACTTATGTGAACAATCCAACAACATACGATGAACTTGAACGTTTTATTTCTATATACAGACCAACAGAGGTTATTTTTATTTCAAATTTATCGCGAGATGAGATTGATAGAATCAGTAAATATGTCGGGATACAATCTAAAATTATTCATAAGATTTCTCTCTGCGACGATTCTGGTGAAAAAGTCGAGCAAGTGCTGTCTTGTGAAAAACAAGTATATCAAAAAGAAATACTTGATCGTTTTTATAAAACTTCAGATATTCCAGTATTTATGCAAAATTTTTATGAAAATCATATAGCAAGTCAGGCATTTTGTTACCTATTAAATTTTATATATCAACATAATCCACATCTAGTATATAAGATCAGCGAACCGGCGTTTGAAAATTATTCAGATCGATTAATTTTGGCAAACCACTCACTAAAACAATTAAATATTATTGACGACAATAATTATAATGGAAAATATTCTTCTGTTGTAAAAATGTTGAATCTGTGCCTTACGGCGATGGGAAAAAGAAAATTTTCGCATGCATTTTTAAATCCTACAAGAAATGAACAATATTTGAATAAAGAGTACAATATTACAGAATATATGTTGAGTGGAAAAATAAAGTATGACTTTCTTAAAAACGCTCTCTCTGAACTCAGAGATATAGCAAAATGGACCAGGCAAATATATATGAAAAAAGTATCTCCAAAACTAGTGTTTCAAATCTACAAGAACTTGGAAAGTATTTCCCATATTTATCGTGAACTTGAATCGGATGAAACTCTCATGAATCATATTTCTGTAGGGAAAAACATAGGAGAATTATGTAAATATATTAACGAGTTTATTTTCAAAAATATAGATTTAAACCTGGCAAACGATATGGACTGCCTTCAAAACTTTGAAACAAATTTTATTAAAAAAGGTGTGGATAAAGAATTAGATGAAAAGTGTGAAATACTCATGGAATCATTTGATAAATTAGAAGCAATCCGCTCATATTTGAGTAATGTTATTAGTGCAAAAGAAAAAAAGACAAAAACTACCGATTTTGTCAAGATAAATGAAACAGAAAAGAATAACTTTAGTTTAGTTGGGACAAAGCGCCGATGTGTGCTTTTGAAAGAAAATCTTCCCAAAAACGAAGAGATTATTATATTAAAATATATTTCTTCTTATGATGAAAAAGAAAAGACATTTGAAATGCCAATAGCAAAAGATCTTGTGGAATTTCGTAATCAAAGCAATAGTAATAACAGCATATTTACTCAACTTGTTCACACTCTCTGTGCAAATATTTCATCTCTTAAAATTAAAATGAAAGAAACAATCTATCGCGTGTATTCTACTTTTATTGAAAACATGGAACTATTAAAAGACAAGATTGATTCTATTAATGAATTTATTACAAGTTTAGATGTTGTCTATGCCAAAGCAAATCTTGCAAAAAAATATAATTATTGTAAACCGCTTATTGTGGATCATGAAAAGTCTTTTGTTGATGCGCGTGATCTTCGTCATTGTTTGATAGAGCATTTGCAAAAAGAAGAAATTTATGTAGCAAACGATCTTTTACTGGGAAAAGACGAATCCGACGGAGTTTTATTGTACGGAACCAATGCGGTCGGTAAAACCAGTTTTATACGAGCTCTAGGAATTGTTGTTATCATGGCACAAGCAGGACTTTATGTTCCGTGCAGCTCTTTTGTTTTTAAACCATTCCGTTATATATTTACTCGTATTTTGGGAAATGATAATATTTTCGAAGGACTCTCTACCTTTGCAGTTGAAATGTCTGAACTAAGGACAATTTTGCGTCTAGCAGATAAGAACAGCTTGGTTCTTGGCGATGAGTTGTGCTCTGGAACCGAGAGTATTTCTGCAACAAGTATTTTTGTAGCAGGTATTCAAAAGTTACAAAAATTAGAGAGCGCATTTATTTTTGCTACACATTTGCATGAAATTGTCAACTATGAAGAAATAACCTCGATGAAAAATATTTTATTAAAACACATGGCAGTTATTTATGATCGAGAGTTAGATATTCTTGTATATGATAGAAAGTTGAAAGATGGTCCAGGGACAAACATGTATGGTCTTGAAGTTTGTAAGTCTCTTTCTCTGCCGGAAGATTTTTTAAATTCTGCATTAGAGATCAGAACAAAATATTTTCCCGAAAAAAATAGTAGTATTCTTTCTCTTAAAACCTCGCACTTCAATTCGCAAAAGTTGGTATCGATCTGTGAAAAATGCGATATTCAAATAGGAACCGAAGTGCATCATTTACAGCACCAGTCAGAAGCTGATAAAGACAATATAATTCGAAATTCTGCAGTTCCTTTTCATAAAAATCATCCCGCTAACTTGATGACGCTTTGTGAAAAATGTCACAATGAACTTCATAAAACAAAAAAACAGCATAGGAAAGTAAAAACTTCAAAAGGTATTAAAATTCAAACTATTGAAATCATTTAAAATCTTTACATAAAATAGAAATGGAGATGGAACGTTACGAGGTATTAAAATGGGAAATAGACGATAAAAAATTAAAAGAATGGAGATGTTTAGATGAAAAAATTCCAAGGAATGAGGCAGGAGACTGCGCAATTAATACGTTATCCTTTTTTGGTTTATTAGATAGAGAAACTGCGGAACTTGTTGCTTCACAAAAAAATTCCGCATATGCCGCCGCACAAACGCCCGGAGAACGCCTTTTTTTAGGAACGCCGACCTATGAAGTTACAGATCATTTGTTTAATATATCTGATTTGGCGGATTCGTATATAAAAAAAAATTTCAAATTTTTTTTTTTTCCATTAGATAGAGAACATGTAAGTTTTTACTTAAAGGATAAAATCCCCCGAGGATATGGAACATTAATTAATTTATACAGACCAGATCCCAAGGGAGGTCATACGCTAATATTTGCCGTAGATCTTCGCGGAGAATCTATTTTCTTAGATCCTCAACAAATGCAAACATTTGTTGGAGAAGAATCTATTAATAAAATGTTGCAAGATCAAGAGTATAATCGATTTGCTTTATTGTATGCTTCTGCTAAAAATCCACATAATCGAACCGAAGTAAGATATAGTGTAAGAAAACCAAAATCTGATGAACCACCATCCAAAAAACAAAGAACTGCTGGAGCAAAAAAGAGAAAAACAAAGAGAAAAAATTTCTCAAAGAAAACTAAAAAAAATTATAGACGTAAATATTATAAGAGAAACTAGTACAAATAAACCTTAGAATTTTCTTTATTGTAATATATTTCCCAAAAATATCCCGAAATATGTTTACTACCATTCCAAATTGTTTTATCAGCTACACTTATTACCATAAATTTTCCGTTTACTTTGAACCACGCACAGCCGGATTTTGTTGGGGTGCAGGCCGAATATTGTATTTGTTTTATTGTCGATCGATTTTTCAACATTTCAAAGCGCGGATCATTTTTAGATATTTGATTCATGTATTTTCCATTTCTCCAATGGCCTTCCCCGGTATACAATTTTATAATATCGACGACATATTCTGGAAGTTTCGCTTGAAGAAGATTTGACATATTAGTTTTTGTTTCTTATTATCAAAGATATCGAATTCAATTTTTTTTGAGTATTTAAGAAATTGAAGTAAAAATAAATTTTTATTGTGCATAACTAATATAATGGGTAAAGTACTTGTCCTATATGTTTTTCACGAATATAATGATCTTGTAAAAAATTTTATAAATAATGGTATATTTTGTGATGCATCCACAGACTTTATCATAATTTGTAATAATAAAAATATAATGTTTGATGTTCCATTTTATGTAAAAAAAATAATTCGTGAAAATATAGGATACGACTTTGCGGGTTGGAGTGAAGCACTTCTTAAAGATAATTTATACAAAAATTATGAAAAGTTCATTTTTGTTACATCTTCAGCTTACGGCCCATTTCTTAAAAATGAAGGAAGATGGACTGATGTATATTTAAATGAATTAAAACACAATATAAAGTTATTTGGAAGTACTATTAATACCTGTGAAGATCCTTTAAATAAAGCTCACGTTCAGTCGTATATTTTTGCTATGAACAAAGAAACGTTGGAATATCTAATTAAGTGTGAAATATTCAGTATTACTAAATATGCAACAACTTTTGATGAGAATATATGGAATAAACAAGTAGCCATGTCTAGAAAAATCGTTGAAAATGGTTGGAATATTGGTTCGTTATTGCCTCATTATAAGAATATTGATTTTACTGCGGCAAATTTTTCTTATTATAATATGAATTTTTTAAACGATATTATGCATAATGAACATAGAAACGTTTTATGGAACGAATATCAATTAGTTTTTGTAAAAGGGAATAGGAAAATTTCCTTAGCAAAGATTTAATGATGACGTCTTGATTTTTTATTTCTACGTCGTAAAGTTTTCTTTATTCTGGAGAATATATTGCTTGATACATTTTTTAAAGCTTTGAAAGTGTTGACTAAACCTTTCTTTACAACCGGTGTTCCTTTCTTTGTAACAAATGTTCCAACATTCTCTAGTCCTTTTTCTACTTTTGGTAACATAGTCGCAGTTGTTGAGCTAATTTTTTTCATACTTTTACGAAAAAAATTATTTTTACGCATTTTTGATTTTGCCATTATAAGATAACTATATAAAATATTTATTTTCTGCGAGACTTTCTAGATTTTCTACCTCCTTTTGTTCTTTTTCCGGTTCTTCTTTTTCTTCTTCCTCCTCTTGCCATTAACTGCTGACCTGGCAAGGTAACACGTGGGTGTTGCTGAGGATTATAGGACTTCGAACCCCAGCCGGGCTGTGAATTATTTTGCCAAGGCATATTTGGAGGCGGAGGCGGTCTCATAAGACTATTGGTCCAACCAGAAAAACCAGACATTTATATAATATGAAAATATTTTATTTTATTCGTGCTTTTTCTAAATATAATATGAAACGCCTTTGCAAGTATACAGAAAAAATTGATTTTAAAGTAAAAGATAATAAAAATGTAACACAATTATATATACAGAAAATGATTATCCCAGTTAAATGTTTTACGTGCGGCTGCGTTATTGCAAATAAGTATCGTTACTATATAGAAGAGGTTAGAAAAAGAAAAATTGCGAAAGGAATGGAAAATGTAGATAAAGTTTTATATTTGACTAAAGAGTTTAACGAAAAAACTCCGGAAGGTGATGTTTTAGACGAACTTAATCTTACAAAAATGTGTTGCAGAAGACACATGCTTACACACGTTGATATTGAATAAATTGTTACGCCTCGATTTTATTTGTAGAATAACTTTTTTTTACTCTGGTTAATATATAGTCAATGAAAAGTTATAAAAATAAAACTCAAAAACTTTATAGTATGAAAGGATGTAGCCGTTTAGGTAAATATAAAAAAGGTGGGGTGAAAAAAATGCGTTGGGGAACACAAAAAGGAGGATGTGGCTGTGGCTCTAGCACCATGACTGGTGGAAGAAGACGTCGACATAAAAAAATGCTTGCATACCCTGCGTCAAATTCACAAGCCCAAGCGCAATTTACAAAGGGAGTTTTAGCATATTCAGGACAAAATGGTGGACTAAATGCTAATTTACCTTATGGTCAAGTGCCACCTTCCAACAATGAATTTCCTCCCGGAGTTAGTCAACCACAAAATTTACGAGGTGGAGAAGTCATTAATGAAGCGGTTGTTTATGGTCCCATAAATAATTATGGTGGAAGAAGACGTAGAAAAGGCGGAAATAGTGGAAGATGGCCTGATGGGTTAGTAGGATCTCCATGGTCATCTAATTCGTTACCCGGAGCTAACGGAATTTCTGGAGATAGAAATTATTTGGCGTATAATAACTATAAATACGACCCTCAAACACAAGGTGTAATAAATGGTAGAGCAATGTCCGGAGGAAGAAAAACGAGAAAAAATTTGAGAGGCGGCGGATTAATTCCAAATGATTTAGTAAATATTGGAAGACAGATGATGTTTGGTGTAAATAGTGCATATAACGCATTAGCCGGTAATCCTTCTCCGGTGAATCCTCTTCCATATAAAGATCAATTTTCTCGTACGCCTATGCACTAATTTGGTTTCACTTTTATCAACGACATACTTTGATAAAAGTTTTATTAATGAAATATTTTGTATGCAGATACTGCCATAGCTCCAAACATCACGACCATTGCCACATAGTCATCATAAGACGTCGGACTGATAAACAAATACTTATTTGATAAAAGTTGAACGCCAAATGACGTTAAATATCCATATAAAAGAAGCTGCGCCGGATTCAAGTATTTATTTGCAAGTCTTAAATAAGGAATATAAATTACAACATTTAAAGTTGCCCAAAATTCAGATGTTAATAATTTATATAAATAAGAAGAGTTTTCCAGAATTGGCAAGGTCTGCGCATATGTAGCAATTAAAGCGATAAAAGCAGAAATTATTGGCAAAGTAAATACTAATATATATGTTAATATGTTTTTCATATAATATATGAAATTATAAAAATTTTATATCACAATAAATATATGACATCAAACTTCACTAACTATTTAATATTTTTTGTGCTATTTATTATTGGTCAGTCTCTTACTATGATAGGATCTTTTATATCCCTTCCGTATAAAAATTTGACTATTTGGCAGGCGCTTAAAATGTCACTTCCATTTGTTTGGCTTGATTGGATATTTTTAACTTATGCAATTCTTATTTTACACAAAAATTCTTTACTAACAAATACACAATTTTTATTTACATTGATTGTTTTTCAATTTGGTGCGGCTCTATTAATTAATAAATTTTACCTTAAACAAACAATAAATAAAAGTGACTATGTTGCAATTACTCTGTTGATTGTTGCATACATTATTTCAGAGTTTCACCTGTTTTCTAAATTTTTTAACTTGCCTATTCCAGAGGTAAAATCTTCTTCAAGTAAAAAAGAAGAGATTGCTGAAGCAGAAAAAGCATAAGTAAGATGTCAAAAAATAAAAATAATTTTCTTTATTATATACAAATGAAAAATATTAAGAATGGAACTTCTTATCTAATGAATGGCTGGTTATATATTTCTGTAAAAGGCTCACCTAAAGAAAGAGGATTTGCGCATGGTTATTTTGCGGCAAAAGAGTTTAAGGAAATTCAAAAAATGATGAAATTTATGGTTTATGAGGATACCGGAAGACACTGGGATTATTTTATAGAAGCAAGTAAGACCGCGCTTAAACCTACCATAATGAAACACTTTCCAGAATTTTATGAAGAAATGGAGGGGATTGCGGAAGGATGTAGAGCAGCTGGAACAGAAACATCTGTTGACGAAATTATTGCGTGGAATAATAATATTACTTTGCTTGATTGCTGGTATCCTACTACGCAAGCAGCAAGCGGTGGACCAAAAGTTGGATCTGAGGGTGGTGCTAAAGATAGATGCAGCGCGTTTGTCGCAAACGGAGACTACACTACCGATGGTAAAATTGTTATTGCTCACAATAGTTTTGTCCAATATATGGATGGGCAATATTATAATGTTATTCTTGATATTAAACCAGTAAAAGGGCACAGAATTATTATGCAAACTGCGCCATGCTGTATTTGGAGCGGAACTGATGTTTTTATTACTAGTAAAGGAATTATGGGAACTGAAACTACAATTGGCGGATTCGGTTCGTATGAAAATAATTACACCATTGCTTGCAGAATAAGAAAAGCTATGCAGTATGGAAATACTTTAGACGATTATGTAAAAATATTACTGGACGGAAATTCTGGAGACTATGCAAATGCGTGGCTTTTTGCGGATATTGAGACAAACGAAATTATGCGATTTGAGCTTGGTCTAAAATATCACGATGTAAAACGTAGTAAAAACGGCTATTTTTATGGTTGCAATTTTGCATTTAGTCCAGAAATTCGAAATCTTGAATGTTCTGATACAGGTTATTGCGATATTCGTCGTCATCAGGGTTCGCGTCAAGTCCGAATTCCGGATTTGATGGAAGAAAATAAGGGAAAAATTAACATCGAAGTTGCAAAAAAAATAATTTCTGATCACTACGACGTTTATCTCAACAAAATTAATCCTTGTTCGCGCACTATTTGTTCTCATTACGACTTGGACGCTCGCGAATACATGTCAGATCCGTCAAGACCAAAACCATTTCAAGCTAGAGGTGTTGTTGACGGCGCTGTTATGGACGCAGAATCTGCGAAAAAAATGGCTTTTTATATGCGCTGGGGGAATTCTTGTGGAATTCCTTTTAAAGCGAAAGAATATTGCGATAAACATAGACAATGGTCACAACTTGAACCTTATTTAAAAGATCGCCCTACCCAACCTTGGACATATTTTACAATCACAGATAATTACAATAAAAAAACAAGAACATTGAGACCCGAAAAAATGGGTAAAAAGACTCGAAGAAATAATAAATAAAGTTTATATTTTTATATGTTTCAAGTATGATTTTGTCGCACCTTTAATGATTTTATTAAAAAATTGAAATCTTTTATTAAATAGTTAAACCTCACAAAGAATGTCATCAATTATTCATTCGCAAAAGTATTGCGAAAAGAAAATGAGAGAAATCCGTGCTTTGAAACAAAAACAGAAAAATAATACAGAAGAACTAGAGAAGATACAAAAAGAAGAATACTACAATAATATTATTAAACGTCATTATAGAAAGATTCTAAATGTTATACCCGATGATGTTCAGCAACATATTTGGGGTTTTGTAGATACCAATACCAAACTAAATTTTCTGAGAACAATATATACTCCAGACTTAATCAAGAGCAAATTATTGTCACTTGAGTATAATCAGGTCAATATTAAAAAGATATTTTCTTGTCTAAAATATGTGAAACCAATATTTAACTACTATTTGGACAAAGACGGCCATATTTATAAAAGATGGCTATGTTACATGAAAGACAATGTAGAATATTTTATGCAAAAACCACCTCAATCTGAAAAAAACTATTATATCAATATTATAATTTCTATTATTGTTGCGGTTGTAAAAAATTATACGAGAATCTACACAAATAATAAGATTGATGTAGCTATTAAAAATTATACAACAACCTTCATAATTACTAAGGATGCTAAGGATATTCGTGAAAGAGAAAAAGATATGATAAAACTATTTTGCAGAATTCAATCTATGTAATATTTATTTCATATATTTTTTTTTATTTTTAAATAAAATGGGCGTTTGAAATATTAAAACGCGATGTTTTCACTAATGTTATGGACAAATTTTTTATAAAGAGTTGTGTATAAGTTTTGCAGTTTATCATATTTCATATTAAATTTACCATCTGCTTTGTCTATGTCTATACTTTCAATTACATTTTTATCTTGCACTATTGTCTTGCTCATTGTGTCTCTCGTAAAGTAGTCGCCCAAGTCGTTGAGCCATCCTTTGAAAAGAACTGACTCAAAACTATACCAAAAATTTCTATATGTCTTAACAAATAATTTTGAATGGGTTGCGTTAATTGGAAGAGCAAATGTAATGACTGTGCTAGTAAATGGCCCAAATATGACTCTAGCAATTGTAGTATGCGGCAAAATAAACTCATTCTCAATCAATAGATTATCCATATTAAATACACGTTTTACCATTGACTTTTCTCCTGATGTATAGTTGTAAATTGTTTTATAGTGAAAAGGAACATCATCGACTTTATAGGGAGGAATTTCGCTTATCGGACTAGGATTTTCGGTATTTCCAAACGTGTGAACAAATCCAATATGCATGATATCTAGTGAGTTTTCACTAACTATTCTCCCATACGCATTGAAGTTTTTGCTAAGTAAAATAGATTTAAATTTTTCATCTTTACCTTCTGGTTCTTCGAATATTTTCTCCATCAACTCTTTACTGCATACTTTTTCACTTATGGTATTCATATAAATCCAACCATTTTTGACAAGTATCGGGTAAGAGTTCAAGTTTTGACAAGGACTATTTTGAAAGTTTGGAATTCCAGGAACAATTTTTAAAATTCCTCCGCCGTCAAATTCATACGCATGATATGGACAAACAATATTGTTATTATTTAGTGTACCGATAGAAAGCGACGCTCCACGATGTGTACAAGAGTCATCGACACAAAAGTAATCTGTTCCATTATTCCAAAAAGCGTAATTTTTTCCCCAAATAGTTGCTTTATTTATTTTATTTTTTTTAATTTTATTAGATTCGCCAATAACATACCAATTTAAATTATATTTTTCATCATCGCAAAATGAAGTTACTGGATGAATAAAAGATTCATCGGTTTCTACTTTTGGAAGATCTGCCTTGAATTTATTACTTAGTCTTGCATATGGAATTATGTTTATAAATCCACATGTAAATAAGATACGAGCCAAAATAATAGGAATAGTTATTATATTTCTGTAGTTGACCATCTATGTAAAGTTGTCTCTCTAAGAAGAAGAAAAGATCTTTTCAATTTTCTTGATAAAGTTTAAGTTGTCAAATATATAATCCTTTGTTGTTTTTATTTCTCTTGCATATTTATCTGGATTTTCTAGAATTTTCTTTATTAGTTCTATGTCCTCATTTATTCTTCCAGATAGTTCTATATATCTGTCTCCAATAGATCTTTCTACATTCTTACATCCCAAATAAATTGGAATAGTTTCGCACATAATTGGTGTCATTATTTTTTCTGAAAAGTATTCATTACTGCAAAAATTTTCGACTGCGATTGTAAAGATATAATCATCGTACGGCTCAGTTTTATCAAATATCCCTTTTACATTTCGAATATGATCAGGTATTAAATTACAACCTCTGCCATAAATATCAACCGGTAAATTATTATTTATGATTTGACTTACAAGTTCAAACCTGTATTTATGTCCAGGTGCACTATTTTTTTCACTAAAAACAATTGACATAGTCTTCTTTTTTTCAATTTTCTTATTTGAAAATGGATGTTCAAACCACATAAACCCGTGATGTTCTAGAAAAGGTTCACCAAGATCACTCTTGTCTCCAATAAAGTATTTTCCAATATGTTTTTTTGCATATTCTATAAATTGTGGTGTTAATGAAAGAAACGGAAGAGGCTCGCACGCCAGACCTAGAACATTTTTTTTATCTATTGTTAAATTTGGCATAGCTTTATTTAAAATAACTGCGTGAGTATAGTCCTCGTCGCACGTTATGTATATTTCTTTTCCAATTCCATAATTTTCTATGGCATCTACTTTGCACGTTCTCTCAAAATTCTTTTTACAAATATCACTACCGCAAAAATCTGAAAATATTTTGACTTTTATTTGTTTCATATAAATAATATTTATAAAACGTCTTCAATATATTTCATGTATTATAAATCTAATAAGAAAATATCATTATAAAAAAAATATGAATAGTATTATATATGGACGACATATCTTGGAAATTAATTGATATATACTTCAGAGACAATCCAAATAACTTAGTAGCTCATCATTTAGAATCGTATAATCGCTTTTTCAATAGCGGAATTCACAGAATTTTTCGAGAAAATAATCCGGTTCGATTTATTGAACGAGAAGAAAAAGACGAAAAAGGTAACGCAATTGAAAATCGGAATGAAATTTTGTTGCATTTAGGTGGCAAGGATGGAAGCAAAATATATTTTGGAAAACCAATTATTTACGACGATCAACACGCCCATTATATGTATCCTAATGATGCAAGACTAAGAAATATGACGTATGGCACGACAATACATTATGATGTCGATGTTGATATTATTTATTACATAGGCGAAGAGAGAAAGGAAGAAACTACTACTTTAGAAAAAATTTACTTAGGACGTTTTCCCATCATGTTGCAGTCAAATTTGTGCATTTTGAAGTCATTAGATCCGTCTGTTCGTTTTAACATGGGAGAGTGTAAGTACGACTATGGCGGATATTTTATTATTGACGGCAAAGAAAAAGTTATTGTTTCGCAAGAAAAATTTGCCGATAATATGCTTTATGTTAGAACGTATAAGGAAGGTGAAATATATAGTCATTCTGCAGAAATTCGTTCGGTCTCTGAAGATGCTTCCAAACCAATACGTACAACCGGAGTTAAAATGATCTCTCCGACGCCAGCTCTTTCCAACAAGCAAATTGTGGTTTCGGTTCCCAATGTAAGAAAACCTGTGCCTCTTTTCATATTGATGAGAGCTCTTGGCATTGTTTCTGATAAAGAAATTATTGAAACTTGTCTTTTAGATTTGGAAAAGAATAAATCATATGTTGATTTGTTTATCCCTTCTATTCACGATGCAAATAAAATATTCAACCAAGAAACTGCTATACGATTTATTGCCACATTTACAAAAAGAAAATCTATTAATGGTGTCCTAGATATTCTGATGAATTATTTTTTACCGCACATTGGGGAAATGAACTTTTTGGACAAAGCGTATTTTGTAGGGACTATGGTGAAAAAAATGTTGCGCGTCTATACAAAAGAGGAAAAACCTACGGACCGCGATAATTTCCGATTTAAACGCGTTGAAGTATCCGGATCATTAATATACGATCTTTTTCGAGAATATTTTTTAATACAAAAAAGAGCTATAGGTTTAGCGATGGATAGTGAACATTATTTCAATAAAGGAAGTTATAGAGGCGAAAAATTCGAGAATCTCATCAAAAATAACTATCATCAACTATTCAAAGAGAGAAATGTTGAAAATGGATTTAAAAAAGCATTCAAAGGAAACTGGGGTTCAGAAACTCATACAAAAAGAATTGGTGTAGTTCAAGATTTAAATCGTCTTAGTTATAATACTTTCATATCACATTTGCGAAAAATAAACTTGCCCCTAGATGCTAGTGCAAAGGTCATTGGGCCGCGCTTATTAAATAGTTCTCAGTGGGGATTTATTGATCCTGTAGATACTCCTGATGGCGGAAATATTGGTCTTCATAAGCATCTCGCGATTAGTACTTTTATTACAAGCGGATCTTCTGCTAAACCTCTTATAGAATGGATCCGCGCAAACACCCCAATGAAAATATTGCAAGAATGTTCTCCCAGCTACTTAGCAAATACAAGTAAAATAATAATAAATGGTAATTGGGTTGGTGTTGTTGACAATCCTTTAAATATTATCAATCTTCTCAAAATGTATAGAAGAAACGGAATTCTTCCTGTTTTTGCGAGCGTTTGCTTTGATTATAAATATAATGAAATAAATATTTATACGGACGCAGGACGTTTGACGCGACCTATTTTTTATATTGAAAACGAGAAAATAAGTTTTGAAAGACCCGATATTATTGATATGATAAACTCTGAAAAAGCAACATGGAGTCAAATTATTTCAGGATTTATTTCTAAAAACGCTGTTAAAGATTACGATATTAAAAATAATATTTTATACGAAGTTGATGAATTATATCCTAGTTTAAAAAGTCAAGAAATGCGTACAAAAGAACTAGAAAAGAATAAAGCGGTCGTAGAATATATTGATACTTCTGAAGAAGAGTCTTCTCTAATAGCTATGAAGGCGGATGATGTAAAAAAAAATAAATATTATACCAATATCGAAATTGATTCATCTCTTATATTTGGTGTTATGGGAAACTTGATTATTTATCCAGAAGCAAATCCTTATCCGAGAGACGCATTTTCATGTGGTCAAAGCAAACAAGCAGTTTCCGTTTATCATTCAAATCATCAAATGCGAATCGATAAGATGGGTGTTACATTAAACTATGGACAAGTTCCTTTGATAAAATCTAGGTATCTTCAGTACATTAATAAAGAAGCTCTTCCTTATGGCGAAAACGCCATAGTTGCAATTATGTCTTATACCGGCTATAATGTTGAAGATGCTATTTTGATCAACGAGGGATCAGTAAAACGAGGACTATTTAGAACAAGTTATTACTCAATGTATGAGTCTAGAGAAGAAAGTGCAAAAGTTTCTGGAACCACGACAAATTCAGTTTTTGCCGATGTTAGTAAAAAGAATGTAGATGGAGTAAAAGCGGGCTTCGACTATAGCCACCTTGACAAGTGGGGATTAATAAAAGAAAACACGCCATTAGATGATAAAATTGTATTGATAGGAAAAATTACAGCAAACGTTCTTGAACCTAACGTATATACGGATGCTTCTGTTTCACCGAAGAAAGGTCAGCTTGGTTTTGTTGATAAATCGTTTATTACAGAAGGAGAAGAAGGATTTCGCGTTGCGAAAGTTCGCGTCCGCGAAGAACGTGTTCCCGCTATTGGAGATAAAATGGCATCAAGAGCAGGTCAAAAAGGCACCATAGGTCTCATTATTCCAGAAGAAGATATGCCTTTTTGCGCAGATGGAACAAGGCCAGATTTAATTATTAATCCCCATGCTATTCCGAGTCGTATGACAATTGGTCAGCTTATTGAGTCGTTATTTGGAAAAGCTTGTACTATGTACGGAGGATTCGGAGACTGCACCGCATTTGCCACAAAAGGATCAAATGCAAAAACATATGGTCCTATTTTAACAAGAGCTGGATTTCATTCTAGCGGAAATCAAATTTTATACAATGGTATGACAGGAGAACAACTCCAGTCCGATATATTCATTGGTCCTACATATTACATGCGTTTAAAGCACATGGTAAAGGATAAAATAAATTATCGCGCGCGCGGTCCAAATACAGTATTAACCCGCCAATCTGTTCAGGGCAGAGCCAATGATGGTGGACTCCGAATAGGAGAAATGGAACGAGATGCTATAATATCGCATGGAGCCTCACAATTTTTGAATGAATCTTTTTTAGTCCGAGGAGATGAATACCACATGGCAGTCTGTAATAAAACGGGAGCAATTGCGATTTATAATAACTCTAAAAATCTTTTCTTAAGCCCGTTCGCCGATGGACCAGTTAAATTTCACACGACATTAGATAATAAAATGAATATTGAAAATATAAGCCGATTTGGCCGAAGTTTTAGTATTTTAAGAATTCCATATTCGCTGAAATTATTGATTCAAGAGTTACAAGTTATGAATGTGCAAATGAGAATTATTACAGATCAAAATGTTGATCAGCTCATCAGTATGTCTTACTCTGATAATATAATAGAACTCACCAAAAATAATGAAGATTTCAATGTTGATTTAAATTTACCGGAAGAAATTGATAAAATTTCGGGATATGTAAAAGCTTATTCGAATAAAATGGCTCGCACCACAAATAAACGCACATTTGATCAAAACAAAACAGAACAACCCAGCGGAGACTACAATGTTCAAAGTTTATCTCCAGATTCTTTGCAGTATCCATCAAATAGTCCTGCGTATAATCCGGGAAGTGACGAACAAGTCCAAACAAATTCGTCTTATAATCCAGAAGAAGGTTTGCAAGAAATGTTTTTTGAACCAAAAAGTCCGTCTTTCTCTCCTCCCGAGAAAAAGGCTGACTTCGGAAGCCCAGAACTGAATGCTTTTTTTGAATCTCTTCCACCAAAAAGTAAAGCATCTATTCTTGCTTTGCCCGATAGAGATCAACGCATGGTTTTACAAATGACAAAAGAACGAAAAGAAAGCATTAAACCTGAAGTTGAGAAAGAGGCAACAGAAATTCTAAATATTGAAGAAATAAAAGAATCAGAACCAGAAAACGAAACTAAAACAGATGCTAGTGAAACAAAATCAGTTTCTTTTGATACTGGAAGCGAGACATCCAATTCTACTTCAAGTGAAACAAAAAAGATAATACTATAGATCCTTTTTTAGATACTATAGCAATAAAATTGATTTAAATTTATTCCTATATTATTTTATATAAACATAATGGCGAACCAAAACTCAAGCACATTGATTTCATATATATACAACTCTAGAGTGAATTTATTTCGCTTAATGCAAAATCTAGATTATAATGTTAAAGATTATGAAAATTTCACAAATAGCGAAGTGAATTCAATGTTTCAAAACAAACAACTTGATATACTTTTGGAAAAAAATCAAGAAGATCCTAAAACAAAAAAGAAAAATAAGATTTATATTAGATACTATTTAGCAAAAACATTTCGTCCACAGAATGTTCAAGAAATTATCGATGATCTCTACAATTTGGAAGAAATCCTTACAAAAGATGATATTCTTTTGATAATTACAAAGGATGAACCAAATGAAACGCTTATAAATTCTATCAAACATATCTGGGAGCAAGATGGAATTTTTGTCGTAATTCAAAGTATAAAGAGACTACAATTTTATATTTTGGATCATGTTCTGGTTCCTCCGCATAGAATTTTAACAGACGATGAAGCATCACAGGTTAAAATGAAGTACAACATTACAGAAAATACGCAGTTACCCGAAATCTCTAGATTTGATCCAGTTGCTTTAGCAGTTTGCGCACGTCCCGGTCAAATTTGCGAAATTATTCGTCCAAGTAAGACTTCTATACAAGCAAAGTATTATAGAGTTTGTGTCTAAATCAACCTTTATAAAAGGTTGAGACAAATTTATACCTTTTACAAAAGGTTGAGACAAATTTATACCTTTTACAAAAGGTTGATTTACTTTAAAAACACAATATATATTATCAATGGGTGAAGCAAATTTTAGCGAACAATTAGAAGCTTTAAACAGCCAATTCAATTCTCTTTTGGAAGATTACGCAAATTATTACACGTTGTACCAAATAAATCCAGAAAATGCAGAAAATGAAAATTCTTATTTGCAAGTATCTTCGAATATACAAAGTATTAATTCTGAGGTTTTAAAAATCTCATCAAATATAGAAACTGCTTTGAATAATTTGTTGGAAAATGCAAACAATTTAAGCTCGCAAATAGAAGAAGAGAAAAGTTTACAGATGCAGTTAAAACAGAATTTAGGTTTAATCCAACCAAACTCGCACACATCAAACATGTTGATCAACGACTATAAAGAAAATTATAAAGAACAATACATAAAAAATATAACAACTTTTATAGGAATATTTTTGTCAGTCTACATTATTTTCAAAGTTTATTTGATAAAATAATTCTTTTGAACATGTTAAAATGATAATTATTTTTTATGATATTAAATAAAAAATAATGTTCGGAGGTTTACTAATTGATATTTTTAAAAAAAAAAAATTTACATCAAGCAAAATTAGTTCGTTATATGAAAGAAATATACACTTCAATAAAAATATTGAAGAAAAAAAACTAAATCCGCTAATCTTAAAAAAATTTGAAAATGAAAAATCAAAATGGGGCAAAGACTTTTCATATTTTATATTTCCTTATGAAGAAAAAAAAAATAAGGAAAGCTTAATTGATAATGAGACCAAACAATATTTTATTACATTTACCCTTTCTATATTTTTTATTAGTTTTGGAATATGTGCAGTTCGTAGATCATTTTTATTTAACGCATAGTTATTTTGTAGGTATATTATAATATGGGATCATCTATTTTAAATCTACAAACACTTCAGTCACAATTTGCTTTAACAATGGATCAATATAAACAAGCGTATGCTAGTTACACAAGTACAATTTCTGGTTCTAATACTGATCCATTACTGCGCAAGTCTTATTTAGCACAAATCGAAGAACTAAATACAAAACTTATAGACTTAAATTCACAAATCTTAAATGCAACAAAAGATCTTGGAACATCAAATCCATCGCTACCAAATTTAACACAAGAAAAAGATAATAGTCTGATGCAAATATATATAAAATTATTAGAAGAAAAGGGTGAAATAAATAAAATATTAGATGAGTATGCGTTGTTAGATTATTCTCAAGACGAATCTACTTTACGCGCGGATACAAATTATTTGTATTATAGAATACTTATCATCATTTCTATTATTATTTTTATTTTTACATTAAGACTATTAATTTCAATTCCTCAATCATCTAATGTCATGAAGGGAGGGGGAGGAGGAAAATCATCTTTCTATGATTTAGTTTTCAATTTTATATTAATACTTTTATTATTACTTTTAGCACAAAGTTTCAAAAATAAGGCTGGTTATATCTTGTGGTCATTATTTGTTTTATCCTATGTTCTTATCGAATTGAATATTTTCAAAAAACTTAAGTGAAACTAAATTTAATTCGCATCATTTTTTGTATAGATTAATATTAATGAATAAAAGACAAAATAATTTCAGTGAGAGATCTCATTCAGACAAATCTCAAAATTATCTTTTGACGGAAACTTTAAAACAAGGAATTCAATTTAGAAAATATCAAAAAAAAATAACTCACTCTAAAAATTCAGATATAAAAGAAGGATTCTCAACACAGCCAACGAATTATGGTCTTCAATCATACAGCGTTTTAATGCAAAATGCTTTCAATGATTCAGATGTTTCAAATCTTCAGTCAACAAACCAAAAATATAGCCTTCTTCTAGAGCAAAATCCGATAAAACCAGATGCTTCTCAAGATGTAAATATTGATAAAACTAGTCAAGAACTAAATAAATTTGCATCAACTATAGGAACTTCTACAAACAATATTTTAAATAAAACTAGTAAAGTCAATAGCCAAATAGATAAAAATACTTCAGACTTTTCAAATACTTTGACGAACTTAAATGCTATAAATTCGGTAGCCAAAGAAAGATATTTAGATAATATTCGTGGAATTGCCAGAGATAGCGATATTTTGGTTTTACAAGAAAATTATAAATATTTATTGTGGAGTATTTTAGCTGTCGGGGTGGTTTCTCTAGCGTTGAATTTTTTGAAAAATGATGTCTCCAAATAAAACAAGTTATTTATTTACATCATGATTCGTATAATTATCTTCTTATTATTCTATATAAATGCCCCCGATACCGGATCAAAATTATTCTAGTTTACAAGAAGGAAATGCAAAAATAATAAGCGATATAGCAAATTTGCAGAAAATTGAAAAGAGTATGTTTTCTACTTTAGAACAAAATGTTAATAATAAGACATTAAGCGATAGTGATAAACAAGAGTTGATAAAAAAAATAAATGAGCTTTCACAAATGCGTTCAAATATGTACAAAACAATTGGCGGATTGAATAATTTCTACGCTAGCAATCTATCATCTTCTGCTACTACTCTTGCCCAGCAAACTGCAGCCATAGATGTCGTTGAAAATGAATTAAATGAAGCAAAAGGACGATTACAAGAAATTTCTGATCATAAAATAAATAAACTTAGATCGGTAGAAATTAATAACTACTACGGCGAAAGGTATGCTCATCATAGTTATTTGATGAAAGTTATTATTTTTATGTTTGTTCCTATTTTAATATTGACTCTTTTGAAAAACTATAAATTACTACCTGACTGGTTGTTACCTGACTGGTTATTTTCTCTTTTAATTGGTATAATTATTTTTATTGGTGTAATTGTAATATCTTATACGATATTTTCGATGTCGATGCGAGATAATATGATTTATGAAGAGTATAATTGGAATTTTGATGCAAATTCTGCTCCAAAGGCAAGTTCAAAAAATACAATTTCAGACCCGTGGGCTTCCAATGTTAAAAATGGCCTCAGTAATCCTTCTTGTAGCACACTAACTAATCCGATAACTTGTTATGGTCAAAGCTGTTGCGATACTGGCTACACCTATTATGCCAAAAAAAATAAGTGTCTCCCCACAGGAACAGAGACGTTTATTTCTGATATATTTACCAAATATGCAAAGGCCGCTGAAAATAAAAAACCCGATTACACGATGGGTGATAAGTTACCTGTTTCTTATGCCGGCACTTAAAATAAATTCTTATACTTGTATAATATAAAATTAGTAATGTCAGATCCGGAAAGTGATTCAGATAAAAATATAAAGTTATTGCAAACAACATTTACTAACAATCTTAATTCTTCTAAAATATTAAGTAGCACATACAATACACTATTGGCAAACTCTAACTACGCAAATCAAATATATATTAATTATTTAGAAGAGAATGCAAAACTACAGAGTAGATTCCAAGGGAACTCTGATGATGTATTTACGAATGATAGAAAAACTTATTATGAAGATCAAGGAATCGACTCGTTGAAGTGGTGGTACAACTTATTTTTAAGTTTGTATATTGTTATTGTAGTTTCATATGTTCTATTTTTTTTTATTTCTTCGAGCAACGTCAGCACTTTGACTAGAATTTTTATTTTTGTGCTTCTTGTTGCATACCCCTTCGTTTCTCCACATATAGTAAATTTTTTGATTCGCTTCTTTTATCGTATTTCTTTATTTATCCCAAAAAATACCTACCTGAATGTTTAAAAATATGAGAATTTTTTAAATATTCACTAATAAATATGTCAAATTTCTGTTACAATTTTGTCTCTTTTATTTGTCCTAATAAAGAAATCTACGATTTTTTCATTTTAGCTCTTAAAGATGACGCATGGTTCGAGACGTTTGCGCCGCTTGATTTCGATTCAGATTCCGAAGATTTTTGCGATAACTGGAGTCACAAAAAAGCTCTCGCTCACTGGGGGACAAAATATCCACCCTCTGATGTAGAAATTTTAAATCAATGCGCAGAAAAGTTTTCGATTAATGTTGGTTTTAATAGCGCAGTAACTGCTCCACAGAGAATTTATAAAAAGATGTTTGAAGATTTTGATATTAAGGTTACCGCTTTCTACTATGAGCCTGGTTATGAATTTTTTGGTTGGTCAAAATATAATAATGATGAACAATTTGATGAAAGATTTTTAATACCATTCTGCGAAGAAGAGTTAGAAAAAATTAAAAAGAAAATACCTATTGAACTGAATAATTTTTTGAGTCAATATGGAAAATATTGCATCAGTAACCGAACGATATTCTTGTTTTCACTTTTGCACATTTAAGGCTTTGTTCCTTTGATTAGCCAAGAACTTGATTGAATCTTTTCCCCAAATCCATCCCGCAATTCAATACCTAATTCTTCGCAAATTGCGGACTCTGGAATGCTATAATTATTTTGATCTCCGCCGTTGCAAAAATAAGTAGGTCTCGGTTCAAGTGAAGCAATTGTTTTACACACTGTTCTGTCGGTATCAATTGATTTTACTACGTAATCAACACATTTTAATTCTTTAATAAGTTTAATTCTTTCATCGGCGGGCATAAACGCTTTTCCTTTTTTCAAGACGGCTTGTTCATCATTATTGACAATTACCATTAACTTGTCAGCAATATTTTTTGACATTTTGAAGTATTCAATGTGCCCAATGTGAATTGGGTCAAAATAACCACTTACGCAGGCAATCGACATTTTTTTTATGATATAAACCAAGATTTTTTATTTTTGTTAAATACCATAAATTAATAGTATGTGACAAAAAAATTAACGCCTCTAGTTTTTTAACCTCTTCTTCTTTTTGATTTAGTGGAGCGCTTTCTATGCGTACGTCTTTTTCTTCCACCAGTTTCTTTACTAGTTTCTTTACTAGTTTCTTTACCAAACATTCTAAATCCTCTATTTAAAGCTTGGGTAGCAAAATCCTTTGCTTGGCCTAGCGTTTCTCTAGCAGAAACAGCAGTGTTCTTGACATCTTCTATTTTTTTATATTCACTAAAGATCATTTTTCTAAACACAGGATCATTTGAACTCAACCCCAAATTCACGCGCGCATTTGTTAAAATTGGACCTGGAGGGCTGCCGGCGGTGGCGCTCCCATATGGTAATTTGATAAGTTTATTATCACCAGTTTTGACTATAACAAATGACATAAATCCATTTAAATTTAACGCTCCTTCGCGAAGATCATAGATCTTTATACCTTTGCATTCTTGTGAATCAATATTAATAGTAATTTCTCCGGGGGTTGCCGTACCTAAATAAATGTCTTTCAAAAAAAGTACATATTCATTATCTCCAGTATTTGTTGGATTTTTGTAATTTTTATTAAATTCAAGAAGGTCATCAAAACTTAATAATTCGTCCATATTTAATGTAACGCAATAAAAAAAAATATTTTTTTATTTTTGTTAAATACCATAAATTAATAGTATGTGACAAAAAAATTAACGCCTCTAGTTTTTAACCTCTTCTTCTTTTTGATTTAGTGGAGCGCTTTCTACGCGTACGTCTTTTTCTTCCACCAGTTCCTTTACTAGTTTCTTTACTAGTTTCTTTACCAAACATTCTAAATCCTCTATTTAAAGCTTGGGCAGCAAAATCCTTTGCTTGGCCTAGCGTTTCTCTAGCAGAAACAGCAGTGTTCTTGACATCTTCTATTTTTTTATATTCACTAAAGATCATTTTTCTAAACACAGGCCCCGTTGATAATACCTCCAAGTTCACGCACGGATTTGTAAAAATTTTATCAACTTCACGATATAATTTTTTTCTATTCTTGGCATTAGAATCTTCATCCATCCAGTTCAGACCCGCATTTAATAAAATTGACCTAGCGGATTCATCAATCGGATCAGTGCCACTAATAGCTTTGTTATATGATAATTTGATAATAAGTGAGAAATTACTTATCGGAAATTTGACTATAGCAAAGAACATTGATCCATTTAATTGACGCGCTCCTGTGCGAAAATCTCCAACAAGTACACCTTCACATGATTTTGAATCGATGTTAATAGTAAATTCTCCTGGGACTAAATGGCCTAAATAAATGTCGTTAAAAAAAAGTACATAATCATCACTTGCACTTTTTGTTGGATTTTTGTAATTTTTATTAAATTCGAGAATTCTATCAAAAGATTCAAAATTGCCAAAAGATTCTAAATCGTTCATATAACATAACGAAATACAAAATATTTTTTTTGATTTTTCTATAGATGTAAATTATTCATCTTCCGTGAGAGGATCGGATTGTTGATCATAAATTACGCGAATTCCGGTCCATGCGCAACTCTTTCCACATTTTCCATACTTTGTATCCAAATAATCGCAGAGCTCTGAACCCTTGGGCATCTTTCGTCCGTAGTGCGCCGTATTACACCAATCCTTGAATTGTTGACAAATTTCCTTCTTTTTAATCTTATCCTCTTTATTTCCCGTTTGCTCAATATTCTCCGCAATAAACGCAGCCACCAAATCTTGACCCTGTCTGTACTTGTCACGCGCCGCCATCACCTCCGGACAATCTTCCACGTTTCCTTGATTTTCATACGCCAATTTTACAAGCATCGCCATAAATACATTCACCCAATTTGGCAATTTCTCCTCCAAGTCTTTGTCCTTAGGAAAGACATACGGAGTATTATCTTGAACAACCTCATTTTCATCCTTGAACTTTGACACGAAATCGCAAATACGAAATCGTCTCCAAGTGCCATCCTCCGTACTATTTACTTCAAATAAATTATTCGTGCAAACCACAAGCTTGAATTGAGGCACAAAAGTTTCCGTCTCGCAATATAATGCTCTCGCTTGAATCGGATCGCCACCAGTAAGCTCTTTCATAACTCCCTCATTCAAACGCCCTTGATCCTTTGTAGGCTCCTGCATGACTGCATATCTAACGCCCTTCAGTTGCATCACCTCCGATGAAGTTCCGCCGATTCCATTTCTCTTTTCCGTGACCAGTGTTACCGGAACTGTCGCCTTGTATTCACCAAACGACATTGACATCAATGTTGTAAGAATAGACTTACCATTGCTACCGCTTCCCCTATACACATTGAATGTTTGATTCTTGTTTCCGCCAATTAAGCAAGAAGCCAAATGGTTCCACATATACTTGTTGAGTGAAGGATTGGGAAATAGTTGCTCCATGAAGCGCAAGATTTGCTGAGAAATTTCTGAATGAAACTCCTTATCAAACTGCTCATAATTAATGTTTGTACATTTTGTAATATAATCTTGCGGATAACCATTTCGGAATTCCTTATTCTTGAAATCAAGCACTCCATTCTTAAAGCCCATCAAATACTTGTTCGCGTCCATCTTCTCCAAGAAATGCTTATCATAGAATAGAACCATCGCCTCACGAATAATATTGTTCTTTGTCGCCGTGTTCTTCAATCTTACAGAAACATCTGCAATTACTTTCAAAATTTTTCTTACTTCTTCGTGTCTCGGGTCATCATGCCCATAGTTTTCCTGCTCTTTTCGTATATTTTCCATTTTGTACTGATACAAATTATACATATCTCTGGAGATGATTGACCTAAGTGTTTCACCCTTATCAATTACCCATCTGTGACCCTTGAACATATACCAAGTCTTATTGATAATACTTGGACAAACGTACCGATCCTTCAACATCTCATAAAGTAACATCGCATAGTCCCAATCTGTCGGACTCGAAATCGTCTCGTTCAAGAAATGGTCGCGCGAACTATTTCTAATCTTCAGAAACTCTTCCGGCGACTCTTGCTTTGCCCAATACAAAATAGATTTTCTTGTGACGCCTTCTTTTGCTGACTTGTTAAAACTGCGTTTCCATTCTTTATATCTTTCCGGAATCTCAGAATAATCAAAATCAGACGCTTTACTTCGCAACATGATCCAAGACAAGAATAGCCTATCATCCGTATCTTTTAAAGCAAATGCAACTAGTCGATTCAGTAAATGACTTCCCGGTTGATAATACTTTTCTGGCAAAATCTGCGTATATTGGTGCGTCTCTTTTACATAATACTCATTTGGACCTAAACTTTCCATTATCTTGTCGATCGATTTTCGTAAAATATCTTCATTTGTTATTTTATCAATCGGAATATCCTCATCATCGTCTTCACACAGCAAATGAATCTTTGTCTTGCTTGACGATTTATTAACTTTGCTCGGCTTTATCGATTGTCTCTTGCTGTATTCTGGCATAATATCTTCAGAATACTCAAACTTTGGATGAGAATCATATTGTGCTGAAAGAAGTTTGAAATTTTTCTCAATATTAAACTCTTTTACCTTTCGCTCCTCCATCGAAAATTCTCCGTCAGAGATATCATACTTCATTGTCCAGTGCTCAGTTAACTCGTAACATTCATTTCCAGGTTTTCTTGAACCAAACATCTGCCAATTTGTAGTGCCTTTAGTGATGCCTTCATCCAGAACTGCATCCCACGTATTTATCAAAGGAAAATCCCAAACATCGCCAATTTTTTCCAAAATTTTCTCACGTAAAATCATCTGCATCAAGTGATCCATTTGAATTCCAATAATCATATGAATTCCGTCTTTAGTTAAAGATTTGTCTTCTAACCTATTTACATTTCGTTTTTCCATAATGTAAATATCAAACGGCATATTTTCTTCAAATTTTAAAATTTCCTTAAGTACTTCAAGATATAAAATTAGCATGTCTTGAATGTGTGTTTTTGTGTGTTGTCTTGACGTAACCTTATAGTCATAGCGAAAGTCCATATCGACAAGAATTGGGCCGATTTCAAGCTGTTTCTCTGTCAAATACTCTTTTTTCTTACTTACAAATACGTGCTCATAGTACAACCTCCAAAATGTTTCGAGCTCTTCTTTCGGTATTATGTAAGATCCTCCATAAATATTCAACTCTTTTGCCGGGATTCTTGTATGTGTTAATCCAAGATTCCCATTATCATTTTTCGCATTATGCTTAGCTAAAAACTCTTGTAAATCTTTGAAACGAGACGATGATGTCATTGTGATTATATTAACAAGATATAATATTTTATTTTTATTTCATTTTTTTTTTAAATCTGATAATATTTTTCATTTTTTGACATTTTAACGCAGTTATTTATATTCATTAAAACGGGTATAAAACTATTGCGATAATAATAGTAATATCTCAAAAATGAGCAAAATTATTGCGAAGGAATCTATAATGCGTCTTCTCAAAGACGTAAAACAAGTTATTCAAAGTCCATTGACAGATAATGGGATTTATTACGTTCATGATGATACTGAAATGTTGCAAGGCTATGCGATGATTATTGGACCATCAGATACGCCTTATTTTGGAGGATTTTATTCCTTCAAATTTAAGTATCCTTCAGACTATCCACATTCTCCGCCATCAGTGACATATTGTACAAATGGAGATGGAATTCGTTTTAATCCAAATCTATATAAATGTGGAAAAGTTTGTATTTCGCTATTGAACACGTGGCGTGGAGAGCAATGGACATCTTGTCAAACTATTAGTACAGTTCTTTTAACTCTTTGTACTCTTCTTTGCAAAAATCCTCTTCTCAACGAACCAGGTGTTGGTAAAAGTCATCCAGATTTATTGAAATACGAAAAAATCATCGAGTACAAGAACATTGAAATTGCGTTTATGCAAATGTTTCAAAGGAAAGTAGGTGTCTATCAAGAAGGATTCGAGATGTTTTACCCATATGTCAAAGAAAACTTTCTCAAAAATAGGGAAAAAATTTTAGAATTTTTAAAAGTAAAGGCGTCTGATCCTTCTCTTAAAGAAACTTTAATGACTAGTTTATATTGCATGAATGTGACTATAGATTATCCGGCATTGCTGGAGTCTTTATTGTCTGCCGAAAATAGTATTCATACTGATTCCCTCTTTTTACAAACAGCAACAACATAAGAAAATGGTTGAACAGAATAAAAAAAATTATTTAACGTATTACCTAAAAATGAAGGCAGATTTTTATTTTTAACATATCTTGTCATAAAGTGATTGTAATATGGTTCAATTGTTGTTTCTGTTATATCAACTAACTCTATCACATTTAATTCAGAAGATATTTGATCAGACCAGTCTTTAAGAGAGATTAAATTGTTTTTTGGTATATGAAGAAAGTTTGAATATATATAAATAAATAAATTTGTAAGTATCGTCGAGTTGTATGAATTTTTCAAAGTAATATCTGATATTACAAATATTCCATCGTTTTTTAGTATCTGATTTACATTTTTAAAAAATTTTTTACGATCTGGATAATGAAACGCAGATTCTACTGAAAAAATATTATCAAATGTATTTTTGCAATAACTTGATTCTAATTCCATTGCATCACAAATTTTAAATGTAATATTACTATTTTTATTTTTTTCTCTTGCGTAGTCTATTTGTTTTTCTGATATATCAACGGCGATAATTTTACAAGTATTATCTATTTTATTCAACCATTCTACGTCTTGCTCTCCGTAACCACAACCAATGTCTAAAATTTTCATATTTTTTTTATTCGAAAGTTGTGATTTTTCAAATAGAAAATTTACAAGATTTTTATTTGCTTTTATAAGATTGTTATTTTCTTCATCCCACATTCCATAGTTCATAAAAAAATTATTATTGCTTATAAACTGGATGTAGTTTTTTAAAAATTCATATGAAATTTTACCATTTTTTGTAAAATATTGATAAATTATAAGCTTGCATATAAGTAATAATAATACTATAATTATTAAAATACATATTATTACATTTGTAATAGACATTTTATAAATTTAACATTATTTTAATATTTGAATACTAACTTAACTATTTTTTTATTTCATTTAAAATTGAATTAAACAAATAATATATTAAATATAGTATAATAGTAACGATGCATTTTTGCTCTGTCTGCAAGAACATGTATTACATTCGAATCGATAGTGAAAATGTTAATAAACTCATATACTATTGTAGAAACTGCGGTAATGAAGATAAATTGTTAAATATCGACAATGTAAATGTTTCATCAACGCAAATTAAAAAAGCAGAAAAGTCTTTTGATCATATCGTAAATAAGTATACAAAATTAGACCCAACACTACCTAGAATTAGTAAAGTTCTTTGTCCTAATTCTGAGTGTCAAACAAACAAAAGTGATGTAAAAAGAGAAATTATTTACATTCGTTATGATGACGTCAATATGAATTATATTTATATGTGTTCAACATGTGATACAATATGGAAAACGGATGAACAGAAATAAATGTCTTTATTGTCCAGGGTAGTTTGTAGGATAAAATGTTCTTTTTAAGACATATAATATTGAAGATAAAAAAAAATCAAATGACCACGTTTTTTCCCCCGCACTATGCAAAAATTTTTTTTCTCTCAACCAAATATTACAAACATATTTTGTTCCGGAAATCACTTGACTACCTCCGTGAAGAGCTTTTGGATGCGTTTTTTTTTTATTAATGTCTAATGAATGAAAAAGTACACCAGTATTCTTGATTGGTTTTATTTCCATATTTAAATTCGGAAATGATGTTTCTCCCCCTTCAAAATTATCGTTTAAATAAATTAGCATCGTCAATGCTCGATTTTCGCCGCATACAAAAAAAAATGGATCCATTTCAATTACACTATCAAAATGTGGTTTGAAATAATCACCTTTTTCATATTTAACTACTTGCATGTCTTCTGAGTTTTCGAAACTATAGTTGTTATCGTCACATATCTTTTGAATAAGATCTTTTACAATAATATTATCTTTTGGTATCCACGTACTTTCACTTTTTCTAGAATCTATATCATCTGATAAACCAAGCGGATGATAGACACCGCTTTTAGAAAAACTACTTTTTGCATATTCTAAAATTTCTTTATTTTTCTCTTCTGTTATAATATTTGGAATTATTTTTGGATTGATATAATCAGATTTTTCGTCTGCTAATCCTAATCTTTCAAAAATATATTTTATTCTCCCGTAGTTTATAAATAAAAATAAAAATAAAACAAAAAAACAAATTATTATTAAAATCAATATTTTTAAAGTTTTATTCATTTATATTCAAAAACAAAATTATAAAAAAAAATATACTTAAAATTTTTGCTTTTGTATTTTACCTTTTAAATAAAAATTGAATAATTTATATTTAAAACTATCTTTAGGTATTATATTACGAAATGGATGAAACAGAAAATGGCGGATACTTTGATCCTGATTCGGAAGAGGAAGAGGAGAACTTTACTGGTGGCTCTGACTCAGAATCTGATATTGAAATAAAAAAACCAAAGATCAAAATTGGTGAAATTTTAACTGATGATGAAGAAGAAGGAGATGCAGATGCAGATGCAGATGCAGATGCTGATGCTGATGCAGAGGATGACGCAGACCAAGATGAAGATGAAAATGAAGATGAAGACGAAAGTGATATTGAAGAAGAACCAAAGTTAAAAGAAAAAAAAATTATTCCTATGGTTATAGATTCTGATGAGGAAGATGATGAAAATTACGATGATGATGAGGGTTATTTACAAAAATTTGATAAAGAGATTAATAATAACTACATTCTTAATATTCATCCGGAATGTAAAATTCACAACTATGATGAAATCTCTTGCCTTACAAAAATTATCTATAATAGTGACGGAATAGTTGTGGATCCTCTCCACAGAACAATTCCTATTTTAACAAAGTATGAAAGAACCCGTGTTCTCGGGCAACGCGCAAAACAAATTAACTCTGGCGCAAAACCCTTCGTAAAGGTTCCTGAAAATATTATTGATGGATATCTCATAGCGGAAATTGAGCTTTCTCAGAAGAGAATTCCATTTATAATTCGTAGACCAATGCCTAGCGGAGGTTCTGAGTACTGGAATCTTAAAGATCTTGAGTTGCTTGAATAATGGTAGGAGATTCCAAAAATACTTTATCTAAAACATCTTTATTTTTTTTCGCATCGTTATAACCATTATCGTACAAGTCAACGTAGCTATACTTTGACTTAAAAATAAGTCTTGCATATCCACCAAAAATATCTTTTTCGTAAGTTTTTCCCCACATTTTTGGAGAGATGTGAAAAACTGAATCTTTTATATTCAAATAGGGATAACTACTAAAACCACCATCAAATGCTATTTGATTATTGTATTTATTTGTGAATGATCCTGTTATCAGAGGTATATTTGAACTTGCGATGCAGCAATTAACGGCATCCTCTAAGTCAATAAAATCAGAAAAAATATTTGTCTGAAGACTTGCTCCTGTTATTGATGTAACTCCAATAAATAAACGATCCAATTCAAAATCTTCCGCTACATAGTTATTTAAAAACAACTCTTTTATTCTATATTGCGAGTCTTTTATTTTTTTTTCTTCTTCTAGATCCTCGTTGAGTAATTTTAACGATAAATCAATAGGGTCGTATTTGTATGTCATAAATAAAGAATTCCAGGCTCCCGCTGATGCACCAGAAAATATGAAGTCTTTAGTATTATAATTTTCTTTGATAAAACTGCACACCCCCAACATATAAAATCCCCGGTATCCACCGGGAGAAATTGTTATTAATTTTTTATCTTTGATTCCGTGATAGTTATTCAAGTATAAGCGCTTGGTTTCAATATCGTCAAAAGAAAATTCTTTTTTAATTTTATTTAGAATCAAAGACTGCGTAATATTTTTATTTTCAAAGCAATTATTCTTATAAGTTATTAGTTTTCTTGTAATAGAATTTGACATTAAATGAGACATTCTACCTACTATTTTTTTGGACAAAATATTATTCATTAATAAAATTAAATATACGTATAGAAAACAAGATATCATTAAATTATATTTATATATTGTATTTATATTAAAACAAACCTTTTTAATATAAGATATTTTTGTATCTTTCTTTAAATAAATATCTTATGGTATATTAACCATGACAAAAGTTACTAAAAAAAGACTACAAAAAAGAAATTTAACAAAAAAAAACACAAATAAAGCCATCATTTGTCGAAGTAGCTATACTCCGTTTGAATCAGAATATGGAAAAACTTTAGCAAAAGATATGAATGGGAAGTCAAGCAAAAAACTTATAAAAAATTTTTTAAAACAATTGTCTTATGAATATACACAATCTAAAATCACACCTCAAAACGATTTTTATACCTTTGTCAACTACAGATGGTTAACAGATAAAGAATCAGATTCTGTTGTTTTAGATAAACGTCAAAAATATATTACTCAAGTTGATAATTTTCGAATTGTTCAGGATCGTGTTTATTATCAACTTTTTGATATAATGAAAGACTATTGTAGAGAAAATCATAATAAGCTAGCAAGTTGTCTTAAAAATTTTTATACCGCCGCAATGAACTTGAATCCAATTGATAGCAGTAAAAAATATATACGAGATCATATTCAATTTGTTGATGAAATGCGTTCAGATGAAAAAAATATTTGGAAATTGCTTGGATATTTTAATAGAGATGAACAGATAAGTCACGGCGCGCCTTTTGTCTGGTCTATGAATCCGGATGATAAAAATACAAAAGTATATAGATCATATGTTGGTTCTCAAACTTTTGCTTTAGTTGACCTTTCAGTTTATTACGATGACGGAAAAGATGTAGCATACAAAGCAAAATATAGAAAAAATTATTTTGATTACTGCAAATTGTTATTTGACACTGCTCTAGGTCCAGGTCATGGTTTAGATCCTAAAGCTCCTTTTGAAGTTCAACAGGATTTATTTAATTCTTTCTGTGCAGAAATAAAGAACGATGAAGGATCATATCATCTTGTAAGTGCGGAAGAAGCTCTTAAAAAGTTTAACTTTGACTGGTATACACTATCAAAAGAAATTGGATTTGAAAAAACACCGGCCCATTTTGTAACAGCAAGTTTAAATTATCTCAAATGTGGAACAGAGACCATGTTAAAAAACTGGACTTCTGAAAAATGGAGAACTTATTGGATTTATATAAAAGTGAGAGAAATTGTCAGATGCACACAAAAATGGTTACCAAAAACATATGCCTTTTATGCAGGTAAGGAAAGAGGACAAGAAAATCTTGTAACTCCTGAAATTCGAGCTTCTCTTTATACAAGTCTTCCTTTCAACACCTTTTTAACAAATGAGTATGTTGATAAATATGAAGATAAATCTCAAATAGAATTTTTTGAAGGTATGTCTCGTGATCTTTTGGAGGTTTTTAAAAGAATTATTATGCGCAACACATGGCTAGAACCTAAAACAAAAAAATATGCACTTGAAAAAATGAACAAAGTAACAATTCTTATTGGTTCTCCCAAAAAATTAGAACCTGATCCACTTCTAGACTATAAATCTAACGAGTTTATTGGGAATCTCGATAAAATTAAAAAATGGAGGCTGGATCGTTTTATTAGTTTAGAAGGGAAAAAAATTATTGATATTCCTATGGTAGACTGGACACAATTTCCTATCAAATATACGGGAAATCAAGCATATATTGTAAATGCATCATATACTCCATCTAAAAACGGAATTTATGTTAACTTGGGATATATTCAACCACCTTTTATCGACTTAGAAAATAGAGGTATTGAATATAATCTGGCCCATCTAGGGTTTACACTGGCTCACGAAATGTCTCACGCTCTTGATGACTGGGGAAGCAAGTATGATGCAGATGGAAATTTAAACGACTGGTGGACATCAAAAGATAAGAAAAAATTTAAAGAAATTCAGAATGATGTAATAACTCAATACCATGACTGGGCGGCGAGAGATGGGATTGATTTTGATGCGGAAATTGGCGTTGGAGAAGATCTTGCAGATATTTCCGGTCTCGCCATTTGTGACGAATATTTACGCGATTTTCAGAAAAAGAACAAAGATATTGCAACAATACGTGCTATATCCTATGATGCATTTTTTACTTACTTTGCTTACCAACAAAGACAAAAAGTAACAAAGAAAGCGCTGGCAGCCCAGCTAAAGACAAATCCTCATCCACTTGATAAATACAGAACTAATGTTCCTTTATCTCGCTCTGATGTATTTCGCGCTAGATACAATATTAAACCTAAGGACGGAATGTATTGGCACAATACTAATACTATTTGGTAATACTATTTGGTAATACTATTTGGTAATTCGCTTTTTAACAGAAGAATTAGCAAATATGGTAAGAAACTATTGATACAAAATTGTCATTTCTAAAGAGAAGGAAAAGTTGTTTTCATTCAAATCTATAATGTCTCCGAATTTATCTATCAATCTTATTTGTAGTTTGTTTAAACGAACCGGACCTAGGTAGTCTCGTTGTTTAAAAATATACGGCGATGAAGTATCAAATAAAATATTGTAAAATGGTGTTGCTATTGCAACTCTCGCAATTATATTATTTCCTATAAACTCATTATTAGAGTTATTTATTGATGAAACAAAAGAATCTGCAATTTCATTTTGATTAAAATCGTTTATATCTAAAAATACATAGTTCTGTGTAGAAGAACCATACGAAGATTCACTTTTTACAAAACAATCACAGGTCATTGGATTGACAATATTTTTTATGTAATAAACTGCACTATCATCCTTTGCTACTTTATAATACGGCTTTCTGAAGCCTAAAAACCAACCCAGTGACTTGTACATCTTATTATTTTTATTATATGCCTCAAAATTTTTATAGTTATAATTGTCATATAAATCCATATTTTTCGGCATATTTTTATTTTCAGAAACAAAATCCAGAATAAAATAAAAGTCTGGAGAGTATCTCGCATCATTTATATCATAAGGTTTTGGTAAGTTTGATATTTCGTCTTCTTGTATCCTGGCGCGGATAATTGTTTTACAAGATACATCATCAATATCTACGAATAAAAATTCTAGTCCTTGTTGAATATTTTGAAAAAGGTTATTAATTGTTGAAATAAAAGCACTAGAACTATAGTTTCCGTCGGGTATTTTTATTACATGACTTATATCTTGTTGATCTTTCATATTAAATAAATGTATGATGAAATAGTTGCTATTATTTTTCTCTGATATAGAATACCACGCATTAGGCAGTTCTAAAGAAACGACTTTCATTGAAACCACATTTTTTAAATTTTCAGGTAAAGTCCACATAAAATCGCTGGGTGAGCTTCTCACGTAATTTTCACGAAAAAGCGAATCAATACAAACTACTTTGGTGATTGTTCTTTTGTCAACCGGATTAATAACTCCATCAGGAAACTCCCAATTATTTGTATATTTTACCGGGACTATTTTATTTCTGGTTATGTCGTGGTCTCCTCCCTCTAGTATGGACTTGCTTTCGTAAATTTTACTATTTGTTGGTGGAAAACTATTTGCTGGTTGTTGATCTACTTTTTTTTCCTTCAAATGGTCCAGTATTTTTTTTTTGGAAGACTTTAAAAAATATACAAAATTTCGTATTTCTTCATTTTTATTTACTTTATCTGAACACGAAAAAATAATATTATCAATATGTTCTGTCACTACGGACTCTGTTAACTCTGTCGCTTTTATGTGCAACTTTTCAATTAGCTCAGGAATACTATATTCATCTACATCAAACTCGTATGATTGTTCTCTCATTATACTAATCTATATTTATTATTTATTATTTAATTACATATAAACTTAATTTTTTCGTCAAATATATTAATGAAATTTCATTTGAATAATAAAATATACGGAATTTATTGGGATATTTATGACACATCTGACAATTTTATACATCATTTTGAAAAAGTCTATTCAGAACCTATGAAGTTGGAACAAATAAAAGAAATTATAGAAAAATTCAATACCCTTACACTAGAAGAAAAAAAATATATGAAAGCTCATTTTTGCACCTATTGTAGTAAAGAGTATTTATCATAATTTCGATTTCCAAGACTTTTTTACAAAACTCAAAAATGGACATTTTAAAATGTCCAAATTTCACTTTCCAAAATACTTTTGACTTTTTCAAAATCAAAAAATGTGAAAAAGTGAAATTGCAGCATATTCATTTCTTTTTTATTTTTCTCTGAAAAAAAACGTGATTGAACTTTTTTCATGATAATTTAGTTTTTTTTGGAAAAGGGTTTAGGCATTTTTTATGATTGCTATATATATCAATGATCAGCAATAAAAACATGCCGGAAAATGCCGGAAAATTTGAATGCAATATTTGTCTCTTCAAATGCAGCAAAATGAGCAATTATAACAATCATTTAATGACAGCAAAACATCAAAAAAGACAAATTAGCAATAATTCGTCAATGTTTAGCAATGAAAAACTGCTGCCTGATGCCGAAGTCTTTAAAAAATTTGTGTGCGAATTTTGTCAAAAATCCTATAAAGATAATAGCGGGCTTTGGCGTCATAAGAAAAAGTGTCAAGAGAAAAATAAACAAGACAATGATTTAGTTATGCTATTATTGAAAGAAAATCATGATTTTAAACAGATGATTGTCGAGCAAAATAAGCAAAATCATGAATTGCAAAAACAAATGTTAGAACTGGCGCAAAAACCAACTACAACAATAAATGGAAATAATAATTGCAATAATAGGTTTAACTTGAATGTATTCCTGAACGAAACTTGCAAGGATGCAATGAATATTACAGACTTTGTTAATTCTCTCAAACTCACTCTCCAGGATTTGGAAAAAACGGCAGAGGTTGGATACATAAAGGGTATTACAAATATAATAGTGAATGGACTAAATGAGCTTGATGTTTGCAAAAGACCTATTCATTGCAGCGATATAAAGAGAGAAACATTGTACATCAAAGACAATAATGCATGGGAAAAAGAGGATCAGGAAAAGAAGAAAATAACTCGTGCAATAAAGCACATTTCAATACGAAACGCAAAGCAAATAAGTGAATGGACAAGGGAAAACAATGGCTATAATGATTCATCAAATAAGAAAAGTGACAAATACTTAAAAATTGTATCGGAAGCAAATGGTGGAGAGCCTGAAGAAATAAATAAGATTATTTCTAACATTTCGAACAAAGTTATTATTGATAAAAACTCGCCCGATAATTAGTTTCATATATTAAGTATTAAAACGTTTTCGCACATTTAATATATGAAAGCTGCTCTGTGTTTTTTAATAAGTTACGATCATTCATTAAACAAAGAAGAACTTTGGAAAGAATGGATCGAACCGAATAAAGACATTATAAATATTTATTTCCATTATAAAGACTATTCAAAAATTAAATCTCCTTTTATAAAAAAACACGCACTTCCGATAAAAAGTATCCAACCTACGTCTTATTTTCATGTTGTTCCGGCATACTTATCTCTTTTGTCTTTTGCCCAATCTCAGTCTAGAGAGAATGTTTGGTTTATTATGTTAACTGAATCATGCGTTCCAATCATTTCTCCTCATAGATTTCGTAGGCTTTTTTTTGAAAATCATAAGAAAAGCATTGTAAATTGGAAACAGGCATGGTGGAATATTGACTTAGTAAAACGCGCAAACTTGCGCTGCATCAAATTAGAGTATCATTTAGCAAACGACCCATATTTTGTCTTGAAGAGAGAAGACGTGTCTCGCTGTCTGGAATTTCCTATGTATAATAATAGACTTTTCAAAATTATATGCGATGGCGGGGTAGCAAACGAAAGTATTTTTGCTATCATATTGTATTCCTATAAACAACTGGATTATATTATAAAAGCCGCAACTCATGCGGCAGACTGGATACGCACATCAAGTCCTACTAGTCCACATATTTTTATGGAGGGCGATGAGAAAGATGTTACATTTATTAGTGATTTTCTTCGCGAAAATAAGTATACAATGTTTTTGCGAAAAGTTCATTCAAGTTTTCCCGATGAAATTTTATGTAAGTTTACGTCTAGAATTTTACCAGAAGATTCAAATAGCTTCAATATATATTGGAATTTAAAACATAAACTATATTTTTTTTTATTTTTGCTAGTATCTTTTCCAATACTATATTTTTTAATTGCAGAAAATTAAGGTTGATGTTTTTTGTTTCTATGTTTTCTAGTATATTTTTTAATTTTGTCTCTGTAAAATCTAGTTACTTTTCCTTTTATTTTTTGCTGATGTTTGATTGTTTGTTTATTTTTTCTTGCCTTTTGCTTGAGTGAACCACCCGCACCCGCACCAGAATTATTATCTATTTTCATAGGTGTGTCCAGCCCTAACCCTAACCCTAAATCTTTTTCTTTTACGGGAGTTTCTTGAGTTAATTCGGCTTCTTCTGGAGGAACTGAAGGAATATTTAATGCATTTCCACCTCGATCAGTAATAATAATGTTACCGGTTTCAATCAAAAAAGCAAAGCACCTTTTTTGAAAAGATTCAATAGACTCAATACTATTTTTATCTATATCAAATAAAGAAGGAATATTGATATTTTTTATATAGTTTATAAAAATTTTACTATTAAGAATTTTTTTTGCATCTTCATCTTCATCGATGGTTTTACTTTTAGATCCTGAAATATAATTTCGTAATGAGTCATTCAAAATAGCAATTGGAAGAAATTCGCTCTTTGTCATTCCAATTACTTTTTCACAATAAGAGTTTGCATCTTCAGCGCCCTTACCTAAATCCTGAAGTTTATCCAAAGTTTGCACTCCTTGTTTTTCTGCAGGAGAAAATTCAAAAACACTCGACTGCGTAGGAATAGAAAATTTTTGATTTTGATTTTCACCACCTCGCATTTCATAATCCATGTCATAAATATTGCCACTAATTAATAATTCTTTTAATCCTTGTCCAATAATGAACGCGACCGCAATATCAATCCTTCTTCTAGAATCGTACGACTCACGTAATATATCGCGCATTTTGATAAGATAGTCTAAGTAATTTATGTATATTTTATAGTCGAGTGATTCATCTATATTATCATCTGCCGCAACTTCATTTAGAGCTTCAGCTATCATATAAATAGGAATCATAGGATGAAAAAATTGAACGCCGTCTTTTAATAAATCGTTAATTGATTGAGATGAAGGTTTAATTTGTAGTTGTTGAGCTAGCTCATTAAGTGCCGCCATTTTTTCGAGATCTTCGTTGAAAAGAGGAGAGCCACCTGCCATAGGTGGTTCCGTATCTATTTCGTTTAACATTCCCAAAACAGATGTATTATTTTTGTAGTCAATTAATGCATTTAATAAAACATATGTCGCATCTTTTATGTTATTTTCAAAATTGCTTGTTATAATGTAACCAGAGTCATTATTAACAAGTCCTGATAATGCTTTTGCAGTTTGCGATCGTGTTTGAACTGCACCACCACTTACTATATCGGTACCTTCAACTGCTCCTTCATCTGCTTCAGAGTTAATTGTAGTTGCTTCACTATCTAATTTTCGTTCATTTTCTACATATGCGGACGGAATAATCGAGCTTATAATAGAATTTAGATACCTTGCAGCAGTTCTTGTTAAAATATTAAGCCCGATTGTGTATGCGCTATTTTCACTTGTAATAACTTCATCTCGCAGCAAATTATAATCGGAAGAAATAGACATTATTTCTGTTATTTTCATATCAATATCAGGTATTGATTGAATTTTTGTATTAGTTGTTATCAAATCTGTGGATATTAGTTCTTCGTCTAGCGGCGGAGCAGGAGGCATAGGGCTTATTTCAGACGAGGGAGGTGAAGGAGGCTCTCTATCTTTCTCAGTTATCACTTCAGGTTCAGGTTGGGCTATCGGGTAGCCAAAGTTCAAGAAAACTTCTGCACAAAACCCCTTCGCAACAACAATAAACTTTTCTCCGCGACCAGGATTAATAGGATTTGCAATATTTCTAATATTTTCTTTCAATATGTCATTAGAAATAGAATCTAATCTGTTTAAAATTTTTCCGTAAGTTTGGGTCAAGTATATTTTTATCTCGTTAGAAAGCGCATCTAGTTCATACAAGAAAGAATTTTTATCAGATTTATAAGAAGTATCTCCTATAATTTTTTTAAAGGCATCCCATACTCTACTATTTCCAATTGTATTTGACCAAGACCAGCCGTTTGCAAGTTTGTAACTTGCCGATTTTTTTATTGTTGCTATAGTTCCATCAAAGTTTATCATTATTGAATTTCCCTCAGCGGAAGTGTCTTGGTTAATGTATTTATTTATTGTTTCGGCGCAAGAGTTTACTTTTGTCATAAGATTTTCATATAAATCAATTATTCTGTTAGTATCACCATCTTTTAAATTTCTTATCTCGTCTGCCAAAGGAGATATTTCATCGTATAGTTTTTGTATATCTGGAAAATGTAGTAATAAAAATTTTTGTAGAAAACAAAGAGAAAAAAGATTTCCTGTAAACTCGGAAAATATATCTACATTAAAATCTGATCCCTCAGAAAAAAGAGAAGAATACTTAGGATCGATTTTTAGTTCTTTAATTTGTGATGTATAAGTAGTAATTATATTATTACGAAATGCGGTATATTTTTTAACACTATTTTCATAGTTTATATAATTTACTCTATACTCGCCTGCCAGAGTAGCAGAATCTGGACCACTAATACCAATATTTTGATAAATATTTTCTACGCGTGCTTGTTTTAAGGCTAGTATTTCAGCTTCTCTAGCAGCTACAGCCTCAGGAGAAGCCTCTTTAAATATATAGACAGATTTTGTTTGCGCGTGAGTATAAATACATTCGACGCCACATAAAAGAGCAAAAGCGAGAGCAATTCTATCATGTGTAACAAAATAAACATCAGAAATTTGCTTTTCAATATTTTGGATTGTGGGTCCTTTTTGAGGAATATACTTAAGTTTTCTACTTTTGATGAGAAGACAAGCTAAAACTTGAAGCCAGTCTCCCGAGCGTTTTTGTTGAAATTTTGTGTTGAATAAAAAGATATTTTTATTTTCATCAGAGGGTTTTGTCTTTACCAATAGTTTTATGGTATTAATAAGAATCGCCTTTAAAAAAGTAATATTATTTTTCTTTTTGCTGTCTGTAATAGTTTCACTATTTTTGTTTCCACTTTCACTAGAACTAATGACTAAATTTGTTGTATAATCTATTTTTTTTCCTTTTTGATTGACTTGTAACTCGGATAATTGAAAATTATACTTGGTAAAAAATTTTTTGTAGTTATCTGATAATCTATTTTTCATATTTTCTCCGGAAAACTTTGTATCGAATAAATAATTATAGTTTAATGATGGGGACTCATTAGAAATACAAGGCAATAAATTTATACCACCAGAAGCTCTAAAAACCGCAGAATCAATTGGTGTTTTACCTGCTGGATCGTTGACAACTTCAGGAACATAGGCGTAGTATATAGTAATTGGATTTCTTCCTGCATCACCACTCTTTAATATATCTAAAATACTTACTGCTGCCGCATCTATAACAATTGCAGAATTATCTTTTATATCTAATGCATCAATAAATTCTTTGGCTTCAACATACTCTTTATTTCCAGTTCTTTTACTTCCAGAAGCAACTTTCATAGATTTTACAGAGTACTGCGTTCCGTTGATGGTTGTAATCTGATATGGGGCTGTTAGACCAGGTATTTCTTTTTGCCCTTTACATTTACCAAGCAAATAATCACTATAGTCGCAACTAGGATCAGGACATGTTACTACACTTGAAAGGGCGGCTCCTTCATCTGCAAAAGATCCAAGGCTTGAAACTCCGGTAGGAAGACCAGCAATATATTGCGCTTGATTTTCTTCAATAATTCCTTTAATTCCTGATATTGGAGTGTGAAAATCGTGCCAAGAGTCTGCAGCAGATTTATTTGCTAAAACGTCCTTGAGTTGTTTCGCGGTTAAAAAAATATTAGATTCGCTTGAAGGCAACGATGCACTTTTTTTTGATTTTGACATAATTTAACTATATTATAAAGATATATTTATTATTAACATTTCCATCTATTACCACAATCAATGCAAGTTACAAAAGTTGTCATCGGCTCATCTGCTGATCTTGTCTGCATTTGATAGTATGTGCATTTATTAGAGTGACACTTTCTACACTTAAAAGTATCAGTTGCTGCTTCAATATTTGTCTCAAACTTATACTTGTCGCGCTTGATCTTGGCTTGAATAAGTGTATCCCATCTGTCATGGTCAAGCTCCTGATGTGTCATAAAAGCAATAGTATGCGCCTTAATTTCACCTTTTTCTAGTTGCTCTAAAATATAAGAGTTTAAATTTAAGTAGACGCTTCGTAACCTGTCTACATATAATTGAACAAAGTATGGATTATCCCACTTTTTGATAACCTTTCGATTGCCCGATTCTTTCAAGGAATAGTTGTAAATTCCTTTTTCCAAGTTAAGAGAGTGTTTTTCATTTTTCAAAGTTTCATTCAGCTTTGCACAAACATTTTTTCTAAAATCTTCTGGATTAGAGATTTTTCTCATAGCCTTATATGGTTTAAACATTAAAATGTATTTAAATCATAATCAATTTTATTTCAACCTTTAAAAAAGGTTGAGCCAAACCTATTTCAACCTTTAGAAAAGGTTGAGCCAAACTTTTTTCAATCTTTTTCACAGCTTGAATCATACTCATAGTCTTCTTCGCTCAGCTCTGATCCAATATCTACTACAAGAAGTAAATCATCGATATCGTTTACTGCCGGTTCACTTGCTTCTTCGCTATCCTCTTCGTCTTCATCTTCATCCTCCTCGCTATCATAGCCATCTTCTCCGTCGCTATCTACAACGAATCCATCTTTAAGATATCCGTCCTTTGTCTTCATTTCTGCTGGAACATTCTCCAATTCATCTTCCTCCTCTTCGTCCTCAACACAAGTTGCCGTCAAATCCTCAAACCCACCGAATAACTTTTCATAAATTTTTTCCCACAAAGGAATTGTCAGATTGCACGGAGTTCTAGCACCATCTTCTTTCTTAAGATATGCTACAAGAGCGCAAGAACCAAAAAACAGCTTTGTATCAACCGGGGGAGGAAAGTCGTACTTATTTTCACTATTTGCCTTTCCTTCAGTCTTAGAATAAAGAGCAATTAAGTATCGTTGGCCATCCATCTTAGAAGACCATTCAGTTTGCTTTTCAAATCCGTCGCTCTTCTTAAATCCGCACTTTTTATATAAATCTTCTTCTTTGTAATCTTTCACATTTAATACTTTTAAAGTTCCAGATTTATCTACAATAATTATTGCTAGAGTCTGCGACATTTTTATAATTCATCGCAAATAGGTTTAAATAGTTTAATGATAATATATTATTTATGCGGATATATGCAGAAGACTTGGAACCAAAAAAAATAACTCGCGAAAAGATTGCAAAATTACAACAATATTACTTTTCAAAAAATGATTTGATTGAGGTTTTTTCTGAAAAAGGCATGTATTTAGTAGAAAACTCTAAGCTCTGGAAACTAGTCATGACAAATGATAAAATTACAAAAGTTTTAGAAGACGGAGTATCTTTTTTTATAGACGAGACGCATATTGAAAAAAAGGTGCATTCTCAACTTCCATTTGATAATCATAGTATTAAGAAAACAATTTTTACATATCAGACAAAAAATGTCCGGCTTGTAATTGAAGGATATTATGAAGAAAACAGAGTAACTATTCTAAATATAGATAAATTAGATAATGATAAGTCGGATATATATAAGAATTTTATTGTATCAGATTCATATTTTGAACTAAAACATAAAAATTTGAACTTTAATAACGTTGACGTCAAAAATGAAATAAATGTGTTTTTATCGTTGTTATACTAATATCAGAATAATATAAGTATGTTATCTTGGATTATTCAAATTACATTAATATCAATTATTCTAATCTTTCTAGTGCATCATTTGATACAATTTTTCAAAGATACACTTACAATTCCTAAAGTGAAAGATTTAGTAAACACACCAACAAAAAAATACGAAAGTATGTTTTTAGCAATGAAACAAGGAAATGAAAAAATAGTATATCCAAAACAAGATGAAAATTATAAAAATAGTTTACTTCCGCAAATAAACGCAGGCGTGGATAATGAATCAAATTTTGATGTGACTTCTATGAAGAATGAATTGAAAGATTATCTTAAAAGTCAAAATAATGGGCAAATTGTAAGTAGCAGTAGTAAAATATCAGATTTAGATTTGAACTTTATAAATTCGACTCAGTCAACTAATTGGTAGTAGATATATAATTTTACAAAAGACATAAAGATAAACAAAGGATATTAGATAATGGTTTTGGATAATTACGAAATTTTAAGAGGATTTCCAAATATAAAACTTTCTTATGAGAATATATCGCATAAGAAAGTTTTCGATTCTGATTTTGTTATGACAATTCCGGAGGGAAAGAGATGCTTTGCTTGGTTTACTTGCCATAAAAAGCAGGATGTATGTTTCATATTGGAAATTGAATCAAATAAAGGAATTTCTTCTATAAAAATTGTAAATGCTTGCTTCAACGAAGAGTTATGTTATGGAATTGGAACAATTCTTTATGGTACTATGTTCATACATAATAATAAAAAAATATTTAATGTCCAGGATATTTTTTATTACAAAGGAAAGATAATTGAAAATACGAAATATAAATTTGAAATATATGAAAATCTCTTTATAAGAGACATTAAACAGGTTCTATATAATTATAATTTTGTTTTATTTGGCTTGCCGTTAATTTCAAAAAATTTTTCTGAATTACTGCAAAAAATAGAAATGTTACCATATCCTGTTCAATACATTCAACATAGGTATTTACATAAACAAGAAATTCAAAATGTGAAATATATAAAACCAAATAGTAATTATACTTCGCGAATAGAACAAGGTAAGAGTGCAAGAGATTATAGACAAAAAGAAGCCGTTTTCAAAGTGAAGGCGGAGTTGCAAAATGACATTTATAATCTATATACGCGTGATAAGGCTTCGGGAAATGATGATTTTTTTTATGAGATTGCATATATTCCAGACTATAAAACAAGTGTTATGATGAATAAGTTGTTTAGGAAGATAAAAGAAAATGAAAATTTGGATGCTCTGGAGGAGAGTGATTCTGAAGAAGAATTTGAAAATGAACGAGCAGATAAGTATGTATTTTTGGAAAAGTTTTATTTTATGTTTTGCGCTTTTAATAATAAATTTAAAAAATGGGTTCCACTGCGTTTAGCAAATAAAAACGAAAAATTAGTAGAAATTTCGATGTTGTAGCAAAGTTAGTATTAAATAAGATAAAAATAAAAATAATACGTTAATATAGGTAAAATGAGTGCAGGAACAGATGCTTCAAACTTTGGCTATGGAAATATGAATCCTTTTGTCGGGAATCCAAATTTGGTAAATCCGGATAATTCTCATTACTCTGGAGGTTTTGGCAGCAATGAATCTCCTGCGTTTGGTAAGTTTGGTCTTCCTGGTGCGGTGTATAATGTAGATGCGGCTAAAGGTTTTATTCCCGGAGTTAGTTTAAGAGGAGGGGGCAAAAAAATGAAATATAAAATAAAAAATATTACTAAAATGTATAAAAGAATGAAAGGAGGACGTAAAACATTTAAGAAGCGTGTTTCTTCTATGAAACGAAAAATTATGTCGCGCTATCATAAAAAAGGAGGAAAATCAAAGCGCTATGGTAAAACAAGAAGAATGAGAATGAGAGGAGGAATGCTTAATTATCCAGCCGGTTATTCTCAATATCAGAATAATGTTCCTATGACAAACTCTTATTCTCTTGGTGGAATTTTAGGTGCCAAAGATTTAGGGTTAGCAAATCCCCCGCCTTACACAGCACTTTCAAATTGCACAAACTGCGTAGATAACTACAATCACTACACGAACTCTGGTTTCCCAAGTAGGGGGTCATTTTAAAATAAATATCATGGTAATTGATTTACTATGACATTTATCTATTGGAACAAATATGTGGGGTAATACCATTGCGGATTATAAGGAGGATAATATCCATAATAAGGATAATCTAGGTAGCCATATCCACCTCCGCCACCGCCTCCAAGGCCAACACCACCATAATATCCTCTACTTCCATATGCGTAACCACGACCAATTCCGTATCCACCACCGCGTCCGATTCCACCTCTGTGTCCTCCCATTCCAGCGCCGTGACCTCCGCCACCACCACCATGACCTATCATTCCACCGCCGTGACCTCCACCGGCACCGCCGCGACCTCCGCCACCACCACCATGGCCTCCGCCACCACCACCATGACCTTCAACAATTTTCGGCACAAGTATTGCCGTAGCAGCACCAGAAATAATCATGAATATTAAAAAGTATAAAAAAAAACTATAATTTTTCATTCGATATATTAACAACTAAGAAATTATTTTTTAATTTTAATTAAACACTTTCCTGGAAGAAGATCTTTTTCTGTAGTTTTATTTGGTTTTTCTTTTTTAGAAACAGGATCATAAAGAATTTCCCAGTTTGACGCATTTTCCAAATACTTTGCATTTGTAGTGTGAGTAATTTTATAATTTTGTTTTTTATAAAAGGCCCTTCTCTTAATCCATTGCTTTTGAAAAAGTTCGTGTCCATCAATTATATCAACTACAATAGGCTGGCTATGTTTCTCGCGCAAAATTCTTCCGACAGACTGCTCAATATCTGTTTTAGGTGTGGCCATAATAAGAGTTGTAAGAGTTTTTATATCTAAAGCTTCGGCAGCCATGGAATAGGTTGCAATGACAATCTTTTTGGTTTCACTTTCTTTTAATGCAGCTTCTTTCATTCCGCCAATATAGTATCCAACACTTCCTCCAGCAATTAATCTATGAGAAACTGCGTCAAATAAGTACTTTAATAAACACTTATTGTGCGCTAAAATCATAATTTGCTGACTCGGATTCTCTTCAGTCATGTCTTTCAAAATACGCAATATAAATTCTGATCTAGAACTATAGTTGCATAATTTAGTAATCATTGTACTAAACTGCGGATTACCGCGAAAATCGTATTTTATTTCATTAAATTCATCATCATTTACTTTGTAGTCAATTGCTCTAACAACAACGTCAAATTCGGCATCACGCTTTCCTTTATATACAACATCTCCTAAAAACATTTTGAATACTTTTGTTGTTCCGTCCTTTCGGTTCATAGTTGCAGAAAGACCTAGCATGTACTTGGTAACAATCTTAAAAAGTGCGCAAGAGAACACTTCGCTAGATATATGATGAACCTCGTCGATAACTGTAAGACCAAAACTATCAAACATAGTTTCTGGATATTCTTTCATAGAAAGAGACTGCAGCATCCCAATAACAATATCTTTATCTTCAATATCAATAATCTGACCTTGAATTTTTCCAATTCTTGCCCCAGGAAGAAATTGTTCAATTCTTTCAATCCATTGATTCATAAGAAATTCTTTGTGAACAATAATTAGTGTTTTTTTTTGTAATTTGGAAATAATATTGATTCCCATTACAGTTTTCCCTCCACCACAGGGAACTTCGAGCAAACCACCTCCATAATTATTTTGATTTTCTACGTGTGTCAAGTAGCCTTGTACAATTTCTTTTTGATTTTCTCTCAAATCTCCATTAAACGAGACATTTATATCCAGTCCTTCTAAAATTTTATACTCTTTTACTGGTCCGAACATCTTCTCACCAAAATATCGTGGGACATAATATTTTGAAGGAGACTCGCGATAAGCAGGAAACGTTATAGCCGTATTGTTTGCTGGAGAACCAGGAACAAATGGTTTGATCGTAAGTTCTTCCCGAACCATATATTGTTGTTGAAGACTTAGTTCATTTTTTAAAATAGTATAACCCTTTTTCCCTAAATATGTATTTAGCATTGTATTGAAATCTAAACATGAGATAATTTTCTATTTTTATTTCAATTTTATATTGATATATCAACGTTTAGGTTGTTTGGTAGAATGAATATTAGAGATCTTTTACAAATAAAATCTAGCATTATGATATATGAATAGTTTAACAGGTTTATTTAAAAAACAAAATGTCCCCCAATTAATGTTAGCAATTGTATTTATAATTTATTTGATAATGGGATATAAAACTCCTGAACCTCTCGCAAATTTAATCGATACACTTCCCGGAAAAATAGTGGTAGTTTTAATTGCTCTTTGTCTCTTTACATGTGTTCACCCAGTTTTAGGTGTTCTTGGCTTGCTTGTGGCGTATGATTTACTTCGTAGGTCTGGAGTAGAAACCGGGATTGATGCTCTTGAAAAATATTTACCTACCCAACAAAAAGTTGATTCTCAATTTACCGCGTTCAATCAATTTCCTTATACTTTAGAACAAGAAATGGTGAAGAAAATGGCTCCTTTGAATAAATCAAATGAATTTTATGGAGGTCCAGGAGAAAATTATAAACCAGTACTAGACAAAACGTACGATGCGGCATATATTCATTAATATATTACACTATTTCAATTGACATTTACACCCTTGAAGATTTAAAATGGGACAAAACCCACTAAAAATCAAAAAGGTTTGCCCTTCACGGAGCATGTAAATTTTGGTTTTACTGGTTCGTCCAAACCAGTTGATAAATTCTTGCTTCTTGATAAATAATTTGGTCTTGTTTTGTTATTTATCGCATTATAAGCAATCTTATA